AATTAAGCAACGCTAAAGGCGTTGCTTAATTTAAGTTTTCTATCGGTTGTACGTAGGCTGACGATATTTAAGCAACGGCTTTGCCGTTGCTTAAATTCGGAAAGCCACGGTAGAATTGCTTTATTTTGATTTCAAAAAAGGGTCACGTACATTTAATAAAGGCGGTGCTATTCGAATGTGCCAACAACTTTTAGAGTCAAGACATTACTCTGGAGAAGTTTTAATCATTGATAGTGATATTTATTTACCTGATACTTTCTCAACTATATTTTCTAAATATACAATACATGATGATACACTATTTTCCCCAAAGCAAAGAAATGATTTTTATAGTTTCAAAAATTTCAAGACAGGTCGTATTGATAAAATATACCACAGAAATCATTTTTGGGACGGTTTTTTCACTTATATAAATACAATAAACGATATTTGTACAATGATAGCATTACCGTAGAGAACTGAATTTAAGCAACGCCTTTGGCGTTGCTTAAATTCAGTTCTCTATCGGTCGTACGTAGGCCGACGAAGTTTAAGCAACGGCTTTGCCGTTGCTTAAATTCGGAAGGCCACGGTAGTGCAGCAAAATGCGATGATGATTTTGTTTTACTATTTAGAACAAAAATTAAAATAAATGAGTTAATAGTAAGTCATTTAGGTCGTGATGGTGTAAATTGGAATTGTCGAAAAACCTGTGATTTTGAAATATAAAGACAAATGAAAAAATAAACATAATGGTTTACAAAACCCTTGTTTTTAGTGGTGGTGGCACACGCTGCCTTGTGCTTGCGGAGTTATTAGTACTGTTGGAGCGTGATGGGCATTTATTAGAAACCACTAAATATTACGGCACAAGTGCGGGTGCTTTATTAGCAGCACTTTATGCTTTATGTCGTGATGCTTATCGTACAAAAACAATATTATGGGCACTTGATTTTGCAAGTTTTCGCAATGTTGATGTTGCTAACTTGCTAAATTTCATGAGTACTTGGGCTTTGGACGATGGGATTGCACTTCAAACAAGTATTGATAATTTGTTTGAGCAAGCTTGCTGCGGAGGTTCTTCACTACTCCTCCGTGATGTACCAAGCCTTCATATTTGTGTTGCAGATTTGACAATTCGTAAGACTCTTATTTTGAGTGCTGACAATTACCCAACAATGCGCGTTGCAACGGCAGTACGCGTAAGCATGACCTTACCCATTTTTATTAAACCGTTTATTTCACAAGAGGGGCATCTTTGGGTTGACGGTGGCGTGCGTGCTAATTTTCCTTGGTTTTGTGTCCATGAAGCACTGCGTGCGGAAGCACTAGGGCTTTGTTTTGCACGAAATAATTTTGAATCGCCACAGAATTTAGGTGAATATATACTTTCTATGATTCATTTCGACGAATCAAAGGAAGAAAAGGTGCCTTATAGTGATAAAAATATAATTTGCTCAGCGGTACCTCCATTTCCCGCATGGTTTTTACGACTACGGAATTCAGATTACGAACTTATAATTAGACTTGCACATGCGGCATATGAAGATTGGAAAGCACGACTTATTAAGACCGTGCCGCAGGACGATTCAACGCATCCTCAAGAAAACTGCGGAATCCCGCAGCCGTCCGCTCTCCTTCATACGTCTTCACCAACTTGCCTTCTGCGTTATACAGCTCCACCGTTGGATATCCCTCGGGTTTCCCCAGCACCTTCTCGGGATTCTTTTCCGCATTTACCGCCTCACAAATCACAGATTGTCCGCCGATGGTCATTTTAGGCTCTAATTTATCAAATTCTGGTTTGGCTGCGTGGCAGTGAGGGCACCAGTCCACATAGTACATATGGAATTTATAAGGGTTAGCGGTAACATAACTTGCTTCAAGGCCATTGTTTTCAAAGCCCTCATATTTTACGCTGCGTGCCCAAACAAAAATGAGTAGTACACCCACAACAAAAAGGACATAAGGTAAGTGGGATTGTTTAAAGGGTAATTTGTTGAACATTTCTAATTAGGGTCTAGAATGATTGTACGCGGCGGGAAACTAATTCCGTGGATATTGCGGCCGCCATCGGATCCTTCTTGGTCATCAGCAGATTGGGCTCGAGCAGCGACGCTTGAAGCAAGATATGCAGCTCTTGGTGTACGGGAGGAAGAACGTCGCCGATTAGTGCCGTGTGCCGTGGTGAAAGCACGTTGGCCGGAGACACGTTTTACGGTGGCAATTGAAGAACGTTTAGCGTCGTTGCGAGCGGGATGATTTGCGTCGCCGAGTAGTGCTGCGTCGCCGAGTAGTGCTGCGTCGCCGAGTAGTGCTGCGTCGCCGACGCTTTCCACCATAATGATAATCACGGCCCCAATGGGGGTCGTGGGACAACATTTGCTCTGGAGTCACTAAACCGGCTATTCTATCGGTGCGAAATAATTGTACTCGACCTTCTACCTCTAACCATAACTTACCTGGGCAGTAATATTTGAATGTCGCTATTTTGCCAGCAGGAAGCAGTTCATAACCATAATTATCATTTAATGGATATTCTAGTTCAAACTGTATATCCTTTGGAAATGGTTGAGGATAACTACATCCGTCAAAACCTGGTAATGTAGTACGCCAATCAGCAGCCATTTATAACTAGTATATATATTTTCCTACACGACGCACTTTAAGAGTTTTACGTGCTGTTGATTTTTTGGATCTACATGTTTTAACACGTTTACTTCGTTTCGATCCACAACCGCTACTAAATATGCTAAGTTCCGCACAAAGGCCTTTAAATGAATCGTGTGGAAGATCCTCTTTCAAGGCAACGCACATTGCCTTTTCAGCTGCGTAGAGCCACGCTGTTATAGCTTTACGGCCTTTTTGAAGACTCGGGGCGGACGGAACAACGCGGCTCCACGCGTCACGCCACGTTTTGAACGGAAGCACTTTAGGAAGTGCCGCCCACCAATTAGCCATATACGGAAGTCGCTCCTCGCGGCTTATGACAGCCCAACGATTTCGGAGTTGAGGTGTTGTAAGTGCTATTAGCGGCGGTGCACCCGCCATTGGAGCAGTTTGTACAGATGGGCATGGAGTTGTATATGCCACACTGAAAAGAAAATCCCAACCAACCATGCGTCGCTTTACACACGGTGCGGCTAGCCAATCTTTATAACGTTTTTTAACCGTTTCCCAAGATGGATCGGCTGTTTTCAGAAGTTTTTGGTCGCGTAACTTGCCATTTACGCGATTATGAATACGATACAACCAATGTGCGTAATCGGCCGCTTTACTTGGAATTGGATCGGCCGTATAGTAATCAGTTAAAGAAGCCCTGCAAAACTTACAAGGTAGTACGTATGTTAAGTTGCTAAAAAATTCGTGTAATGGAGTTGCCGGCAGTGAAGGTGCGGCGTGTGCTACTAAATGTAGCAAACGCCAACCACTTGGACCCCAAAATCGCGTGTCCATTCTTATTTAGTGTTGCGGTTAAATATGATTGCGTACATATAATGCGTAGTAGCCAAAAATGACTAGGAAAGCATAAAGAAGAATTTCACACGCCGATGATTTACAATACATAGTTATAACATGTGTAGCGATGCCCCACATACCAATCCAAATCAAGATGGTTAGGAAGGTTTCTTCCATATGATTACGAAGCGGCGATTCCATTTAATGCGGCTTGTGTTTTTTTATATAAATCATCCAGAAAACCCAAATCCTCCGAATTATAACAGTGAATATTGCGCTCATACTGTTTAAGAGTTTCAGGCAAAGTTTTTACAAAATTAGATAAATCAAAAGACTGATTATTCCAATCACCAACTAAAATAACAGAAGTTTGTTTACCTCGCAATAATCCAAATGCCAAAAGAGCACCTAACTCACCATCAGGGTAATCGCGTGTTTTCAACATCCATCGTAAGTCGCTAAATTTTGGCGTTTTTATATCAATGATTTTGCTTTCTGCAAAACGTCCATTTGCTTGATAAATGACTTTCTGTTCAGTATTGTAAAGTTTCCATGGCTTTTTTGGGTCGTATAAATCAATAGGAATTCTTACAGTCTGCGGAAGGCTAAGATTTGCATCCGTTTTCCATTCAGCCAAATATGTATAATCTATTTTCTCCCAAAACATTTTTAAAGATAGAAATAGTTAATTATTTTTCATTTCAAACAATGACTTGGTGATTCCTCAAAAACCGAATGTCGATGTGCTTGCCAACATTGGTCGCACCGGCGTGGACGGCTCGTAAGCGGCGTTACACTTAATGCGTGGCTCAGGGCAGGGTGCACACTGTGCAGCGGGACAGGCCGGGCACGCCTTTGGCTCAGGGCACCGTACAACCGGGCAACGCGGGCGAGGGCACGGCGGACATTCGCCAATCTTGCATGGCTTGGAGCACGTCGATATACATGGTGGACATTGAGGCACGCTCGACTTTAGGACGTATTTGCTCATATCTGGTTGTGGCGGACATTCGGTCTTAAGCATATATTTACTCATATCTGGCATCGGTGGGCAGGGCGGTACAGTCGCTTTCAGTACCCATTTGCTTGGATCTGGCTCAGGACACGGTGGGCATCCTGGACCAGGACGGGGCGGAGGGCATACGCATCGCGGCGCGGGCTTGTTACATTTGCCGCACGGGTCATAGGTTTGGAAGCCCTCTGTGGTGCGTTTTCCATAAAAATATCCAGCAACTAAAGCAATAAGTAAGGCTAACCCCACATATAAAATATCAATCTTCATTCCTGAAGCCATTCTAACACGGGAGGACTTTTTTGTTTTTGCTTATCAAAAACCTGAAGAAAATTTAGCAGTTGGATCATACGGCGGGCAGCCAAATTGTTCTGTATAGGCACGTCCCCACGAGTCGCCAAGGCGATTACATACCATACTATAATTTCCTTTCCAATCATATGAAGACCCCACTTCTCCTGGATTCTCAATACATCCAAAACTTTTCGCGTCGCCAAGTTGTGCGGCCTTTACCTGTCGGCAAATTTCTAAAGCGCGTGCTTTATAATCAGGACCAGCCGCGGCAGGTATGAAACTTGCGGCGCTTGCGCGACGTGCGATTTGGTCGTCATTCATTACAAATCCAGGACGAATTGTTATATCAGGACTGACTTCACCGTGTGGAAATGTATTTGCTTGTGGTCCAAAACCCGCACCCTGTGCCACGCTTACCGCATCCGCAGATGGATTTGGTAGACCTTGCGGGGTTCGTGCGTAGCCTGTAGGAAGACGGCTCATTGCGCCTTCGGCACCGCCTTTATACGCCGGTGGATTATTTTTAAAGGCGGTTTGCATTGCCTGAATCTGTCGCAAATAATCCGCATGAATCTTTGGCGGAATCGGTGTTTCACTAACGCTGAGTTTTGTCAAGTTCTTGATTATATTTTCTATACGCTCTAACATTTTTTCGCGCATTTTTAATTGAGGGTCGTATTCAAGACGAACTTCCATACTCCAACGCAAATCTTTAGCCGCACTGAGTAACTTGGCAACTGCTTGCTCGCCCGCTGGTATACCTGCGTATTGTGACACACCGGTAGGTGCTTTTATGGGTTTTGGCATAGACCCCGCAGGGACAATAAGTGGCGGTACAGGTTCGCTATTACTTTTCAATCCCGTCAAAAACTTTGTCGCTGCGTCCGGCGTTATTGGCACATCTTCCAGTTTCATTTGCCCACGCTCTACTTTTGTAATAAATTCACCAATGTTGGCTTTCAATAAAGTCAGTTGTTGAATACGAGCAGTAATTGTTGCGGATGTTGAGCGTAGATTGCTTAGCCGCAATGATTCCTCGTTAATGCGCGTTACTAAGTCTTTCAATTGTGCCACACTAATAACACCAATTGGCCCAGCAACGACTGTTGGTTGCGGCTCGGCGGCAACGCGTGCCGCGTAAGTTTCGTCCTGCGTTGGTGATGGGATGCGAACAGTAGGTTCTATCTGCGTTCCTGCTCCACTTCCTACAACTTTGGCGGTGCGTAGTTCATTATTTGCGGATGTAATCTGGGTGCGAATAGCACGAAGCCGCATTGACGTGTATGGACTTGCATCGCTTTGTGCCAAGGCCGCTAATAAACGCTGCTCCAAATCTGGAACGCTATCGCGTAGCTGCATTATGCGTGTTTTAGCAGCCGGTGCTAAATCAGTATTTTCAGGAACTTTTTGCGTTGTAAGTGTTGTAAATTGCTTGAGTGTGTCGAGTGTTTGCTGTACTTCAACAGGTGACGCACGTGGTGCAACTACACGTGCATTTCGTAAAAGTTCAATTGCGTTGTCCGTTTCCGCCCTTTGTTTTTTAAGTTCATCAAGCGTTAGTCCAGAAGTATCAAAGTTTCCCAATGCTTTTTTAAGCTTTGCTTCCAAAGCTGGTATATTATTGATTAGTGTTTGTACTTTACGTCGATTAGATGGGCTCAGGCTTGTTTCACTCGGTGATTTTTCCATTGCCAATAAACGAAGGTTTTTCAAGCGTTCCATCATATCTTCAATATCTTTTGCCTGAGGGACTGCTGCTGTAGGGTCACTACTCGTGGCACCAGGAGTATCTTTAGGAATAGCACTATTTTGAGTGGCACCTGGTACACTGCCTTGTGTTGCTCTCATGCTTGTTGTAAAACCTTCATGTGTATTATTCAAGTAAAAAAGTATAAAAATTAGCACGACACCTAAAATTATAAAAATAACTTCAGATTTCATCATTCTAATAAGGAACTATTTAACAATTACCGTAACTTACATCCCCAACAAGGTATGCTATCCTTGCGGATATAATCCCGCATATCGGGGCAGTTTGGACTTACTGCTGGACGTTCATAATCATCGCGTGGACGCTCGATATAAACAACGCGTTCCGCCGGGACACGCGGCTGCGTTCCCATTGAACCTATCATACCCTGCTTTCCTGGCGTTGGATTTAGTGGCAATGTTGATTTGTAAAGATCGCCCTGTTTCAAAGCTTCACTCACGCCTGGTAGTGCACGGGCGGATTCAGGACGACTTCGCATAGTATCAAATTCTACAGGTTGCTGAGTACCATTATTAGCATTGACTTTTATTTGTGGTGCAGTTGGGGAGGCTAACGGCGGCGATGTATTTAAAAGTTCCATTAAATTCTGAATTTGATTCTGCGTCGGCGGTACTGGTGGCGGCGAAGGCAAAAGCTTTGCAGAAATTGGTTGTGCCGTGCTTGTAGTTTGCACAGGTGCCGTTGCTACTGCTGGCGATGTAGTGGCCCCAAAACCTTCATACATCCGATGTATGTAGTATCCAGGAGAAATATATAAAAGGAAACCAAGAGCACCAACTAAAACCCAAAAAAATAGTTTATCCATCTTATTTTGGGCCCCGAAAAATTTGATTATAGTTTTTGATTTCAAACAATGTATTAGTATGTCGTATAAACTTCGTTATAAGGATGACGACGCAATTGAGGTTGGCTTAGATGAAGCAGGTCGTGGTTGCCTGTTCGGGCGGCTATATGTTGGTGCAGTTGTTCTTACAAACGATCGCGATGATTTGTTTGATAATGGAGCAACTTTGAATAAAATTAAGGATTCAAAGGTCCTAACAAAGCGACAGCGTGCGGTTTTATTTGATTATGTAAATGAATGTGCGCTAGATAAATCCGTTTGTTATGCCGAAGCCGCAGAAGTAGATGCTCTAAACGTCCTACAAGCCGATTTGACAACTATGCATCGCTGCTTGGATGCGCTTACCGTGCCTGTTACGCGGGTGTTGGCCGACGGTGACCATTGGCGACCCTATAAAGATACGGAAGGTTACGCAATTGTAGATGGTGACGCACAGTACTTAGCTATTGCTGCTGCTGGTATTCTTGCTAAAGTATCGCGTGACAATTGGGTAAAATCCGTTGTAGAGGCACATCCAGATTGGGATGAAAAATACGGTTTATCGTCAAATATGGGATATGGGACCGCAAAACATATGAAAGGTATTGCGGAGCACGGAGTCACCGGCGAGCATCGTCGCTCCTTTCGACCGGTTGCTGTTGCGCTAGGGCTTCCTATTAAGGAAAAGTTTGGTGGAAAGAAAGATGCTACAAAAACGGAAAAAACAAACTGGCTTGGCATCGAAGAGGAATCCGCAATTATTACGCATTTGTGAATTTGTCAAAATTGATAAATTATATTTTTGAAATTGAAAAGTAAATATGCGCACGCTTTTCTTTGATACCGAAACAAACGGCCTTCCAAAGCGTTGGAATGCTTCTCCCTATGCTACTGAAAACTGGCCAATTATCATCACATTGGCATGGCAGCTATGGGATTGCGATAGCGATGGCACTATGAAATTTATTAGCAAGGGTGATTATCTGTTTTCACCGCCATCCAACGTAGTTTGGGATAATGAAGCCGAGAAGATTCACGGAATTTCACGCACACACGCTATAACGCACGGTCGCTGTAGTGCGGAAGTGTTGCCTGAATTTGTAAATATTGTGCGCGGAGTGGACCTTATTGTAGCCCATAATATGGCCTTTGATAAGACTGTATTGCTATGTGAATTAATTCGCAATGACTCACGACTTGTAATGGATTGGTGGCCGCGATTCGAGTATTGTACGTGTGAGGGCACAAAAGCACTTTGTGCGCTTCCACCGAGTTCAGGCAAACCTAATCCAAAGGATCCGTATAAGAAACCAAAGTTGGTAGAGCTTTATAAGTTTCTTTTCCCTGAGTGTGCAGCGGACTTTCCGTTTCATTCCGCGACCGGTGATACCGAATGTTTGACTCAGTGTTTTCTTGAACTACTGCGCCGCCGAATTGTGCCTCTTGCGCTTTGGGGGCGCGGCTTAGTACGTGCTTGACGCCGCGTTTTATGCTTTTCGTGCAATGCCGCATCAATAATTAAAAAGTCTTCTGCATATATTTTGGCTGCACTACTGCGTTTTACAAAATGCCCGCCATTTGTATCCATACCAACGCATATATTCCATCCGTGGCTTCGCATTTTTGCAGCAAATTTAAGCGATTCATATGGATATACTTGGCTATCGTGTAGTGCTGAACGTATTAGGAAAAATGGTGCGTTTAACGGGGCTGCTGTCACAATATCAATTGGACTTATTTCTAATAAGGCATCATACTCCTCGCGACTTCGACGCGGATTTCCAAATTCATCATACTCTAATTGCGTTAAGGGTAGTGCTGGATTTGAAGATGTGCGAATAACATCTAAATATGGAACTTCTGCATACACCGCATTTACAAGATTTGGATACTTGAGTCCAATATATGCTGCTGTCCAACCTCCTGCGCTACGACCATATATTACAGTATTTTCTTTATTAAAATGGTAACGTTTTTGAACCTCTTTTATAACAGCAGCACTATCATCAAAAGTATTTTTCTTCCGTGCTGCACTACGGGCGGCATCATAATAAGCGTCTCCATTTTCGCGTCCGCCGCGCGGCGCGGCCTCTACAACGGCGTATCCGTTGGCTAACCACGGAAGCCATCGTTTTGGATAAGCACGGCTACTGCTTAATCCGTATGCACCGTATGCGATTACTAACAGTTTTTTTGGTTTTTTTACCTTACTCACAAATGTATAAGGAATGTTTGTTCCGTCTTCTGCGACTGCATTTCCGTGACTATACTTAGTTATTACCAACGGATTTGGAAATGTTTTTACTTTGACTAAAGTATCGTCCTGAATTTCATACACATTGTTTGGCCCATAATAACTTGTAATGGTTACTGACGGAACTGTAGAATGCATGTGAAGCATTATATTATTGGGTTCTTGAGCTTCAAACAATATATGATAAGTTTTTGTAATAGTATCAAAAATATAAAGGCTTACTTTTGCGTGTTTTACTAGTGAAATAAGTATCTTATTTTCTGTTAGTGGTGCAACATCGGCTAAAAATTGCTTATGCGGATAATTGTAGGTACGACCATTATGTATAATAGAGTTGTTGTTTGCGTAAATAGTTTTACACACTGGAAGTAAAGTTTCACCATTTCCATCACATGGCGGCGGTGGCGTCAGCCATTTGTAACTAGCACCGGTTAGCACGGCAAGGCGTTGTGAAAGTGCATTTGTTATTCTTATAAATAGGTCAGATTGACGCGGCGGTGCATGTAGTTCAACTTGATATTTTTCATCAGCGCAATTAAATACGCGCATTTTGTGCCGACCATTGCTTTTTATAACACGATATATACCGTTGCTTCGCAAACGGTTTTGAATACTTTCATAATATAAATAATCACCGTGGAAAGCCGCATGCGGTCCAACAGGACTGATACTATATTTAGGAGTTTTCACATCTAATTCATATACATCAAGTTGAAAAGTTTGGTCACCATCGCCAACATCCTTGATTATAAAATAGTGGTTTGATGCCGCATCAGTTCCAAAAGACTCCAAATTTTCAAAGCAGTTAAGTGTTTTTTCAGCATTATTTATCCAAACATTCAATAAATTGCTGTAACTATGCTGTATATATATTGTGCTACCGTGAAAAAGCAGTGTTTCTTGTGCTGCGTCAGACAAACGCGGTAACGCTTTTTCAAGTAATGTTTCAAAAACATCTTTTATTACGGCACTGCTACGTTTTTTTGTATCTTTTAAAATGGTATTAAAGTGTGCTAATTCAGTTTTCAACATTTTTTTAAAAGCATAGCTTTCGGCATCTTCTAGAGCGGCATATGGGTCATATAATTTTATATGCCCCAAATCCCTGTATGGGTTCGTATCGCCTTTTAACATATCTTATATCAAGCATAAGAAAATTAATTTTCTTTTAAGAACATTCATATACCTTCAACTTTACTTATAAATTTATTTAATGGTTCATTTTTACTTGAATATTCTTCATAAATTAGATTTAACAGATATTTAATTAAGTAGTTATCGATTTGTTTACCATCTGCTTTTGACTTTCTTAATTCAGATAAAAATTTATTTATTGCATCACCTAATCGAGGATTTTCATCTAACAATCCAAATACACGGTTGGTTTTAATATTTTTATAAGTAATTACATTTGTTAAATTTCTTGCTATTGGTAAAGATGTACCTGCGCCAGCAGCCGCCGCGGTCGTTCCAAACGGTAGTGGCGTAATAGTTGCTGGGAGGGGTGGTACGGCTGGAGGCGGTGCGGCCGCAGGGGGTGCGGGCACGGGTGCGGGCACGGGTGCGGGCACGGGTGCGGGCACGGGTGCGGGCACGGGTGCGGGCACGGGTGCGGGCACAGGTGCAGGCACGGGTGCGGGCGTAAGTATGGATGGGTCAAATAATCTACTTATATTATTTGCACGTCGCCGTTCGATGTTGCGTACAGTTCTATTATGCGAACGTGCATTTTTTGAGGCATTTATTGTATGAGGTACTAATGGAGATGCTCGATTCTGACGCACCGTTCTATTCCTTGGTTGTTTTGCCAAAGCCCTTCTAACTAATAAAGGCCGTCTATCCATTTCTGAAATACAATAACAAATTTCGCGTTCCGGGCCTAAATAAATTAATTGTACATAATGCAGGATGAGCAGCGGATTAAATATCGTTATTGTTGGTAGGCTTGTAAGATACAATAAAGATGATAAAGGATGGGGGTTAGGGCAAGATGGTAAGGTAGTTGAAATGGCACTTCGTGCGTTAAATGCGAGTGGTAACGTCAAAATCGCTAGTATTGACCACATCGATAGTATGAGTTTCTGTGGTAGCGGTCGTCGCCCTCGTGTTGTTGATATTAATATTCATCTTGAAGTACCTACTCGCTCTGCTTGGAAATGGGCACGTTATAATATTGTTATGGTAAATCAAGAATGGTGGTATACTGGTGCCTGGGACTGGGCTCTTGCACCACCAAGTGAAGGAGGTGCTGATTTATTTTTATTCAAATCAGCCTATGCACGTTCTTTATTTCCTATGATTGAAGGACGACGAACGCGACTTATGCCATGGCGATGTACTCCAGAAATTAATTTAGCACTAAGCTCGCTTGATAAAGCTTGTATTCATAATGAATTTTTATACTTAGTCGGTGCTTCCGTAAATAAGACTGCGGCTGCGCGTGCGATTGTGAGTGCATGGAAAAGTTCATGGCCTCGGCTTCGTATAGTAGGCGTTCAAGTCGTATTGGATGAATTGGCAAAGGTTCGGGATGATGCGGATTCAGCAAACATTATTTTCCAAACACCGTATGATACTGATTCTGAACGCATATCTGCACAAACTGCTTCACGTTGGCACGTTGTTGCCTCTGCGGCCGAAGGATTCGGGTTCACATTTGCAGAAGCAGCCGCCGTGGGTGCTTTACCACTCTGGACAGATATCCCTGTATACAAAGAAATCTATGGTAATATACTTGGAAGTGTAGGTCGAATAAATTACAGTAATAGTCCTCCATCAGTAAGTAAATTTCCTGATCCAATTTTAACAAACTGGCGGGTTGAAGATGTAACAGCGGGCGTAGAATCACTTCTTCGCCTAAGTGAAGCGGAAGACCACGCTTTACGTGGATACTTACGCCACGCGTATACTACGCGTATTAAAGAACATCGCAATGCGTGGAAAGCAATGCTTGGCGCAGTCGAAAATAAATTACGGGGCGTACCTACTTTTTCACTGCCGCCTCGTCCGTTGCCATCTTCTGAACTTCCATACGTTGCTGTCATAAGTCTTACTCGTAATCGCCCAAAGTGGTGGGAAAATATGGCACGTAATATACTTTTAGCAGATTATCCGCGTGAAAAACTAAGTTGGGTTATTGTTGACGATTCTGATGCGACATACCGCGTAGATGCGCAAGTTATGCGATTTCAAGAAACGCATCACGACATTAATTTGAAATATGTATCCTTACCACATGCTGTAAGTATAGGTGAAAAACGCAATATTGGATGCGATGCGGCTCCACATATGGCATCAGTCTTTTTGAATATGGATGACGATGACCATTATCCAAAAAGTAGCATTATTGCTAGGCTAACTTGGATGCGTGCCTTTAACGCAGGTTGTGTATACTGTGCCACGCTTCCAATGTATGATTGTAAAAACTACATTTCAGCTATTAATGTGCCTCCGCTAAACTTAGCACCGCACGAACGCGTTTCTGAAGCGTCGTTAGCCTTCACTCGTGAATTTTACACGGCCCGTAAATTCCCAACGGGTGTAAGCGTGGCGGAAGGCGAGGCTTTCTTAGCCGGTCGCATTTCTGAAACTGCAGAAATACCGCCTGAAGGAGTTATTGTCTCATTTTTACACGGATTGAATTTTACATCACGACGTGTTCCTGAAAGCAGTGAAGCAAACGGATGCCACTATGGATTTGAAGATTCATATTTTGCATATCTAAGTGGTTTAGCAGTCTAAACACGTGGCAAAATTAGTTTATAAATGGATGTAAGCGGTGTTTCATCTGCTATATTAAACTGCTTACAATATCATAGTAATAATATTGTAAGTAGTGTTGGAGATGAGCGTGATTTTTTGCGACTATGGCGACGACGTTGGCGCTACTCGGTTGATAGAGAAAATGCACGCCTTTTTAGATTTTTAAGTTCATACGCTGAAATAAGCGATGCGGAGTTTTTGACGCACATTCGCGAAATTCCACCAAATTCAGAATGGTTTCGCCAACATGTTGATACAGTTTTTGATTTGAACGCATTGTTAAATGACTTGGATAGCCGCCTTGGTGTGTCTTATAATGTGCTACGTGAAGTACAACATACTGCTTTTGACTACTATGCCACTGTGCTGAGAAAATTATTTGATCTTGAAGATCGACTTAACGCTAAGCTACAAGATATTAAACAACTTTCGGAACATCTTGAATCACTAACAATTATTGATTTATCTGGTAGCGAGGCTACTGTACTTCAGGATGCAATAATAGGATATATACGCGGTGTTTATCGCGATTCACAAATCGATATTGTATACAAAGAATTCATAAAGACATATGGTTTATGGACAGCACTCAGGGGACTTGTACTTGGTGGCCACGTTGCACGTGGTGAAACAGTTGGTGGCCCACTTTGTAGCATTTGTACAACCGAACGATTGACTTATGCACTTAATCCGTGCGGCCATACTTTTTGTAATAATTGTGCACAGCGACAACATAGTATGTGTTATGTATGTCGCTCACCTGTTAGCAGCCGATTGCGGCTTTATTTTGTTTAGACTGCTGTCTTTGATACCATAGGATTCTGTTCACTTATTTTATGTTCAGTAGTCTCAGGATGAATTCTGTATTTAGTATCAATCGTATTAAATGTTGTTGGTTCTGATAAATTGACTGATTGTGCCTTCATTTCAAGTTGACAAGTTCGTGCTACGTTAATAGATTTAACAATTCGCATACCAATAAGTAGTGTATTAGTCAAAAATGTTGTTACAGTTTTCAACCCATCAAAATAAAAAGCTATTAACGCGGCACTAACTGCGCAATTTATTAGACTTACAATTCCAACACTTATAAATATTGTCAAGTAACGTACATTTTTACGAGTTATGCTCTTTTTCATCTTTGTATAGCCTTCAATCTCTACCCGTAAGTTACTGTCAGGTTTTGTTGCATCAACATCAAGATGATTAATGATCCAGTTTTCACGTCTAAATTCGACAATAAACGCAATTAACATTAGCAAAGCAGTAAACGCGTTAAACGCTAAAACAAATTTATTAAAATCTGTCAAGTCTGTTACATTATCTTCTAAAGTACAAGCGTGGTATTGAATTTCTGTTGAGTTGCCATAATAATAATTAGTACCATTAAAACTATGTGTCGGTTTGTCGGGGCATATTTGCGGCACAAAGATACTATAAAAAGAACCGATTATGATACGATAACTATCAAGAGTCATAAGTAAAATAACAGTCAGTCGCTGGGAGTTATTTTGACTAATTTTCATTTTCTAATAAATTTTATGAAATAAAAGTGGGATGAACCGTAGAATTCTTAAATTCGGTTTTCTATCGGTTGTACGTAGGCTGACACTAGGGATGGGCATTCTTTAGAACCTAAATAGTAGATTTGAGGATTATGTGAAAATTTTTTACATAATCTTTCAATTTGCTATTTGATACTTAATTAAATACATTTCGCGGGTAGACCTTAGATTTTTAGGTGGGGTTTAGGGGTGGACGAATGCCCACCCCTAGCTGACACTGTTTAATTAAAGCCGTTGCTTACCGTAGGTTTCCAAATTTAAGACCACCCCTTTGGGTGGTCTTTTTTGCAATTCCTACGTATGAAATCTACGTTAAATTCGGAAAGCCAAGGTAAGCCGTATCTATCCAATCCATGCTAAGAATCTTGGCACGGATTTGGTTTTCTTGTGTGTCAGACAGTAGAAATTGCGATTTAAGCTGCTCTAGTAAAATACTATAGCGATAAAGAAGAAGCTGACGCATCCATCGTTGAGCATTTGCGTTATTTGAATTCATTGTTATGCAGTGCGGCACAAGGCCGTACAATATCAATTTTTTATTTTGGTTGATCAATTTAAGGATTAAATCCATATAAAGACTAAATATGAGTCTAACACTTGTATCAGAAGGTGCCACGCTTGCCGAGCTACCTTCTTTGCTGCGCCAATGGATGGGTATTCAGGAAAAGATCACCGAGTTAAATACGGAAATCAAGGGTAAGCGTGCACAAAGCAAGGCTTTGAAAGAAGTTATTTTACGCATTATGGAAAGTAATAAGGTGGCTGCGCTAAATGTAAGCAAAGGCACCGTTATTCACAAGGTGCGTGAATCAGCAACGGCGATAACGGACCCCTTTTTGATGAAGCATTGTAAAGACTTTTTTAACGGCGACGAGGAACGTGCACGGGCTTTGGTAGAATACTTGAATAACCATCGCGGGACGCGTGTAAGTCACGATTTGCGGCTTCAGACACCTAAAGCTGAGGATGATGGTCTTTCACGGCGTTCATAATTTTATGCAATAATAGTAGAACAATGAACACCGCTGTGGCAAATCTTGTAAGCACAACTTTTGATGCTACCCCATTTGCGAAAACGGAAACATTTGAATCCAAAAATGGCGTAGGTCCTGCCCCGGCCAAGTTGGCATTGGTGAGCGTCATTACGGTATTTATTATGCTGCTTATACTGCTTTTTGTAGGAAAATGGCTATGGAATAACGTGCTTGTTGATTTGATTAGTATTGCGAAACCGGTAAAATCGGTATGGCAATTACTTGGATTTGCAGTATTAGTATCTCTGCTTCATCCTGGATGTGGATGCGGTGTTGCTATGTAAATAATATTTTTCATTTCAAACAATTATATGAATTGATTGTTTGATTTCATATCCACTGTTTTCCGCCACCGCTAATTTGATATGAGCGTGCTGTGCTTCCAGAATCAAAGTACGCAGGGTCGCGGGGACCAGCCGGTGTATCCAAACTATTCTTAGGTTTCAAACAGTAATCTGAAATATTGCGTGTAGCGCGCAAAACAATGCCGCGATATAGTTCCTTATTAGCTTCGTGCTCGGGAGTACCGCCGCATAGTGTTTCTAATAATTCATATCCGCGATCCTCAAACTTACCCATAGCCATTTCAATATCGCGGCTACGCACGGCGTTTTTCAAGCAGCGATTAACAAACTCAGCGGCGGGTTCAATATCGTGTGCGGTCGCGTAAGGAAGTTGGTAAGTGCTGTAGGGTCCCATTGCGGCACCCGTAATATCTGCATCAATACACAGCATCTTTTGGAGGATAAGAGTAAGTTCTGCTAGTGCCATTGCTTTAGGGGACGATGGGGGCATGCTACGTACAGCCAAGAATTTACTTATTAGCTTCTGTGCATCAGCATCGCGCAAAAAGCATTTTGGTGCGGTTGCACTATCAATCGCAATTGTTGTGAATCCCTCGCTGAAAAAGCGTGGCCGGAAATATACTAATGTGCCAACAATTAGTACAACAAAAAAAGCTGCTAATGCCACATTGAAATATTTATCTGCGGCCATGACGGTCGTTTCCTAATGTAGGTAAGTTTTATTATGCATCGTCTTCTTCTAAACTATTAACCGCATCGTCTCCCATTTCTTCAGCCATCTCTTCTGAATCATCGCCAGTATTACTTGTATTATTATCACTTGTCTCTGCTGCAACCGCCGCCGCACGAGCAACTTTCGCACTAGCTGCCGCGGTCGCACTACGGCTCATTAGCGGGGTTATAGCGGATTCCGTGCTTTCTGCACTTTCAGGTGCGATGCCCACAACTTCATCCCACGCAAGTGTAAGAACGCGGAAGAGTTTCATTAGCTCTTTACAAGCTTCCGCAACTGCTTGACGTGCAGCTTGACGTCGCACATCAGATTCCAATCCTTCTTTGATCCCAACGCGCACAAACATCTCGGGGCGCAGTGGATGGGGAACTTTATAGCCTGCGTAAGTTACAACATTATCCACTGCTTCGCTAATCTTATTATCTACTAGCCATGTTGCAAGAAGATTGCCTAGCGTATGAGACTCATTTTGGAAGATAAAGTCGATTGATGGAAAGCGGCTATCGCCCTCTTGAATACGTACATTCGGCGGTGCAGCACCACCATCAATATCTTGATATTTCTTGACTAGGACTTCACAACTTACTAACGCATTGTGGACAATAGTAGGAATATCTTGAATACCAATAGATTCCACGTGGAAAGTAAAGTTATTTGGATTACCTGCAGCATCTGTAAGAAAGCAACGTTGAATTTCCATAGTTTTAAACTCTGCTTTCAGGTCTTCAAGACGCGACATATCGACATCCGCTACATTGACAATCTTCTTATTGCGCTCAAGCCATTTCAAGAAAACCGCCTGAAGATGACCTTCATCTCTGTCAAGCGTATTTTCATAACTTGATTGGCTTACGGGAGACCAACGGATATTTTCAGCACCAGTGCTAACAGACGCACGTGCACGTAACTTAAGTCGCTCATTTGGCGCAGTAGGATTCCACTGTGGGCGCAGGCGAGTAATCAAGACAGTCTGCCCAGTAACCGGATCGGGAGGGAAAAGGGTTGCCGTATCAATTTGAATAGGCTCTTCTAGCGGCTTTAACGGATCGCGCATGTAAACTTTAAAATCAGCCGCACGTACATCAATAATTTCTTTTGACTTATTTTCAACATCAAGCTCAAAGGTAAATAGGTCCGGGTTGAAAGTCAACGGATTAGCGTTGATTGGAATCATACCAATTCGGTGTGCCACCATTTCATTCACAAGAGGAGTTGTATTGATGCTAATTGATACATCAGACTTATCATAAGGCTCCGTGCGGAATCCGACACTTGGTGTCTGTGTTAGAATAGCACGACGCAGTGTATTAGCAATAGTCATATTTGTATCGTGCAGCACAAAGTCAGCACGCTGACGACGCACATCACTACTATACAACGGCAGACTAGAAGGGTCTTCTTTATAATTCGCAAACATGGCTGAATTACTCTACATTGTGTACAGGCTATCAATTTTTAGATGACGTCGATTGCGTCTGCGTCAACTATTGATGGTAAGAATCGCTGTATGTATCAATAATGAGCAGTGTGCAAAAGCATAAGTTGTTTTTCAGTACGCGTTGCCGACACTGTCAGGCGTTTATGGAGGAACTTATCCGAACTCCTTACGTGCGTGAAGTAAGTGCAATATGCGTTGACCCTTCACCAACTCGTCCTCCACTGCCTCCGTGGTTAAAATCAGTACCAACACTTGTAGTGATTGGGGAAAGTAGTCCACGAATCGGCCCCGGTCCTGTAAATAACTGGCTTTTTGAACGCCGTATGAGTAGCGGAGCACCGCGCAATACTGTTGTAGAAGACCGACGGATTCCTGCGCCTTCATACAAAGTCGAGGCTGTTAGTCGGCCTGAATTGACCGGTCGTGTTGCTCCACCAATGCGAAGTGATATGAGCGTTTCCAATAATGGCAAATTACCATCCGCAATAAGTGCTACTACAGAAGGTGATAAATCAGCGGCACCGCCTGTGTTACCAGGCTCAGAAAGCGATAGTAAAATATCACCGTATTATAATTTGGAAATGAGTGATAAAAAATGGTCAGAAATATATAGTTATTTAGCTAGTCGTCCAGCTGATAGTGCTGATAAAACTTTTGAACTTCTTCCTGAAATTAGCGGAGCAAGTGCCGGTGGTAGTAGCGGAGGCGGTGGTGCTGCTGCGGCACGCGTAAGCGAAAAAGAAGCTGCGCTGCTGCGAGAATTTGAGGCATATGCGGCAAGTAGAGACCGCGACGTTAAGGGACCAATTTCTCGCCGCTGAAGTAGAGGTAGAAGATGCGTAATTATACGCGCCGCTATCGGCGCTTTCTTGCTAAAGGTGGTGCAGGTACTCCAAAAAAGTCAAAAAGCCCAAACAATACACGTAAAAAGTCAAAATCGCCATTGCGTGTATCAGGCCCCGGATGTACGCCTTCAATGAATAATGACGCCTGCTTAGCACATCAAATTAATGAACTTGAATTTATTCGCCTTGAAAGCCCTGACGATGGAAACTGCTTCTTTACAAGCCTTGAAACCTATTTTAAACTCAATGAAACTCCACTGGGTGAAAAAGACCATATGGAATTACGACAAATGCTTGTAGACTATTTACTAGCTCATGCAGAAAAGTTTCGCCCATTTGTTGTTAAAGAGTATCGCGTAAAATCTGAAAAACAACGGCTTATGTATTTAGATAAGTTCATAGTGAAAGAAATCAAAGAAATAGCAAAACCTAACGTATATGATACACAATTAGGCGATATTGTACCCCAAGAAGCAACAAATGCGTTTAATGTAAGGATTGTGATACATAACTGGGTTTGGGGTCGCTTAGCATTTGATGTCTTCAATCTAGTGCCCGACGTTGGTGATCCTGAACATACTATTCATTTGCTCCGTATTAATGAAAATCATTTTGATCTTTTATTTCCTACACGATACTTTGTAGGAGAAATTGTAGACCGCTGGGAAATATTAAAAATGATGCGAGCAAACTTTGAAAATAGTAACAACACAAACAATAATGAAAATAATTCGTAATTCAAGTTGGTCTAAAACCACCACTGAAATCATAAACTAAATGGCTACACCGATTGCAGCATTCAACAATCAGTTAATTGCTTTTGTTGAGGAATTGGCAGAAACCTATACGGAGGAGAAAGACCTTCGCACTGCATTGGATGCATTGAAAGCGTTGAAACGAGCAAATCCCAAACTTCTTCATACCGGTTTTATGGAATATGTATATCCCGATTTTCATGGCCCTGTACTAGCAGAGGATGAAACAACACTATTAGCAAAAGCACACGACGTGTTAAATTGCGAGCATAAAGACTTTGCTTTTGCATATTTAATTTTTGACCGTCATTGGAGTACTATGAGTGAAACAAATAAAGCTGCTATTTGGAAATGGTGTAAGGTCCTTGTACTGCTAGCACAGCGAGCTGCTAATTAATTTTTTGCGTTTTTTTGTTTGAAATCTACTCTGGACTTCAAACAAATGGCGTCTATGCCCACATCTCCGACGACTTTTGCGTCGACATATGTGCAGTTTTTGGATGATTTGAAAGGAACATTCCCTGAATTTTCGGCTGCACTGACATTAGCTGCGGCATTGCCAGATGTTCAGACCCGGTTTATTGAAGTATGGCGTGTCCACACTATTGCTGTAGCTTCAAAAGACGGCTCTATTTTTGATGGCACCGGTATTGAAATCGTGCCTGGTTTTGTAATGACTGCTGCACTTTGGAGTGAAATGAGTGAAAATACGCGTAATGTAGTGTGGAAATATCTAAGTACACTCCTTTTATTAGCTGCTTCACATGGTGCTAGTGATTTATGGGATATTTCTGGATTTCAAACAAGTATGGAGACAATGATGAATCATTTAAAAAGTAGCGGTGAAAGCGGGGTCTTTTCATCTTTGTTTGAGCAACTTGGTAAGATGGCTGAATCCTTTGGACTAAAAGACTTGAGCGGAGCGTTGCCAGGCGGCTTCAAAGTTCCTGAGCGGCTTTTCAAAGGTCATATTGCACGTATTGTGGAGGAATTAGTGAAGGAATTCAAGCCAGAAGACTTTGGAATAACTGAAGAAATAATGTCCGTGAAGGATCCCCGTGCAATTTTCACTTATTTACAGGAAATCTTTACTAAAAAGCCAGATTTACTAATGTCAGCAGGTAAAAAGATTGCTACAAAATTACAGGCAAAATTCGCAAGTGGTGCTATCAAACGCGAAGAAATTATAACAGAAGTCGAAGAACTTATGAAAGAATTCAGTGATAACGAGGCCTTTTCCGAGTTATTTGGTTCTTTAGGCGAAATGCTTAAGTCATCGGACCGTGCGACCGGTAATGAGCATTCGGCCCGTTTACGCGAAGCGCGTGAGCGTCTGCGTCGTCGTACTGCTGAAAGGGAGGCCCGTCGTGCAGCTGCTGCTACAAATGTTGTCGTAACAAGCGAAGCCGCCGCAGCCGCGGAGGCTATGGCGGCGTCGCTGTTGATGGAAATGGAAGCGACCAGCAATAACCGTGTGAACACGGGAAGCAAGGGTAAAAAGCGGTCGTAAGGCTTGAAAAATAAGGTATATTGTTTTTAGAGACGCAATGAATACTACCCGATGTGGAACCTTTTGGGCCGAAAACCCATTAATCCTTGCGTATGGCTGGAAAGACTTTTATCCCTTTTCTGCTGATGCACAGCGTTGTACAGCAACCGCATTAAATAGTTTTACACGATTTGGATTATATTTAGGTATTGTGCTTGCATTACTATATCGCACAAGCGCATATCTTGGAATCGCTTTAGGATTTGCTATAATTTCTGTAGCTGCGTACTATGGTATGAAATCGCACGGCAAACTCCGTGAGGGATTTGAGTCGCCTGCGGTTGGATTTGGCGGGGCTCCATCTATTTATCAGGGAACAGCGGACCCTAAAACAATTGTTGGTGTAACGTTTACTCCTACACCAGGACAGCCTGACACTGGCCTTGTTGGTGGAGTAGCCGCTGCGGATAAATATGTGGAAGATGTAATTGGCTCAAAAGACCGTAGTTATCCAACGGCCGCAAATCCTTTCATGAATGTATTAGTAAATGAGGTGTTGGATAACCCCCAAAAACCGGCTGCGGCAAGTATAGATAACAACAAAATGGCCCGTCAATTGAGTGATGAATTCCAAACTCGTATGTATGGCGATCCGACCGATGTGTACCAACATACACAAGACCAACGTGTCTGGGCTGCTGCTCCAATTACAAGTATTCCAAACGACCAAGGTTCCTTTGCAAACTGGTTATACCGTGTTCCAGGACGCACCTGTAAAGAAGGCAACAACGCAGCGTGTTTCTCTGCTACAGAGGGTGGTGTAGTTACTTGGTTATCTGCGCCCTAAATAGATATGGCAACACGTAAAAACACTTGTAGAAAACAAAAATACGGATGGAACACGCGTCGCGTAGCACGGAGCCCTTTTCGAACTTTAAGAAGAGCTCACAGTGTAGAACGTGCTTTTCATTCAGGGAAATCAATAGGATTTACAGCACGCTCGTCACTAAAATCACAGGGCCGCATTCCGCGAAGTGACGGATGCTACACTCTTGGCACTAAATATCAAGGATAGGAAGCATTAATATTTACACGCAGAAGACGTCTAAATGTATTATTGCGAACTTTACAAGCTAGATTTTGGATAACAATCATAGGTTGTCCATTATCCTCGATCATAATAGCCCAAACATTTGACGCAGCGCGATTATTAAACGCCTGTGCCAACGCACGTGTGAATTCAGGATAAGTCTTTTGTAGACGTTTCCGTGCGGCATTCTTAAAAGTAGGATGATACGCAGAGTGAACTGGAATTACGTAGTCAAAGTCTAGAACAGAAAGAACGCGTGCATCATATGCATTGCGGAAGGACATAATGCCTACTGTGAATAAATGATGCAGAGTTTATAAACGGTCGCAGTTCAATCAATTTTTGTGCCGTCCAACATTTGAGTTTTTTTTGCGTGCCATGAATTAGAAATATGTCTGTAGCACCTTTCCCTCGTGGCGTCCCTGTTGCAAGCGGCGAATACCGTATTAATGAATTTACGCGGACGTATGATGATAAGTGTGAAGTCGCACAACACGACCGTGATTCATGGGGTCCCGGCAAATATCAAGTGACAAACCTGGTTCCCAAACAATCAGCGGCCGCCTCGATTGAGTATGTGAATCCTACACTGCTGGGACGCGAGGGCTTTGGTTACAACAATCGTGCCATTGATGCCGATAGCCGTCTGCGTAATGATACAACGCAAGAAGGCCGTCAGCGATGTCCGTTACACGTACAGGCACGGCCCTTTGCGACTGTGCCATATATGGGTAATGGTCGTGGTAATCCTGATGTAGAATCATCGCTGATTTATTCTGAATGGGCGCGTATTGAACGGCCCTGCGGAACTGTAACAGAGACCTTTTTTGACGGACAATTTACGCCGCTGGTGCCCCACTTGGCGGCACATATTCAAAATCCTAGTAATTTGATACCTGAAGTAGCCGCTAGCGGGTGGGTACGCTCAGGTATCCCGACACGCCAAGCAATAAGAGATCTGAATTGTTAGACCAATGTGTATTTCAAATGGGCATATTTCGGAGCCTCTGGCGACGAAATGTGCCCTTATTTTTGTAATAGACAATTGGCGAGTTGAGCCGGTCTGAAAAAACCGGAAGTCTAACATATTTATCAGATAAATTCGTTTCAATTTGCCACTTTAAAAATTGATTCAATTTATAAAAGAGCAAATAAACAATAAAATGTCACCACCTAAATTTACAAAAGAGCGTTTAAATGAGCAAATACGTAAAGATTGTGCTATCTTATTGGAAGAATATGACAAATTAACGCAAGAATCTCTCATAAAGTTCAAATGTAAATGTGGAATAGAGAATCAGAAAAAATTTAGATGTCTAACAATATCTGGCGCATACTGTGAAATATGTACAAATTTGTTGCATTTACAAAAATTAGCTGATGCTGCCACACAAAAAGGATTAACAAATAATTCAAATAAAGAATTATTAAATAAACTTGCCACCGATGTTAGTTCAATAATAATAAGTGAATTAACAAAAATTACTAATGATAAAAGGATCAATTTCATTTGTAAATGCGGGACAGAAGATTCCAAAACTTTCGCTCGTATTAAAGAAACAGGCGTTCTTTGTAAATCTTGTACAATGGTACAGCGTAGAGAAAGGCGCGAAAAAACTAATTTAGAAAAATATGGAGCAACGTGTACACTCCAAAGTGACTCAATCAAAAAGAAAGCGGAAGAAACTTGTTTGGCACGTTATGGTGAAGTTAATGCCTTTAAATCAAATGAAATCAAAGAAAAAATCAAGAATACAAATCTTGAAAAATATGGTGCAGAAAATCCGTTTGCTTCAGAACTTATCAAAGCAAAATTGCGCGAAACTTGTAAAATGAAGTATGGAAGTGAATTTCCAATGATGAACCCTGAAATATCCGCTAAAACAAAGGCAACTAATCTAGAAAAATATGGTGTTGCAGTATCTTCAAAAGCAGATTGCGTAAAAGAAAAAGCGAAAGAAACAAATCTACGAATTTATGGTAAGGAACATCATATTGTACCTGAAATTATGGAAAAGGCTAAAAAGACAAATCTACTTAAATATGGAGTTGAATATACATTTCAATCACCAATCATAAAAGATAAGATTAAACATTCACTTTTATCAAAATATGGAGTTGCACATAGTTCACAAATTCCTGGAATTCAAATTAAGAAAAAACTAACTTGCTTTCAAAAACATGGAGTTTATCACCATCTCCAACTTAATTCCATTCTGTATAAACAGTTTAACACAAATTTAAAACGCTATGGCGTTCCTAACGCTAATCAATCCCCATTGGTCCAAGCAAAATCCCAAAAGAACGGATTGCGTTACAAAACATATATAACACCAGGTGGAGAAATTCGTAAAGTTCAAGGATATGAACCGCGGGCACTTGATATTCTCTTTAAAACGCACAAATTGGCTGAATCTGACGTAATCACTGACCGTGGTGCTGTACCTAGAATTTCCTATAATTCCAACAATAAACTACATTATTACTTTCCCGATATTTATATACCCTCCCAAAATAAACTTATTGAAGTAAAATCCTCATGGACTGTCAAACTTCATTCCGCCACTAATTGTTTGAAATGGAATGCGTCAGTTGCGTCTGGCTATGTTTGCGAAGTGTGGGTATTTGACAAAAACTCTTTGAATATAATTAATAATACCGACCCTCATAAAATTTCGCACGTCATATAAAATGGAAATCTCTAGTGCTGCTGCTCCATGGAATAGCGCCTGGAACCGAATTGGCTCTACGGATATGTCTTTGACGCGAGAACAGCAATCCGCAGGAATGTTTGCCTACACACAAATGCCCGTAAAGTTTGAGCATCCGCAAAAGTGCAGAAATGCGCTCGGACTTGTTGGTGGCTCTGAAGTCAGCAACATCAGCGGAAATATGGTGGACCTTGAATCGGATCTTCTTGGAATGACCCGAGTCGCAAGTAAATGTATTGCACGTCAGTATTTACCGGCGTGCCCTCTAGGTGGACCCGGTTGCCCTGATACGCCGCCTTCTTTTAGCTTCCGCGATAAAGCAACGGGCGCCGTAAGCGTTGTTAATACAACGCCCCGAAACCTGCCGACTTGCCAACTGACTACGCTACCAGGAGTTGGAAATCCGGCGACGCTTAAAACGGGTGCATGCTATCCTATGCGTTTCTAAATCTTTTTTTTACATTTCAAACAATTGAATATAATTGTTTGAAATTTAATCGTACCGTAGAAAACCGAAATTGAGCAACGCTTAAGGCGTTGCTTAATTTCAGATTTCTATCGGTCGTACGTAGGCTGACGACATTTAAGCAACGGCTTTGCCGTTGCTTAAATTCGGAAAACCACGGTACCGTGGTTTTCCGAATTTACCGAAGAACCGAATTTAAGCAACGCCAAAGGCGTTGCTTAATTTCGATTTTATACGGTAGACTTAGCAAGTTTAGTAAAAATACGCAAATCGTCCTGGCCAAGCGTAGGGGCGATACCACCGCCGGTGCCACCACGGCCGTCGTGGCCCTTGGTAACGCCACCACGGTCCAGGCGGACCATAGACAACATACTCAATAAACCCTTCCTTTGTAATCATATACTCTTGTTTAAAAAGCAGCAAATAGAAAAGCAGTGCTAGTGCAATCACAGATAGCACAGTACATAAAGTCATTTTCTATTTCTATGGCACTTTTTTTTAATGACCCGTTACAAGAGACTATGGCTTCCTTAGATGTCCTGAAAAATCAAGCAATGAACCGCCGCACCTATGATGGTTGTAAAACATCCGATGACCTTCGGGTGACTACTGGCCCAGGTCGTTATCAACTGGATGCGCCGCCGATGTATTGCGATGCCTGTTATGCGCCCGAGCCTACAACGCGTATGCAAAAATGGGGTGCTTCACTAAACTCCGCTTACATCAAAACGGATGTAGAATCCGATTTGTGGAATATAAATCGTCCTACCACCAAAACAGTTTGTGGGAATTACGATCCTCGCCACAACGCAGTCAATGAAGCATCGCCAGTAAAGACAAAAGATTGTGAATTTCCGCAAACGTTTTCCCGGCTTGTAGACCCACCGTGTACGCTTCGCTCTTCTGGTTGGAACCGATGGGAATGGTTGTGCCAAAATCCGCAAGAGGGCGTAATGATACCGTTTGATAACTATGTAACAACTCGTTTGTTGTTTAAGGACTCTTATAGGCCCTGTATTCCTAAGCCGGTAGCTAGTCGTGTAGCACCCGCTCCAGGGCCCCACGACCCAATGCAGTTTGGGAACTTAGATACCGGTGCTCTTTCTGAAATAAATGCTAGTGTAAGTCGTGCTGTATCTTCTTTCCCACGTGGAGAAGATGTACTCCCGGCTGCTCCTGCAGATATGTTAAATGGTGCAACACCTGCTCCAGTCAATCCACCGGCACTTATGATTCGCACACGACCTTATTAAACTGAATTGAAACGTAAAATTATCTTAATATCGAAAAAATTCAAGCAACTGCTTTGCCGTTGCTTAAATTCGGAAAGGCACAGTATGCGACATAATATTACACAACAAAATCGTCAGCCCCACTTAGGAGCCCCATGGCAGAAATAGCAGCATTAGGATTATTACTTGGTGCAGGATATTTTGCAAATAAATACGCGGAGAAAAAACCACGTGAGGGTTTTACTGATTCGACGCATCGTGGAATAACACCAGGTGCCGATAAAACACCGCCAGGAAAACCCACGATTCCTGGAAAACCTAGAACTCCTACACCAGCTTGTACAACTGAATACGATGTGCAATTCCGATTACCAGCAACGGGACAGAGTATGTCGGCCGACCCGTTTCCATCAAAAAAACAAGGCGGCCCTAATTTGTTTCCTGTGTCACCAGCAACGCTTCCTGGGCAAAACGATCGTGCTACAGAAGCGCTGCTCCAAATGCGTCCTGATAGATGGGAAGATGCAACGGAACGGCCGGCATTTGTATCTCCGCTAAGTGGCGTAGAGTTCAAACCTGGCGAATTCAAACACGCAAATATGGTCCCATTTTTCCGCGGACAATTGAAACAAAACACAATTGATACTGCAAATAATCAAATATTAGATACTTTCACCGGCTCTGGTAAAACATTGTACGCAAAGCGTGAACAAGCACCGTTCTTTGAGCCAACAAAGGAGCCTGTTGGAAATCCTTTTGGTTTTGAAAGCACTACGGACTTTATGGAGTCGCGTATGGTGGAGTCGCGAAATCGTGCAAACGAACGGCCAATGGAGTCGGTGCGCGTAGGACCCGGTTTAAACGCGGGTTACACCCATTTGCCGTCTGGTGGCTACCAACAACAGGCCGGTGAAGAATATGTGCTTTACCGTATGCCGCGCACAAACGACTTGCGCGTAGCAACAAATCCTAAACTTACATATAACACACCGGTTGTACCCGGTTCCCACTTTATTACAACAAGCGGTACTGCTGAAACTGTTGGCGAAGTACGTAAATATGCACCGGATCGCTTCTACTTGAACGAGCATGGCGAGCGGAACTTTATTACATCTGTTGATACAAAGCCGACTGTGCGCTCAACACAAGTGCTGAAGGATACAACACGCCCTGATACCTCCAAAGAATATGAGGGAGTAGCGGGTCAAGTGGAAGGTAAGGCAACATACACGATCGGTAGTACGCGCACGCCACTTGCGAAACAGATGGGCGATTGGGGTTTCCGTAATGCCGATTTAACTGATAACTTTAATCCTAACACGGATGCACCTGAAAACGATTACGGTAAATCTGGCGTTGAAATTCGCCCAAATGAACGTTTTTACACGGGTGAGCGCGTTATGGCTACAAATTTAGCACCTGATAAACGCGAAGTTGAATTACCGCTTCAAGATGTTGCGCGGCCAACTCGTGCTGAGGAAACGATTGACCGTAACTGGATAGGTACGGCTGCGCCCGTAGATGCACAGCCTAAATTAACTGTTTATGACCCTAATGACGTGGCGCGTACAACAATCCGTGAAACTACGGAAGATGGTGATTACATTGGTGTAGCAGCGGGTGCAGCGGACGCGGCACAGAAACTTACGGTCTACGACCCCGACGATGTTGCGCGTGTAACTGGTCGTAACACTTTGGATGAGTGGGATTGGTACCGTAACTTTGGTCGCCAGGATACGCCCGAAAAGGCTGAAATTCGTCTTCAAGATAGGGTGCGTAATACACAAAAAGCAGCTTTGTCAAATAATCCTTACACAGGTACAGCGGTCGCTGGTAACGCAAAAGCAGAAAAGAATCGTCAGGATGCGTACGCTATGCGTCAGTATGCACAAAAAGAAAACGTAGCACGTGGTCGTGCACCGCTTGGCTCTTCCGTAAAACTATTCAACGGTGAAGATTACATAAACCAAACATACCGCCGATTGTACGAGGATAGCGTAAATGATCGCGAGCCTGGATTGGACCGCGTAAACAGCGAGCCTAGTAGCGCCGATTTTATTGGTGCACAAAGACCGCGTTCCGTACTGAAACTGGATATTAGTGCCGAACGTATGGAACCTGTTATGGTAGCAGCATTAGAACGGAATCCTTATGTGATTCCTTTGCATCAAGCCGCATTAGTAGGTGGGAAGAATGCTATCTAAACTTTCTTGAATTTCAAACAATTAATGATAGATAATCCTAAATTTGACTTGTACGCACCGCGTTGTCTAAGTGATATTGTTGGAAACAATGACACTTGGGCGAAATTATATTCAAGTATCACAAGTGATACCGCATCAAATCTTATAATTGTTGGTCCGCCAGGATGTGGAAAATCTTTATTTTTACGGTTTGCGTTATCTGGTCATCGTGTACTTAACATTGAATGTACTGCTAATTCTGGGCTTCGTGATGTCCGCGATTCTATACATATTTTTGCACATGGTGCAAAATCATGTGGCTCTCAGTTGCGATGGGTAGTTTTTGAACACGCTGATAATCTAACATCAGATACGCAGGCCTTTTTGCGTCGTATGTTGGAAACAACGGTCGAAACAACACGTTTTGTATTTGAATGTCGTGACGTAGGTGCTATTTCCGAGCCAATCCTCAGTCGCGCACACATTATTAATATTTCTGCACCCGATGATACTGAAATTTTGTATGAAATTAAGCGACGCTCAGGATTTAGTATTCCAGATAGCATTGCCACAGAAATTACAGCATTGAGTTTTGGCAATATACGCAGTGCAGTCCTTAATACACTTGCTTTTAAAATCAATGGAACCCTTTTTCATAAAGTTCACGTGGATAGTATGCTTGCTGCTCGTCCCAATGACTGTGATATTAATAAGTGGGTCAAATGGGCAATAAATACTGAAAGTGAATGCCGTAATATAGGTATTGATTTACGCGATATATTGCGACTTGGTTGGCCTAATAATCCAATTGTAAATAATACATGTACAACTTGGTCCCGGTTAGGTGGTTCAAGCCCGCGAGCGTTATTTTATGACTGTGTATACAGATTAGTAAATGCGGTATAATAATCTGAAGTGTATATGTTTGTTGTTTAGGAAAAAATGGAGCACGGCTCAATTTATTCAGAGGCACGAAATGAATACTTGAAACAACTAAGTACTTGGATAGTTCCACCGCTTGTAGAATTCTTCCGAAATGAGTATGAACGGATTTCGCGGGTGGACCGTCGTGGAGCAATGCGGGCTTTTCAAAACTTTTGTGCTGAAGTGCCCCGATGGAATCAAGATATTATTTCCGAAAATATAAACTCTATTTTGGATAATTGTCGCTGTGACTATGTGGAAGAGTTAATGACCGCTGTTTTTATTGCGCACACAAAAATGCTAACAGCGATTCGTGTAAGCACAAAGCAAAAGAAACTTTCTATTACTCTGCCAAAGTTAGACCACTTTCTTCACCGTGTATTTGTTGAATGTGCACGTAGTTTTTGGAAAGCACCGTTTTTATTTGCGGATGACCTGTCACACGTAGAGCGGCAAAAAAATGTGCTTCAAGCCGAGTCTATGTGTACGGAAGCAGTAAGCGGTGCGGTACGCTCATTGCTACCGGTTAAAAACATTTTACGGGATTATTTGGATGAGGAAGATTCAGATGAAGAGCCTAAGAAAAAGAGCACTGTGTTACAGCCCGAAGATGATTCAAGTTCAACTTCTAGTTCTGACGACGAGGCTGCTCCGTTGACAGCCGCTACTGCACCTTTCTCTGCAAGCGAATCGACTACTAATATTGAGCCCGAGGAAGTAATTTCTACAAGCCCAACGCCTCAAATACTGCCTGCCGTGGCACCTGAGCCTTTAGTGATTGAAAAGCTTGAAACACCGCCGCCACCACCGCAGCCAACTGTAAGTAACCATGTAATAACAACAGAAGATGTTAAATCATCGGATGTAAAGATTGAAAAGGTTGACACTGCTGCTCCGCTTGTGGATCCGCCTAAGTTAATTATTGATACTGAGCCATCTGTACATTTTACGCCGTACGATACAGTTTATGATGAAAATACTCCTGGTGTAAGTGAAATTCGCTATAATGAAAAGATTAGCGTTGAAGATAAGCCACCAAGCAATTGGGGACTTGAAGATGATGACGATGAAGTGCCACGTCTTACGATTGGTGGCACAAGTTCATCAATAAGTAGCGATGAAATAATTGATTTGGACGGATCTTCAACTACAAACAATATTGTTGAAGATGTTGATGCTCCACTTGGATTGACCGGCGATTTTGAGTCCATTGAGTAGAGATGGAATCACGCCGTGCTCGAGTCCGAAAGGCCTTAGGTAAATCTGTACTAACGCGAAGTAATGGTGCACGTCATTTATTAAATAATTACGAAATGACGCAAAATGAATTTAATGATCTTATGTATCCGCGTAGAAATAATATTAGCGGCAGCGGCATCGAAGGCTCTTCGCGTTTTTTGCGTACATTACGTGCCCCATATAATATGCATAAGCAAGAAGCAAATATTAATTTCTTGACACGTCCTGTTGCACGCCGCACACGTCGTACGCGTCGTAGACAGCGTGGAACGCGGAAGTAAACGCGGTAAACATTCTTTTTGACACTCAGAAACAATGCCTACACTATATCTGATTATCAGCATAATTTTAGGAGGTTGTTTAGCCCTTTTTGCGGCCGCTGGGTGGTCTTCCTATAAAGATAAAAAACTCCCGAACACACCTGATTTATTCCGATGGTTTGTTGCGGGTTCTTTAAGTTCTGGATTAGCAGCTTATGCTTGGATGTTTGGTGCTGGTGGCGACCCCGAGGCATTAATCGGTAAACTTAGTGAATCGTTAGAAGTTAAAGAGATTGCTGAAACTCTTACATCTGCAGTTGGCGGCGCAGCGGAAGGTGCAAAAAAGGCCGCTGAATCGGCAGGTGAAATGACGGTTGGTATGCCAAGTTTCTAAGTATACATATGCCGGATAGACTCGTCAACACTATCTTTCTTTTTCAAGAAAAGTTCAACATGCTTCTGCTTAACCGTAAAGGGAAGTGAGAAGCCCTCAATTGCAAACGGAACCTGCTTGGGATTATTGTAGAACCGAAGCAGATTCACCTTACTCACAATTGTCTGAATACAGCGCTTCAATTCGCGAACGCCGGCCTCACCGCCCGTATAGTGCTCAACAACATGCTGTAGAATCTCTTTGCTAATGCTGATTTTCTCATGAAGGCCAGATTCTTTCAGTGCAGCTGGTAGCAGATACTCTTCCGCAATCAATAGTTTCTCTTTCATACTGAACCCGTTACACTGAATATTATACATACGGTCACGCAAGATAGGATTAACCTTCTCGTGATTGTTATGACTGAAGATAAACAGGCAGCGACTCAAGTCCAAGTCAATACCCGTAAAGTACTTATCCTGGAAACGGTCATTCTGGCTGCCGTCCGTCAAATGGATAAGTAGATTGTTAATCTCTTCACCCTTCGGCGTCTCTGAGACCTTATCCAATTCATCAAAGTAAATAACGGGATTCATACACTTGGACTGGATTAGGATTTCCGCAATCCGACCCCAAGTAGAGCCTTCATACGTGTAACTGTGGCCATCAAGATATGAAGCGTCCGTTGCACCGCCAAGGCTGATAAAGAAGAATGGTCGCTCCAAAGCCTTTGCGACACCGTCCTTGATGATACTGGTCTTACCAATACCTGGAGGACCGTGTATGCTTAGCACATTACCATTGGCTTTAGGATTCGCAATCCAACTGGAGACAAACTGTAGAATTTGAAGTTTTGCGTCATCGTGGCCGTAAATTGCTTTTTCCATACACTTATGGACCTTTCCCATAAACTCATGGCATAGTTCAGGACCATCCTCAAGCTTTACAGGCAAGTCCTTAAAATGTCCAAGCGGCAGCCCTGTAAAGCCTGTAATCCAGTGAGAGCATTTGTAATACTCTGAACTAGCAGGGTCAAGATTACACAGAGCATTATACTTTGCCATAGCAATCCGCTGAAGCTCTGGTTTAATAGCCACCTTTTCCAGAATCTTAAACTTCAGCGGCACTTGAACCTCCGCTGGACTCGCTTTTACCTCAAGAGCAGAAAGTAGTGAGGCCTGTTTTTCTTTATTTAGTGACTTGAAGTACGTAATGTCGTTGTCAATAGTATCCTCCTCACCTGTAGTCTCCATTTGTACAAGTTCTACAAAGCGGCGGACATTTGCAGGTTCCTTTTTCAGATTGTACTTGTGAGGTTTATTAGGATCTTTACCACCACCACCTCCAAACAGGTCGCTGATTACAATATCAATGGCCCCGCCGCGATTGTTTCCACGCCTTTTGATAGGCTCCTCGTCCTCATCTTCCTCATCGTCCTCATCCCCATCATCATCCGTATATGTATCATCCTCGGTATCAACCTCCGTATTTTCATCTTCATCTTCCTCTACAATTTCCGTTGTAGTGGTTTCACTATCAGATTCCACTACCTTTTTAATAGACTTCTTTTTCTTCTTCTTATCAGATTGTGATTCCTGAGCATATTTCTTCTTTGACTTCATAGGCACTTCATCATCACTTGATTCCGATTCGGATTCAGATTCTACTACAATTTTTTTCTTCTTGGTAACCTTTTTAGGACGTTCCTCAACACTTTCATCTTCAGAATCAGAATCCACTACAAGAATAGGTCGCTTATGCTTAGCAGGAATTTTGTAGTCAGTATCAGAAGTATCACTGCCAGTCGATGGAGGAGCACGTTTTGTAATCTTAGTAATCTTTTTAGCCGCCTTTGCAGCCGCCTTACGTGGCTTTTTACTTACACCCTCCATTTCAAATATCTCAGTCTCGGATTCTTGATAATCATAATCAATCAGATTACGAATATTACCATGACTATCAAGACTACTAGTATCGTCATCGGCACTTAGTACACGCTTTTTCTTTGCGGAACTACGATCCTTTGGGTTGCGTGGCATTTTCTTTCTTGTACGCTTTGATTCCTTAAGTCTATTAAACACGGTGTCATACACACTTTGGACAATCAATTTTTGACCACGCATTGCGTTTTCAAAAATTACAAAAGTTTTTAAAACTCCTTAATGACGACGATTGGCCCGACGACGACGCGAGAAAATCTTGCTTACGGTGTTATTGATTGTACCCGCAGCCGTTTTGAGCGTCTTATCGATACCACGCACACCAGTGCCAAATACATTTACCGCAGCAGACGCCGCGGTAGTCAATGTCTTACCAGCACCAGTGCCCAAAGCACCTACCGGGCGATATACACGGCTTACGATACCCTTGGAACCACCGGCCATATTATTGCGGCGGCTTTTACGGCTCATTGCGTTCTTGCGGCTTTTACGGCTCATTGCGTTCTTGCGGCTTTTACGGCTCATTGCGTTCTTGCGGCTTTTACGGCTCATTGCGTTCTTGCGGCTACCACGACGGCAGTTACGACGAGTATTGGCCATTTTCTAGTTTATAAATTCAAAATATTTTTATGAAATTTAGTAAAACCTCAAATCCAAACGCATTTTACGCACAGCTTGGCCAACCCTTACCTGCAGCATCACACAAATCCATAATTGCAAACCGGGCTTTATTGCTAAGGCCAGATGAAGCCGCCTTAGGCTTACTTGCCAACACGCTCATACGCTTCACAAGAGCCGGGGACCAATCTGCACTACGCATAATAATTGCTGCTGAGTTACACATTGTCGAAAGACAGTCAATATACTCCTCACACATTAGAGTCTTATCGGCAATAGTATAGTTTGCCTCAATAACACCTGCGATTGTATCAAGCAATCTAGAGAATGCACCTACATCCGCCTCACCCAACTTAACCAATTCGGCTACAAACTGGCTGTATCCTCGCCGTGCGCGTTTACGCTCCTGAGCCTCAACAAAGGCCTTGTAATCTGCACTACCTGGATCTGGCTCCGTACCTGCATCTACCATCTTAAATACATTAATGTAGTCATTAAAGATTGTATTGATTACAATACGAAAGTGTGGGAACTCATCGCCCAACTCATGTAGTAGTTTCGCATATAGTGCACAGTAAGTTGACTCACTACTTGCCTTATTGAAGATAAACTTCATCAATTCATCTAGGAAATCTGTATCATCACTTGTCAGAATTTGTTGCATAAAGACTTTTGTTGCATCATAGGTACCATGACCAAGACGATTAATCTTACCCTTTACACGAACAAGCATACGGTCTTCAACATCAACGCCTGCACGAAGTGCCGCAGAACTAAACTTAACAACCGCTGGCTCGTGTACGACATCCTTATCAGCTACAGTTGATGTAACTACTGGTGCAGGTGCTACTGCTGCTGATTGTACGCCACCACCACCCCGACGACGCCCACCGCCCACAACAGTTGTAAAGCCATCTTCAGAGGTTGTTGGATGACTCCGTGGTGCACCTCGGAAACTTCCAAATCGATCACCATCTCCAGAACCTGCTCCTCCTCCCCCTGAAACACCACCAAGACGCCCAAAGCGCGGTGCCGGTGCTACAACGGGACGACTCTTGAAGAAAGGATGAGAAGCCAAAGCCTTTGCGGCTGCCTCTGGACAAACTGGTGCAGTGCCGCGAAGTGCAAGAGCAGCCGCAACCCGGTCACTGATTGTGGAAGAACGAATGGAAACTGCCATACTAGAACGAACGGACATATTGAAAGAAATATTTGAACGCAGAAAGTATCCTCCACTATCCATTACAGAAGTGGGGATAACAATCAATTTTTGCGAAATCGGCACATTTATTTTTTGGCTCTCTTAACTAATATGTTAGGAAGCCAAGTAGCATCAGACCTAGATCTAGAAAATTACAAAATTCCTACTTTACTTACATGGGGACATACTGTATTTCAAAAACGACTTCAAGAAACCACAGATAATATAAAAACTCTGAAACAAATACAACTTCCATTAGCCGCATTAAAATTTAACAATAATATTAATGAAAAAGTACGATTAATTTTGGAATCAATAAAAACAGATGTAAAAGATGTAGAAACTTGTATATGTGAATCTGACCCGTTGGCTGAAGAATCAATAAAGCAAATTTTTTTTAGTAAAGATGCCCAGGCACGATTCTTGAATTCAAACAATGCGTATTTAAATCTTATATTTCACTGGAAATCATTAGTGCTTCCTGGTTTTTCTGTCTTGGCACCGCTACTTGGAATTTTAGTTCCATTTTTCCTTTTAAAGTTAATAAATCGTGGTATGTCAGTGCCAGATTATATGACCCATTTACGTGCTTCAATACTTAAACAAATAAGCGTTCCAAATTTTCTGAAAGCCCGTCACGCTGGAGACCGGTTGGGTGGCTTTTTTGAAATGCTTTTTATTGGTTTTACGGTTGTAATGTTTATAAGTGGCATATGGAATCAAGTTGCTGCAGCACTTCATTATCGTTCTATTTGGAACAGCCTAACGCAACGCGGTGAAGCGGTGTCAAACTTACTAAAAGCTGCTGCTGAAATTTTACATACTTTAGAAAACTCACCGGCTGGACACACGCGGAAGGCTTTCAAATCTCTTATAGTAAAGGGAAAAAATGCTATTGAAGAATGTAACGGACTCTTAAAGGGAAGCCCAATTGTTTGCTCTGGCCTTTTATGGAATGATTCATCGCGGATTTTTGCTTTACGTGATTGGTTAGGATTAGTAGATGCTTATAGTGCCTTAGCAACACTTCCTATATGTATTGTTAAATACAGTTGTGATTTACACATAGATATAAAAGACTTGAAACACCCTTATTTAGAATCTTGCGTTCCAAACAATTATAAATCGCGTGGTCATAGTGTATTGACTGGACCAAACCGCGGTGGTAAATCTACTTTTTGTAAAGCGTTAGGACTCGCATTAATAACCGCACAAAGTTGGGGATTTGCTAATGCATCTTATATGATATTAAAACCATTTGGTGGAATATATACGGCCTTAGAACCAGCAGGAAAACTCGGATATGCTTCGACTTTTGAGGCAGAAATAGTTTTTGCTAAATCCGTGCTCGAGCGTAATGAACGTCCATTATTTGTGATGATGGATGAAATATTTCACTCAACAAATGCTATAGATGGTATACGTGCAAGCGGCGTTTTTATGTCAGCACTATATGAAAAGGTGGATGTAATGTCTATAATTAGTACACATTATCGTGAATTAGCAACATCTTTTGAGGATCGTTGTACTTCATACAAAATGGTTGCAGATACTGGAACTGATGGACTTATATATTCCTACAAAATTGCACGTGGAATAAGTGAATTAAGCAGCGTAGATGAACTATTGCGGTTTCACGGATTATTTACGCCCGGCACAACGCACTGCGGTTTTAAGCAGCAAAAAAACGACGCGGCTGAATCAGAATGAACCTTTCGGATACCTTCTATGTCGCATTATGTATGACTGTTTTAATAATCGGTGTTGTTTACTGGTTTTGGACACAGAACCAGTATATTCAACGCAAGTTGAATTTGCTTGAAAACATTGTGTATGATATGAAGTCTAGTATGGTTTTTAACAATAAACACGATACCCCGGATCAGGTAGAAAAGGTATTGGCTGCGGCACAGTCTACTGCTACGGATTATGTACCCCTTGAAGCCGACGATGATGTAGATGCTATTTTAGATTCAATGACAAAACAAGAAACTGTATTAGAAGAAACGCAAGTACATGATATTTCTGGTGTTACTTCTATGAATGGTCCAACATTAGTAACAACAGATAATGGCACGGGTATTGTTGCCGATGATAATCTTGATGAGTTACAACCAGGTGGCATTACACTTGTTGGCGAAGATGTTTCCGATACAAGCAATGAATCAGTGCTAAATGCTATGGGTTTGAAAGAGTTGCGTGAACTAGCAAAGCAGAAAAATATTGGAGGAGCTAAAACTATGCGTAAACATGAATTAGTCGCTGCGATTCGTGCTAGTAAGACTAACGTTACGCCTTTTGAAATTCGTGAAGGGACACTTGATTTGAATTAAATACCGCGGCCTTCCGAATTTAAGCAACGGCTTTAATTAGTGTCAGCCTACGTACGACCAGTATAAAACCGAAATTAAGCAACGCCATCGGAGTTGCTTAATTTAGGTTTTCTACAACAGCACCGCATAAAAATCGCCGTCAACAGCAAATGAGTGCTTTAGGATATGCTCCGACAGGACCTAACCCCTCAGGCACGGCCTGTTTTACTACCGTTGACCCACATTATGCACGTACTGGTGCACCCGCTCGTATGGCAGATGGTCGTATTATGACCGACTATCGTCCACGATGCTTTCAATATCCAGTAGCAGCAGCTCAACGCTGGGGTGATAACGACGCTCGTAATCGTATGATTCACGGTGCGGATGAGCTTATGGAAGCCGCACGGCAGATGAATAACCGCAAGGTCCTTCCAACTGCGTGCGTGGATACAATGGTACCCGAGTTATACAAACGCGTTTGTACTTGGCGTGGATGTAAAACTATTCCCGGTAACTTTATGGGCATTGGTACTGGTCGTATTTATGTGCCTGAATATGAAGGTGCAGCGGCCGAGCCACAGGTACTATCAGACGTATCTGTACCTCGTATTTTTAAGACCTTTGAACGTCAGCCGCCGCGGATTGGTTCTCAGTGCGCGATTGGCGACCCTGAGACTATGTGGATGATGAAAGGCCCTGCGGCGGCATATGGCGGTGCCGCCAAGTCGCATCCTTACTCGGCCCCACGCGAATAAGAGGCATATTGCTTTAGACCTGCGCGCATTTAAAATGCGCGCGGTCTTGTTACCCTTGCGTGATGAAAAATGATGCCATTTGTGGAAAAATCCCAAGGGGATTTTTCCATAAATGTGCTCATTTTAAATCCGCATGGGTCTAAAAAACTATTTCAAATAAATAATAGAATGGAGCACCCTTCTTTTGGAACCGGTGTTGAAGGCGTTGTACGCCGCAACCCCAGCGACGGCTCAGTAACCATAAGTGGACGTGTTACAGGTCTTGGCTCAATGCCACAGAAAATAATCTGGATTGCGGCAGCACCTGTTACACGCGGAATAGGATTTAGCGGCTCTGGTCAACCGTATCCAAGTCGTACTATTGCACTAGAAGGAACACCTAATCGCGGCACTGTGGATAGTCCAGATGGTACGTTTATTATCCGGTTAGCCGGCATTCCCGCCGGATATTTTTCAGGACTAGGTTCTACCTATGTGCCGCCGCTTGTAGAGTTTTTGAGCACCACGCGCGACGGAAAACGTCTTCATTCATCGCTTTGGATAAATGATACCGCGGCACCTTATCGTTGGAATTCAGGTGCACCTGCTCCACTCCGCCCATCTATACCTAACCCAGAATCCATGGGCCGTGCAATGTACTACGCTGGACGCGATATTATGCCATTGTTTGATAACCAGGAAGCACAACTGCGCGCAAAAGGCTATCCAAGCGAAAATACGCAACGGGGATGGCCGTCCGCGGAGGATGCGCATCCATGGAAGCATGTAGTGCCACCTGCGTAATTGCCGTACCGTGGCTTTCCTAATTTAAGCAACGGCTTTGCCGTTGCTTAAATATCGTCAGCCTACGTACGACCGATAGAAAACCGAAATTAAGCAACGCCAAAGGCGTTGCTTAATTTCGGTTTTCTACGGTAGAGAACTGAATTTAAGCAACGCTTTTAGCGTTGCTTAAATTTTGTATTCTAGTTGTCGTATGTAGGCCGACGAAGTTTTTCTACGGTATATGATAGCAAATTTAAAATTATGTAAAATAATTTTCGTATATATTTCAAATTTACTATTAATGTCCTAAAGAATGCCCGTGTTAAGTCTGTGCACCAGTGCGACATATTTCATAAAAGTTTGTACCATCTGAAATAAAGGAAATAGAGTAGTACTGGTTTGCGGGTCCCGCTGCCGCCGTTGTGACAAGTGTACCAGCAGAAAAAATATTACTACCAAATGTAAAAGTAGTATTTTGAACAGTAGTTGCCGTGATAATAAGTGTGAATCTTGACCCTGCTGTTTGAGTTGCCGAAAGGTTGAGCGTGATTGATGCAGCACCGGATGGGGGAGAAGCGGCAATCGTGAAAAGCTGCCCAAGTGTATAATCAATCGTCTGTGCCGCCGCTGCACCGTTTGCCGTAATACTTGTAAGTGCTGTAACAACTGAACTCCGAATCTGACCACTTGAAGTAACAATCTCTCCACCTGCTGTTATAGTACCGCGTGTATAAACAGACGGGCCCTGGTCTGTTGTACCAAGAGTTGGTTCTACACCATCATCCAAGTAGGTTGGCTTATCAGTATTATAGATTTGGAAAACTTGTGCATTCGGGTCAATAAAACCATTCAAGAAAGTTATTGGGTCATAGACGCCTACCATATATGTAGTGATACCTGGGTTTGCACTCGGATACAACTTGCGACCGTTTTCACGCAGTACGCGTCCAGCCGGACAGTTACTTGCTGTAGCACCCGTAACAGCACTTAACGTTCCTACAGTATCTAGCGAGGATGTCAGTGATGTAGTATAGGTATAAAAGTAACTATTAAATGCCGCTGTAGAAATATATTGAAGACGCGGGGTGTTCAAAATGATGCTCCATTTGTGCGTCCGATAGTAGCCATTTTGTTTCTACTTGGGTTTCAAAAAAAATTGACCTTGCGTTCGAGTGTTTACAAAGACGCGGTGAACTTAGTAGGATGAAACTTACTTTTCTTCAATCGGGTCCTGTTAGTGTCTGCGGCATAGCCGATGGTGCCGCTGTAGACTCCTTTCTTTCTTCCCACGGAATACGCGTTGTTCCGTGGTGTTCTCGTATTGTTGCGTTAATCGCGGGCTCACGTGCGTCCGGAAAATGGAAACACGCTGAAGCGGTTCGTACCGGAATTCCAATTATTCAGGAATCCGATTTATTTAGCCTTGTATCAGAATCAGTAGCACCCGCAGAACTATGGGTGGATAAGTACAAACCGCGCAGTCTTAAGGATTTGATTGGAAACGCCGATGGAATTTCTACACTTCAAACGTGGCTCAGCACTTGGTCTGTTAGTATGAAAACACCACACGGTGCACTTGTTACAGGACCACCTGGCATTGGTAAAACAACTACCGTCCATCGTTTATGCGAGTCAGTTGGCTACAGAGTAGTAGAATTTAACGCAAGTGACGCACGCTCCGCTTCCGCAATTCGCACCATCTTTGAGGATGCAGCCAAGAGTGGTTTTATTGGCACGCGACGATGCGTTGTGATGGACGAAGTTGATGGTATGAGTAGCGGAGACCGCGGAGGCATTGGAACGCTGGCTCGGCTAATTCACGAATGTGCGTTCCCCGTTATTTGTATCGCTAATGAACGTGGCGGACCACGGCTTCGACCCCTTGTATCAGCGTGCCTTGACGTACGCTTTAGTCGACCCGTAAAAACTACAATCGCAAAAACACTGTTGACGCGTGTTTGTGTTCCTGAGGGCGTAAAAATCAATGCGGCGGATTTAGAAGTGCTGTGCGAGCGAAACGGCAATGATATTCGTGCGATTCTGAACTACCTACAATTTGTGTATGGTGCTGCTTCGTATAAGAAGCGCGGTGCTGCAGGTGGAAAAGATGAATATATGCGTATTGACGCTTTTACTGCATCGGGTCGTCTTTTCGGATACCACGGCGATGCTGCGGCGGGACCAAAGTACAATTCTATTGATACGCGAATGAACTTAGTCTTTGTAGACCACGGGATGGTACCACTCATGATTGGCGAGGCGTATCCTGCGGCGGCTGGACGTGGTCGTGGCTCTGATGCTGCGAAACTTGCCGCGGCGATGTCTGCGGCTGATGCGATGAGTTCTTGGGACATAATTGATTCTCGGATTATGCGGAATCAGGCGTGGGGTTTGTTACCCGCCGCTGCTGCGGCTGTTGTGGGTGCGGCGGCGGCGGCACGTGGTCCGGCACCATTCCAAATTTTCCCGTCGCTGCTTGGCAAAATGAGCAAACGTGGAAAAATACGCCGTGCGCAAAATGACATGCGTCGTCGTGCGCGTATAGGCTCTGAATATGAACTTGCAGATATGCGCGGACTGCTACGCTCGAAGCTGTTTGTTTCTGGCGGGGACGCTATGAAAGTATGCGATACTCTTATGAGTATGGGTTTGACGCGCGATGATATGTTTGAGACACTTAGTGAAACAGTCTTTACAGGCGATGAAAAGACGGTATGTATTGATTCGAAACTTAAGACAGCAATAACTCGGGAAATGACTCGACGCATTTCAAAACTGGTCAAGTTGAGTAAGATTGAAGAAACAACCGCGGACGAAGATCCTGAAGATTACGTCGATTCGGATGATGAAATAGATTATTCATTGGGGATTTAGCAATTTCTTCCAAAATTAAGGAACGCCATTGGCGTTGCTTAATTTTAGTTTTATACGGTAAAGAAGTGCCGAACACTACTTTTTCTTGTAATAATTTTTATGACGTACGCCTCCAAAACGGCGAGTTTGGCGCCGACGCGTTGTTCCGTTCATTAGTCCTGCTGCTGCTGGTGCCAGTGCTGGTAGTGCCGGTGCCACTATTGAGGTATCGCCTTGTATAGCAGATATCATATGTGCACCGGTTACTGGGTCTAATTCACGATTCGCAATCTGCTTCCTAATGCCATTAATAAGTTTAATTTGTTCTCCATTAATAAGTAAATTATTGTATATATTTTCTAAAAATTGTGAAGTTATTGCTGCAACATATAAAGGTGCTTTCGCACCTTGAATTAAAAGATACACTAAACTTCCTATTAAAATAGCAACTGAGCAACCACCTATTGCCCCTATAATCACAACATCACTACGTCTTCCAACTGAACGTGCTGTCTTTAACAATTCAAAATACATAGTGCTTTTCAACGGCACAACATATCCACCTTTTAGATATTTTACATAATGTGTTTCATATTTGCTAGCAATGTCAATGACATCTTCTTTTGAACTTGGAAATCGAATGCCGGCAATATCAGCATCATCAATATTTTTTATGATTCTTGTGTACATGTCCTTTTTTTCTTCTTTTGTTGCTACAGCCCGTTTATTGTTAAACAAATTTCGTAATTTTTCGGCACCCGATGCATCTTGTGTAAGTATTTCTTCGAGCTTTTGCCTGAGTACATCACCCATTTCCATTCTTTTATACTCATCATTTGCCATTTTTCCATAGTTTGTAACTACTATATCACTTACAGATTTCAGAAGATCGACGACTTCGCTAACTATAACACTTTCACCTGCCATCGGCATACCTTCTATAACTTTGTGTAGTGCTTTATGCGTAAATATTTTAGCATTTTCAAAATCAACAGGATTGATTAATAGCTCATTTCTAAATCGGCCAGTATTTGAAGGCAATCCTACTCCATCAGGTCCATTAAAGACTCTTACTAATTCTTGTACTTTGGCGACTATTTCAGGGTCGTAATCCTTTTCCTTCATTACATCTGCCACCCCATTAATAAATGCAGAAATTGTAGCTGGAAGTCTACCGGCCGTACTGGTTATTTCGGCCGCAGGTGGTGCCAAATATCCAGCAATTTCACGAGTCTTGGCACCGCGTGGTTTGAATAGATTTAAAGCAGATTCCTCAGCAACGCACGGATCAACCCTACCAAAGAACGAGGTAAATCCACCAGGTTTTTCACCCTTGGTTCGACGGCACACACTCAAAGCAAGGCGTAGCGCTTTTCCTTCTTCCTCGATATTTTCTTGAATCCTTGGCCATTCTGTTATTATTAATGGGTTTCTCAAAACAATTTGAAGTTTATTTGTAAAATTTGTTGAGGCTGATGTGGACGCACTTTCCCAATTTGTTTCTTTTAGTTCCAATCGAGTTGCTGAATCTCCCAAAGGTGGTGGTGTGAAAATAGCATTATTTTGTAGATTATAGTCAATTAGAAAAGGCACAAGTGTTTCAGGAATGGCTGGATTAATTGGTGATAATGGTTCAAGTGTTCTACCAATTATTGGAAATTCACGAAGTAAAACCTGTGTTGAATGTGCCATCTGTCCAAGATAATAAGAACTACTTTCGGCAACATATGTAGCCGAATTAGCACCCCATACACCAGCAATAGCAACAGCGACAATTCCTGCTATTTTTCGTAAACTCCAACCGGCAAATCTAGCATAATCTTCTGCGGCCTCTTCGTGAGCTCTACGAGTTTGACGAGCTGCTAATCTCCGTGCGCCTTGATAAATTACACCCGCTTCAGCTATATCAGCCATATTTCTGGCTCTTCTTGTTGTTTCCCCAGGAGTAGCACGCGGGGGAGTATGAACTCCGCCGTGCATCTTTTGAGTAGTTATTCTGCGACGTCCTCCCTTATAATTATTAGCAATTAACGGATTAAAAAACGCAAGCGAACGATGTACAAAATTGTCAATCTCAATATATAATTCTTGAATCTCGGCTGGAACAGTATAATTTTCGATTAAAAATCGCATTATTTCAAGATTTGTCAACATGCTGTTTTCAATGGTTTTTTTTACTATCAATACTTTCTCAGGTGACAAATCTTTTAAAAGTTTAGCATTTTGTTCAATAATTGCTGATAATTGGTCAAAAATAGTTTTACTTGTCGCCATCTCTAAATAAAAATTACATTAATATTGGAAGACAAGGACGAAAATCTTTTATAACTTCTTTTTTGGGTGTTTTTGAAGAAATACTGCACCATTGAGGACCGTAATACCGGTCAAAAAACCGTTCTGGATGTTGAAAAATTGGAAGACGCAGCGGACCAAAATTTACGCGTTCGCGACTAATTATTTGGTCGGGGTCTAAATACATTTTTTTACGTCCTACAATTTCATTATCACTTGGCCTCCAAACATTTTCTAGTGGTTTGTATTCAAATAGATACATATCTACATTCGGAAAATCGATGGTTGGCATATAAATTTTGTACCAACCGCGTCCGTCACTCCAGTGCGTATAACGCTTTATGATAAGTTGTCCTGTTGAATTTCTTACAATAGTTGGTAATTTCTCACTAAATTCATCGCTGCGTGCTAAAAGGTCAGCATCTTCATCCCAAGGAATCAGACCGCCGCGAAGCACTGCACCTAATGCGGTTCCACAGGCAATACTGTAGTTTAGACCAGATCTGTGTGCTATGTTATCAAATCTACGCAATATTTCGTATAAAATGTTTACTTGATGTTGTGATAAGACTTGCGGTGGTGCTCCAATAGAATTATCCATTTAGTATGGATTGTGTATAACTTTTCATTTCACTACACGTGAAATGTAAGGTTAGATTGGGTGTTTTAAGCCATCTTGAATCCGCCGGCCAGCTGAGAGCCAAGGGCCAGACCGGCACCCTGACGGGAAGTCAGGCCAATGCTGGGGGACAGCAGGTCCAGGATAGCAAAGACCACCGCGGCCACTACGGCCACCGTCGCGATCTCTTCCACATTCGGGACCTTCTTAGGGATAATAGTCATCGCCACCGCTACGGCAAGACCCTCCAGGAAATATTTGATAGCGCGGGTAAGCAGTTCAGAACCAGAGAAAGCGTCCATTATTTTATATACGGGGGCTCGAAAATTTTTTCCGCGGCGGTCTAAGGCCAAAGCTGCGTTAAAACCGGAGGAAACAAACATCTGGAACGTTAGAAATCATGGCTGAAGAGCGAAAAGAAGTATATCTCGAGGCTGATAAAGAAGTGCCGGGGCAACACTATGCTTGCGTAAGTTTTGTGAGCCCTAATAAAATCTTGGCCGATAAGCGCCGTTATTTTTTTAGTGAGTTTCTTAAAGACTATGGTGTTCAGTACAAAATCCGGGCTACTGAGACTTTTATTATGAGTCAAATTAACAAGGTCCAAAATTCTCTTGCGGCTGCACAAGATGTTCTTGAAAATCTTGTATTAAAAGGTGCTGAAGCAAAAGTAGAGGATATTTCGGGCGCATTGGCCGCTGTTAAATCTACGCGTGCTGGTATGACAGTGGATGCAGCAGCGGATATGGAAGCTCATGTAAAGGAAAATCAAAGTGATTTTCGCAATGATGTTATCACGGAGGCATATGAAACCTTTATGTTTAAAAACAAAAAGCGCTTAGAGGATGCTTTCTTTGAGAAAAATGAGTTCCACACTACGGTTCAGGGTCTGAAGATTCGTGGAGTTTTCGACACCTATGGTGAAGCAATGGCCCGGGCTAAGACTCTTCAGAAACTTGATCCTTCCCACAATATCTATATTGCGCAGGTTGGTCACTGGGTGCCGTGGGACCCTGAGCCGCACGAGGTAGGTGATAGTGAGTATGCGGATGACCAATTGAATACGTTGATGAAGAAATACAAAGAAAATGAATCTAAACGAGACGAGTTCTTTGCGGAGCAAAAGGCGGGTCGCATTATGGGTGCGGGCGGCGCGGGTGGTCAAAAGCCGCGCGGTGTAACTGCCGGCTCAGGAGCGCCTGGCACCGGTAATGCAACCACGGAAGCAGTGCCGCTTGAAATGTTCAACGGCGAGGACCTTTTCACTCGGCGAAAGCGTGAAGCGGCTTCAGGTGGTTCATCCATTTCATATGCTTAAATTTTTTTTTATATAAAATCATTATGATTTGTATCTTGATGATTTTGCCGTAGAAAACCTAAATTAAGCAACGCCAATGGCGTTGCTTAATCTCGGTTTTCTATCGGTCGTACGTAGGCTGACGATATTAAAGGCAGGCTTAGCCGTTGCTTAAATTCGGAAAGCCACGGTAGTCCGACGAAATTTAAGCAACCGCAACACCCTTAGTTAAATTCAGAAGGCTACGGTATTACACAGCCTTTTGAATTTGGAAATAGGGATGGGCATTTCTTAAAGAAACGTCCTTCCATATTAATTAATTTTGATTTTTACAATATTCATTACCAAATTCATATAAAATCTATTCATTATGAATAAAGTATAGATGTCTTGGCAACCCAATAAATGGTAAATTTTCTTTGTAGATTAAAGTCGGAAACCCAACTTCACCAATATCAATTCCATCTAATTGATGGTCATATTTTTTATTTTTGTCACCTTTGTGAAATGTACCAATTTTAGATTCAATGACTTTAAAATTATGCAATGAGCTAAAGTAAAATCCGCCATCTGTCCATCTTTCAATATTATTTATACGTAATTTTGCATTACGCTGAGAAACTTCTTTATATGAATGTATTTCTTTTGTTGTCTCACCTACATAAATATTAGTTGGTAGATATTTTAGTGATTCAGACAAAAAATTCATATTAATTGGATAAAAGTCTTCTTCAAAATTATAATATAACAATCAAATTCACAATAAGATTTTAAAAAATTAAATGTATCATATAAACCAGCGATTGTCCCACCATAATTAAAATTATTTAGTACAATTATAGTCTCACCGGTCAAATCAAATATTGTTTTCTTCAAATTTTCTGAAATATTATCACGAATATCGGCATCATGTATATCAATCATTACATTTAAAATCATTGAAAATGTACTATCTTTATAAACATTTCTTAATTCTTGAATACACTTATGATGGTTGACTATATTGGATAATTTATTTTTACCATAATAGTAACATAATCCATAGAAAAAAATCATTAATTATCTAATGATATGAAACTTTAGATTTACCATGGCTTTCCGAATTTAAGCAATGGCAAAGCCTGGCTTAAATATCGTCAGCCTACGAATAACCAATAGAAAACTGAAATTAAGAAACACCTTCGCAATGCTTACTGTGGCTTTCCAAATTTAAGCAACGGCATAGCCGTTGCTCAAATATCGTCAGCCTACGTACGATTTCTACGGTAATTTCAGTTTTTCTAGGCTACGGTATTTTTAAATTTATAGTATCTTTTTCTTAATAAAATGAAGCCATACTTACTTTACATTGATATCGCAACTTTTATTAATGATTCCGATATCTCAATGGAAAAAAATATTTTACGTAGATCACAGATTCAAAATGGGCTTGAAAAACTATTTGAATATAATTTTGCTTCAAAAAACTGTGATATATTAATTACAGATAACACTTGTGCAAAATTACCTGAAGAGTTTTTAAGTATGTTGCCTGAAAACACTATCGTGCGTTGTTTTGACGAAAACAAAGTAGGCGCGAAAAATAAGGGCGCTGGACTGCTACAAAAATGGCTTTATAATATGGAAATCATGAAAAATTATCATTGGATTATACATTTTGAGGGTCGACAATTACTTCTTTCGCACGTTTTCTTTGACCATTTTTTTTCAAGCCCTGCGCCTTACTTTCGCTATGGCTCTAGAGATAGTAGTATCAAAAATCATTTTTATACAGGCATTTTTTCAATAACTAGCGATGACTTATTTAAGTTTTGTTTATATATGCCTATTGAAAAACTATTGCGCGAATCTATAAGTATTGAATATCCAATGCGAGATTTTATGATACATAAAGCACAAATATTGACCAAGGTTGAACTACGCTGGTTTCAAGCTAGAAAAGAATATATTGATTTATAAAGGTCTAAAGAATGGTATTGAGTATAAATCAAAAAATGCTTGATTTATACTGTATACCTGGCACAAGTAATATTTGTAAACGTGAATTAGAAGGCCTCGAATATAACACAGAAGCAACATGGCCTACATTTCAAGAAGACTGGATAACACTAAAAAAAAATATTACTGAAGATGTGTCTAGAAATAATGGCAAATTATATCTACGTATTTTTGATGGTGAATTTTGGTTTTTACAGGGGCAAAAAGTAGGTAATGTTGGGACACGTCATTGTAGTAAGTCTCTAACATCAGAATTTCTGAAACCTTTTTATGATGGGTTTTTATGTGCAGATATAGTTTCCACTCAACTTTATGAAAATGAAATGCTGAAGTATAAAAAATTATTTCCACAAAGGCCATTTGATATTCCTATGGAACTTATTTATAGCCTCATAAGTTCAAGATGGATTTTTCAGCAATTTCCTGATTGTATAGCATTAATAGGAGGTAATGGTAAAATGAAAATAATTAAGGAATTAATGAAATATCATACTTATCGAAACTATTTGGGTATAACTGATTTTTGTGACTATATTTCTGTGCCTGAGCGCCTTGCGTGCGATAATACAGAAGAGATTTTTCTTTCGATTCGTGATAAAATAGCGGCAAGTCGAGCAAAAATATTTCTTTTTGGCATAGGAATATCCAAATTAGCTATAGCACACAAATTCAAAACATTGCGAAGCGATGCACAATTCATCGATGTAGGATGCGGAATAAGCGCACTAGCTGGTACAACATCAATAGAAAGACCGTATTTTGGTAGTTGGATAAATCATCGCTTACATTGTTGGGATTATAGTGACGTTGATCCTATTGATTTTCGCGATACTGAACATTTAAATGTTGTTTATTTAGACTAATATATATAAATGGAGTTTCGTATATTAGATAAAAGTGATTATGCCGCCTATAAAATACTAATAAATGATTTTCGCAAAACTGAATTTAGCGAAAAGCAATTTGAAGAAACTCTTGATTACATACAAAAGTTTGGAAATATTTATGTTGGAACACTAAGTGGAGAATTGATAGTTACTGGTACACTGCTTTTTGAAAAGAAACTTATTTTTGATACTTGTACATTAGCACATATTGAAGATGTTTGTGTAAAAGCATCACATCGACGACTTGGGTATGGAAAATTGCTTATTAAATATCTTTTAATGATTGCTAAAAATAGCGGATGCTATAAAGTAACGCTAGATTGTAGCGATGCTAATGTTGAATTTTATAAAGCGTGTGGTCTGAATAATAGAGGACACCAGATGTGTGAACTAACCCAAAATCTTTAAATATTGTAAAAAATCGGTAATATACCGTGGCTTTCTGAATTCAAGCAACGGCAAAGCCTGGCTTACCGTGGCCTTCCGAATTTAAGCAACGGCAAAGCCGTTGCTTAAACTTCGTCGGCCTACGTACGACCGATAGAGAACTGAATTTAAGCAACGCCTTTGGCGTTGCTTAAATTCAGTTCTCTACGGTAAATATCGTCAGCCTACGTACGACCGATAGAAAACCGAAATTAAGTAACGCCGCTGGCGTTGCTTAATTTCGGTTTTTACGGTAATGACGCTACCGTTGTGCGTTACTATCTGGGGCAAATAAGTGTGGCGGAGGGGAAACTATCAAATGTTTTTATATCTAAACTTGATTTGTATTTATCTAATACTGGCACAATTGGATTTTTTTTGTATTTTAACATCCATTCAACATTATCTCGCTCTACACTACCACCTTCTAATATCATTACTCCACGTGGTGATATTTTTTTAAGATAATTTTGAATAGCAAATTCATACACATCACCATTATTGGCAATATCAATATGTAAAATATCAATAGTACCATCTTCAATTGTATTATATTTAGTGTAAAAATCACCATCTTCTATAAACACATTTGGGTACATTGCAAATCTTTCTTTGATATTGCGTTTAGCTGAATTTCCAACAAATTTCTCAAAAATATCATACGCATAAATTCTGGTATTATCTGAAGCACAGCTACGAAAATGCTCCAAAGAATAACCGTTCAAAATGCCAAATTCGACTATAGTCTTTGGCTTTATTTGCCAAGTTAATAATGTAAATAAATCACCATATGTAAGTGTTTTATTTGAATACGATGATTCCATCATAAATTTAGTGGTCTAAACAAACTGTTTAGTTTATATATATATATATTAATGGATATAGACACTCTTTTAAGTCACTGGCCACTGGATGCATGGTCGATTGGCCCTCATACATTCAAAAAAATAACTGAAATTGTCCCATTAAATTCGACTATTTTAGAATTTGGTAGTGGTAGAGGAACAGAATTATTGTCAAAATTCTACAAAATGAAATCTATTGAAGATGATAAAACTTGGATAAACAAATATGATTCAACATATTTTGAAGTACCTCTAGTGCCTTCAAATAATAAATTTCCAGAATTTCCAACTGACCCCTATTGGTTTGATGAAAATATATTAAAAGAAAAGATAAAAAGTGTTGGTAGTTATGATGCAATTTTAGTCGATGGACCTAAAGGATATCGCGGTGGTCTTTACTACAATCATCAACTTTTTGACTTTCGCAATAAGATTGTAATTTTTGATGATGTTCATAGTTCTGACCATCATAAACTAATGACTATGATAGCAAATGATGTGGAACGACCTTTTTTTGTATTTAATGATACTCACGGTAAAAAGTATGGTATATTGGTCTAAAACAACCTAAAATATATAATATCAGCAAGAATGTCATCAATTCCTTTGTTCAAGGTTTTCATGAGCGATACTATTGTTACACCGATGACTGCCACTCTTTTATCTGGTCATATTACGCAGGGGCCACGTGTAGAAGAATTTGAGGATAAATTAAGAACACTTTTTAATCATCCATATATTGTAACATTAAATTCAGCGACATCTGGAATTACACTTGCTTTACGTATGATAAGAGATAGTCTGCCGTTATTACCAGATAATGAATTTTATGAAGTGTTATCTGTACCATTGACGTGTATGGCAACTAATGTGCCTATTTTAGCAAACGGTTTCAAGATAAAATGGGTAGATGTCGATCGTGAAACTGGTCTTATTGATCTAGTAGATTTAGAACGTAAAATTACAAAATCAACTCGAATTTTGACTTTCGTTCATTGGGGTGGTTACCCAGTTGATTTAGATAGTTTAAAAATGATTCTTGACCGAAAAGAGTTGGAACTTGGATTTCGCGTTCAAGTTATCGAGGACTGCGCGCACGCATTTTTATCAGAATACAACAATAAACTTTTAGGAACACATGGGAATTTTGCTATCTTTAGCCTTCAAGCTATTAAGCATTTAACAACTGGAGATGGAGGTCTTTTATTCTGCCCATCAAAGGAATTTTATGAATCTGCGCGAATTTTGCGTTGGTATGGTATAGACCGAGATAAAAGGAACTATAAAGGCACCGATTTTAGACTTGAAGCAGATGTCAAAAATTGGGGATATAAGTTCCATATGAACGATATAAATGCTACAATAGGATTAGCAAATCTTCCACATATACCTGAACTAATTGAAAAGGCGCGTGAAAATGCACGTTTTTATGACCAAAATATAAAAAATTCACAAATTAGATGTCATCAATATTATTCAGATTCACGAAAATCAGCATATTGGTTGTATACAATTATGGTAGATGAAAAACAGAAATTCATTGATTATATGAAAGAAAATGAAATAATGGTGTCGCAAGTCCACCAGCGAAATGATGTTCACACTTGTTTTAATGATTTTAAAACTGAACTTGTTAACCTTGATTATGTTGAAAATCATATTGTATGTATTCCAGTTGGATGGTGGATAACACCTGAAGTCAGAAGCAACATTGTTTCGATAATTAATAAGTTTTCATTACTTTAGATTTACCTAAAAATACGAATTTAAGCAACTGCAGGTAGGGATGTGCATTTCTTACAAAAAAAATAGTAAACTGAAAAACTGGCAAAGTCAGGTTTTCAGTTTTTTTTCTATAGTAATTTGATAAGAATCCAGGTTGGCTGAAATCAAATGTTTTGAAAGTGAGTTTTAGGGGAGGGCGAATGCCCCCCCCTCCTCCCCTATTCTTAATTTCGATTTTCTATCGATCATACGCAAGCCGATGACATTTGAGCAATGGCTCTGCCGTTGGTTAAATTCGGAAGGCCACGTTAACCTTTTTTATAAAAACAGTTTTAAAAATGCCTCCATCTTAGCATTATATAAAGAGAGTCTATGAATATTTCTATGTCGTAATGAACCTATACCAAAACAACTGCCTGCCCTAAAATGTAATACACTTTTATTTGCCCAACTATCGATAAGATGGTATGATGTATCTTTATTAATTGGCACATCTAAGGGAATAATTGTATGACCATTAGGTATACGATAATTATACGAATACCCATCATAATGACCTAATTTTTGTATTTTATAAGAAGGATTTTTTTCAATAAAATTTAAGATATCGCTACCAGTATCAGTTCCCATCGTGTTATCCCATCGAATCTCATTAATATTTTTCACTGTCTTTATGTTGATGAAAAATAAACCTGTATGAATATAAAATCGCGTGGACGTTATGTAGATAAGCGGTCCTGCTAAATCTGCATTATTTAATAATTCTGATAAATTTGTATTTTTACAAAAAAAGGCATCACTGTCTATATAACATAAATAATCATATTCTAAATATGATGAAAAAATACTTGATATATTTTTGTTAAACCAATTAAAATTTTCAATATGTCTAGCACTGCTATGATTGATTCTACCCTTGTCATTGTGTATACTTTGAGGCACCTTTATGTGTATAAACTCTGCTTTTTCAGCAGCAGCAAGAATAAGACTATAGCAATCATTAGATTCAGTAATTATATCGCAAATTTTTAAATAATTTTCTTCTCCTTTTTCAATATCTGGGGCATCATTCAAACAAATGAATGAATATGTAGAATCAACCAAATATTTATCTAATGTTTGTTTTGTTAAAGGTATATAATGTGAATTATTAACATAACAGGATACAAAAAGGATTTTCATTTGAATAGATACTTTATACCTACTCTTTATTTGGAAAGTTTAGACTGCCTACCATGGGCTTCCGAATTTAAGTCACGGAAAAGTTGTTGCTAAATTCGGAAGGCTACGGTAAGAAAGACCAACGATGAATAAAAATGTTACGGTAAATTTAAAAAAAAAAAAAAATAGAGTTTTTTAAAATGACAAAAATTTTGATAACAGGCGGTTGTGGATTCATTGGTTCGCATTTTGTCGAACATGTTTTGCGAAAAACGGATTGGGAAATTATTATTCTTGATAAGTTGACCTATGCAAGCCTTGGACTAGAACGCATAAAGGATATTGGATGCTTCGGCAACCCACGAATAAAACTTTTCACAGTAGATTTACAACATGGCTTATCAATTGGCCTTGAAAAAGAAATTGGTACTGATATTGATTATATAGTACATATGGCTGCTGAAACACATGTAGATAACAGCATATCTGACCCGATTAACTTTATTCAAAATAATGTGATGTCAACTGTTTATTTGCTAGAATATGCACGAAAATGTAAACAACTTAAGATTTTTTTCTATTTTAGCACGGATGAGGTCTATGGGCCAGCACTTGACGATAAATTATATAAAGAAGATGAACGACACAATCCTACAAATCCGTATTCAGCTTCAAAATCAAGTGCTGAGCAAATTTGTATAGCATACCATAATACATATGCAGTGCCAATTATGCGCATTAATGTAATGAATGCATTTGGGGAGCGTCAACATGTTGAAAAATTTATACCAAAAGTTATTAAAAAGATATTGGCTGGTGAAACTGTTAGTATACATAGTTATCCAGATAAAAAGCAATCTGGTACACGTTTTTATATTCACGCAAGAAACATAGCAGCAGGTGTACTTTTTTTAATTAATAACGGAAAAATAGGCGAATCATATAATTTGACTGGTGAAAAAGAAATTAGTAATTTAGAAATGGCAAAAATTATAGCTTCTGTTATTGGCAAGGAACTTAAATATGAAATGGTTGATTTCCATTCATCGCGTCCTGGACACGACTTACGCTACGGTCTTGATGGTACCAAAATGAGCTCAATGGGCTGGGTTTTACCAGTTGGGTTTGATGAATCAATACGTCGTACGGTATCTTGGACACTTGAGCACAGAAAATGGTTATCGGAACTTTAGGATATTCCGTATGATATATCTAACTCTATCCATTATATGGGTAAGTCTTATATTTCTTAGATAAGTTTTAGGTGCGAAAAAACAGACTATCGTTACAGCTTCAAGGGGTGAACAAAATTGATTTGTTTGTTGCTTGTATTTCAAACAAGTATTAAGATGCCTTATATTCTATATATTGTACCAACTTCTGAAGCGCGTGCGGTTTATGAGGCTGGGGCTGCCGCTTATAATGCGCGGCCTTATGCGGAGCGCGACGCAGGGTTTGATTTGTATAGCGACCAAACGACCGTATTTAGTGACCCATCGTATCCCCAAGCAGGAAGGATTCATCAACAAATTAGTGCGGCATTTTATGACACTACTCGCGGTCTATTTCGTGCCTATTGGCTACTCCCACGGTCAAGTATTAGTAAGACGCCACTACGGTTGGCAAATTCGGTTGGGTTGATTGATGCTGGATACCGCGGACCGATTATGGCAGCCTGCGATGGAAAATATAGCGTTAATTCTAATGAACGTCTGTTTCAACTAGCGTCTCCTGATTTGCTACCTTGGGATGAAATTAGAGTTGTATCAGAGATTCCTGGTGGGCCAACGCTACGTGGCACTGGAGGATTTGGATCAACCGGCACTTAATCTTATGATACTTACGTCCATTTGTGCCGCTAATTGTGCGACTAATTCATCATTTTTATAGTCATTTATATATTTAATACTTTTGATACCTGCAGCAAATAATATACGCGCACAAATAATACACGGATAATGGGTTATGTACGCACTAGCACCTGCACATACTACACCGCGTTTTGCACAATCCGCAATTGCGTTTTGCTCCGCATGTACGGTTGCTTGTTCGTGTCCATCGCGTACGACTGATATATGTGCACATCCAGGTAAAAATCCGTTATAACCTTGGCTAATTATGCGGTTATCGGCCACAAGAAGGCAACCGACATGAAGCCGGTCACACGGACTTCGTTTAGCAGTTACTTGGACAATTTCTTTAAAGTAATTGTCCCAGGAAGGTCTTTCAGTCATTTTAGATTTAGTAATCATGTAAGCTTAAAATAATCCAAAATTCGCTTCATACAAACTTCGTCTGAAAGTGTAGCTTCAATATATTCCCGTGGATTAAATGATGTATAATTTTCTAACATCATATGAAGTGCACTTTCAAATTCAGTAATAGTACTAATTTTGATTCCGCATTTTTCTGAAATATATGGAACAGAAGTTGCATATAAATTTTTTGGTTTTAAATGTGCATATGATGGATTAATGCCATCATCCATTTCATCGTACATAGATGTAGCATCCATAACAAGCAATGGTACACCGCAGGACATTGCTTCTTCTAAAGCAAATCCTTGTGATTCATGCGCATCAAGGCAAATCATAAACTTACATTGTTGAAGATCGCATAAATAATCTTTTTCGTTATAATTTCCATATTTATATACTTTATAACTTATTTTTTTTTCAGTCAAAATAGATAATATAGAATCTATTATTTTTTTTGAACGGCGCTTAATATATACAATGCAATCTAATATTTTAGTTTTATTTTGAGGAGAAAACTTTTGTAAATTAACGGAAAAAGGAAACTGGGTTATTGGCATAATGAAACTACCTGCCATTTCTAGATAAAAATCCATTACCCAATTTGATAAAGAGTTAAATACGCAGCGCTCAATTAATTCGTGCTTTAATGTGCCGACAATCGGTGGCTCAGGAACAACCCAAAACTGCGGCCCGTAGATAATTTTGACAGAAGGTGGAACTAAATTATAATCTACATAACTACAGATACAGTATAAAATTTCATAATCATCGCGCTTCAAGCGTTCAATACTATTTGTATATTCAAATTCAATGTTACACCTTGCGGTCATCCTTTGAATTGCTTCCCAATTCTTAGGGTGAGGTAGCCCACGAATCATGTACAATACTAATTTCATTAAATTTATAAAATAAATATCTTTTTAGACCCTTGCTCATTTAAAATGAGCACTGCTTGCCGGCGAAACCATATAAAATGACGCACTTTTTCGACTGCCCATTTTAAATGTTCGCCGGTCTAAACTTTAATATAAACCGCGTCGCCCCATCCGAACTCTGTTATTTTTGTTATTTCACGTTTGAACCCAAATGTAGAAAGGTATGTATCTAATTCATCAATTAAAGCGCAACCCTTATAAACCTCTTCAGTATTTACTTCAAGATATAAAACCTTTGCGTGATTGATAGCAGATAATGCACCCTTCAAAGCTAATAATTCTGCACCTTGAATATCAAAATTCCAAAAGTCATATTTAGACATATCAAAATTATTATTATTTAAAAATGTATCAATAGTTATGGTTTTATGTTTTTCTTCATTTACATAAAAAACATGAGAATGATGACGACTATGCGTACCAAAATCAAGAATACTAGATGATTGTCCATTGTTTGAAATATGAAATGTTACAATAGCGTCATCTTTATCCGAAATTAACCCGTAGAAAACGTTTTTTATACCACGAGCTACACAATGATTGACCTTTGCGCGATTACCATCAATCCAAATTATATCATCCTGATTCAACCCAAGCTTCTTGTAAAAGTCAAGTTCCTCACAATCATGAGCACCTATATGTAAAGCTCCATGAATTTCAATATTTTTTAATCTTAAAAGTGCGATTACTTCAGCATATGGTATAAGCATTTTAAAAAATAATATTGAAAAATCTTTAGACCTTCAAAAAAACTGGTCTAAATAAAAGTGTATATTCAATTACTAAATGCCAATCACAGTTCACTTGAAGGGTGGAATTGGAAATCAATTATTTTCTTTATCCGCTGGATTATATTTAGCAAAAACCAGAAATAATAATTTTTTCATTACATATGATGATTTTGAAGGTTGTGGTCAAGGTAATCACCCCCGTAAATATTATGATACAATTTATAAAAAAATTCCAAAATCAATACCAACTTTGCCGTTAATAAATCATAAAGAACGTTCTTGGAATTACTATGAATTAGCACCGCATTTACAACCGATTGATACCTTAAAACTCACATTAAAGTTAGATGGATATTTCCAATCTGATAAATACTTTCCTGGTATGATTGAAGAACTAAAAGAACTTTATGCTTCAAACAAGTATGTTAATGATTTTTTGACTTCACGCGGATACAAGGACCGATTTCCTGAATTATTTAATCCTCATACATATTGTTTTATTGGTGTACGACGCGGTGATTATATATCTCGGTCAGCATTTCATAACCCCTGTGGAATGGATTATTACAATAAAGCACTTGAAAAATGCTATGCAAAGAAGTATTATATTGCGTCTGATGATATGGAGTGGTGTCGACGAAAGTTTGTTGGGTCACAATATGTGTTTTTAGATATTAAGGATGACCTTGAATTATTGTATTTAGGAACATTGTTTCCAAAATATATAATATCAAACTCTTCGTACCATTGGTGGATGAGTTATTTATCTGCATATATAGACCCGCTTGTCATAGCACCTGATAAATGGCTTTTTGGACCGGAAGCACCGCGTAGTGCATACGATTCTATTTATCGCGATAGTATGATTGTTATTGAACGTACTATAGAAACCGACTAATATTTCTTGACCATCACTACAGGTCCTTTTGTTGTGCCCGCACCGGTTGTGGTAAGTGTTGGACCAGTTTCTCCCGCGGCTTCAGCCGCTTCTTTTGCGCGTTCGATCTCCGCCGAACGCAGCCAATGTTCCCGCGAGCCAATCTTAAAATCAGGATGCGGTGCGGCTTTGTACCAGAACACGCAGTCTTCCAATCTGTTTGTTTTGCTACCGTTATGAATCACCAAGCACTCATAATTTTCAGTACATTGGTCCATTATTTGGCAGAAAAGTTCAAACGTTGGAAAAATACCCGCAAATTGCTCATAAATGCGACGACGTGCGGATACTTGATTTTCACGCAAAATAAATACATAATCGACTTGTCCTCGAAGTACTGGCGGAATACCCATAACATATTGAATCGCTAAAATATATAGTAATCCATAATGCCGACCATTCATAAACAATGAGCGTACAAATTTATCACTTATCCACTTATTATCGTACAAACAATCATCCATACAAATAAATGCACGACGGTCTAGTGCCGAAGGTATACCACGTTCCTTTTCTTTGCGGATTTGTTTTGTAATAGCATCTTGACGCCGCAATACATTGCTAATAATACTTGAATTAAATTCTTCGTGGATAAAAAGACTTGGTACAATCGTACTATAAAAAGCATTTGCACCTTCTGTACCACTTATGACAGTTCCAATTGGAAATCGCTGTTTGTAATATAATAAATCCTTGATTAGCCAAGATTTTCCTGTACCGCGCCGACCAATAAAAAGAACAACGCAATCATCAGGAATTAGTGCCATATTAAATTTTGAAAGCCGGAGATTAACTGTAGGACGCGAACTGATTGGATCAGACATAGAGGGCATCATTGCGCTCAGGGTTGCGCCACCTGGTGCTCCTCCGCCACTTGGCGGTGCTCCCGCTCCTGCTAGTGCTGGTCCGGTATATGCCATTTTTTAATTGCGGCTAAGATTAATTTATTTACAAATTTTCGCAATTGTGTTTGCGGAAGTTGGCATAAATTTGAACCCCAGTAACTTTCAGAATCATGCCACGTGGTAAACCGGCTAGACGCGGACGCGGAGGAGCTCGTGGAGGTGCTAGTACAAATACTGACCGTTATCGCGTAGCAAAACCGGCTGTTAAAAGTCTTCCCGATGTATTAAATGTTTCAATAACAAATCAAAGTCTACCCTCTGTACTTCAAACAAGTTTCCCTGAATTTGTTAATGCTCAACCTTTTTTCTCAAGTCTTGAACGCCTGAACCCTGAAATGAATAGTTCGGGTGCAAAGTATACAAACTGTTGGCTTGGGGTTCCAAATATTAGTTTGGTGGTGCGCGACATTAGCTCAGCTTTTCACGCTGAGCTCATGTTGAGTGGTGATGAAAAACAGCACCCTGTTTTTATAAAACGCATTCACTTGCTTGATCCGATTTTATGTATGGAGGGAGAATACTTATGGCCGCGGGAAGGTGCCCTACCAGCACCATCCGAACCCTGGCGGAACGCATTGACCAAAATCAATGACCCGTTAAATGAAGCATACGTGGATGCATTATTTGCGTGTGCTGCTAATAACTTAGTAAGCAGTGGAATATCACCTCATTGGTGCCGCTCATACGGCACATTTAGTGCTCGTGTTAATAAGTACCTTTATAATATTACCGACGAGTATGGAAGTATTCGACATAAACCATGGTGGCGTCGCAATCAACGCCTTGGATTTTTTAAAGTCTTTGATCCAAATGCCGATGGGCAAACAGAAAAATCACCCGCGTTTAGTGGTACAGGGATGGCGTTGGATGGCGATGATTTTGAAAATCTTGATGATACATCAAGTGTAAGTAGTAGCATAAGTAGCGTAACTGAAACCGAGCCAGTGATGAAACATGAAACGTCAATTCAACTTAGCGCACCTGTACTACGTTTATCTCGGATAAGTAATTCTAGTTCAGATAGTAATGATAACGAATTTGAAACGGAAGAAGAAGAAGAAGAAGAAGACGAGGATGTTATGTACGCCGAATTTGAAGATTTTCCTGTTCAAGTAACTTTGCTAGAACGTGCGGAGGGAACACTCGATGAATTACTTGATGATGAGGAAGATGACCCAAGTCTGGAAAGTACGCGCGATATACGTTGGACGGCTTGGCTTTGGCAAGTTATTAGCGCATTGTGCGTTGCGCAGCATTACTACGGATTTGTTCACAACGACTTACACACAAACAATATAATGTGGAATACGTGTGATAATGAGTATTTATATTACCGGATTAATTCTAAAGATAAAGCTGCGTGGTATGCAAAAGTTCCAACGTTTGGTCGAGTTATGAAAATTATTGATTTTGGGCGAGCCTCTTTTACACTCCCTGAGCCCGCAGGATTTTTTATTAGCGACGCGTTTTATCCTGGTAATGATGCGGGGGAGCAATACAATTGTGGACCATTTTATAACGAAGACGACGGCCCACGTATTGAACCAAACCCATCGTTCGATCTTTGTCGCCTTGCGGTTTCTTTACTGGAGTCGTTGTATCCTGAGCGACCCGCTACAGCAAAGCCCGTAAAAACCTTGAGCCGCGAGGGCGCAAAAATTTATACTGAAACGGTATCGCCTGTCTATAATATGCTTTGGGACTGGCTTCAGGACGACAATGGGAAAAATGTTTTGCGAAAGCCGGATGGCGAGGAGCGCTATCCTGATTTTGATTTGTACAAAGCAATTAGCGCTGAGGTACATAATGCGGTCCCTTGTCGCCAGTTACTACGACCGATTTTCAATACTTATCGCATCGCGTCAGTACCAACGGGCGTAACAGTTTATGATCTACACATTGATTAGAAAATGAGGCTTATTTTTGTTGCGCTGTTATTAATCATCGCAACAACTATTTTTTACTATTTACATAACCTTGCGGTTTATAGTCGCTGGCGAATAAGCGCCGCTGAAGCACGGAGACGTATTAGCCTTGGTGAATTTGACGTAATTGTTGATGTTCGTACGGAAATAGAACGTGCTACGCTTGGTTATTATCCTGGCTCAGTTCATATACCTTCATCTGTTCTAGAAACAAGATTCCCAAAACTATATGTGAACAAGGAAATTAGTATCCTTATATATTGCAATACGGGGCACCGTGCACGACTAGCAGCAGATAAATTACACGCTTTAGGATATATTAACACATACTACGTTTCTTCATCTTACACAAGTTTAATGATTTAGAATCCAAGCGGAATATAACGGTAGACGCATCCGTACAAACCGCCATAGCATTCTCGACGATTTAACTCTTCGGGCGAAGGAACATGGCTTGTTTGAAGTTGTACAATCGTACCTGTACTTGTAAAGGATTCGCCCCGTACAAGGATTAGTGTAATCAGTAGCAAGATGATAAGTACTAAAATAACAAAATATCCCCGCATTTTCTTCTAATAACTAAGAAGAAAATGGATCAACGTTACATCCAAAAGAAGTTGTACATGCTTGGTGCACTACTATTGGTCATTGGCGGGCTTAATTGGGGCATTGTAGCACTAACAGGTGGCGATTTAGTATCTTCTGTGTTCGGCCGTGGCTCCGTAGTAGCCCGTGGTATATTCTTACTAGTTGCGTTGGCCGCCGCGTTTTTCATTTTCAAACGCGACTACTATCTTCCGTTTTTGGGTGAAACACATGTACCTTGCTCCGTTTTAGCTGATAAGACCCCCGAAAATGCTGAAACGGCGATTGGAGTACGTGTGCGTCCCGGTGCTAAGGTTATATACTGGGCGGCGGAACCAGCAAATGAGGACTTAAAAACACTGAATGACTATCGGGGTGCTTATTTAGAGTATCGGAATGCCGGTGTAGCGACTGCGGATGAAGACGGTAATGCCACGCTAAAGGTACGTACCCCGCAGGGTTATACTGTACCAATGAAGGGACAACTGCCACCTCACATTCATTACCGTGAATGTGACGGACGCGGATTTATGAAAGCCATTGTAACTGTCACTCTCGATGGCAAAGAGTACTTTGAAAATCCAGTCGCACGTGAGGAAATGCCTGAAAAAATCAAAAATGCCAGTGATTTTGCGTATATAGAACCTGGTGAAGCACTAGAAGAAATAAACCGTACGGCACGGCTTACGCTACAAAACTCGCTGATGCCTGAAAGCGGTGCGCCGAGTGAATGGAACGCGGAGGGTAGCAGCGGCTCCGCGCTAGATGCCGCTTTTGGCCCATTGATGCAATCGGATTTACCTACTTTAACTGGCAGTACGCCAACAGGTGATTATATTCCAATGCGGAATTAACACCGTCGTGTGTAATTCCTAGCACGACGCGTACGACGTGCTGTACCAGCACCAGCTTTTGCTTTGGCTACTCCTAAACCACTTACAATTGCGTTGGATAATTCTGTCGCATTGTTTTTTGAAAGACCAGTACCGGCCGCAACGGTATTGATGTTTCCTTCGTAAGCGGCAGCACGCATCTTTGTGCCTGACATTCCGGCTAAGTTTGACCGCGACTCATTACGCTCCTCGCCTACAGACACAATTTGAACTTCTTTTGGAACAAAACGACCAAAATCTTCCGTTCTGTCACTACCAACAAACATTTTTATGTTTTCGATTGGATATCCTGAATCTATTAATTTACCAATTACTTTTGGAACGGTGCGTACATCGTGCTCGGTTGTATCGATAATACGAATTGGAACACCGCTAAAAATCTTTTTCATCCAGCGTACTTTGGTAGCAACGTTGAGTGGATTCTTCTTTTTATCTTGCGATGAACTCGCAAAAATGTAAGCATCCGCACCATCGCGTGCTGCTGCGGCCGCAATCCCTGTTGCCAAAAGACGGTGCCCTAACGTTGGCGGCTGAAAACGACCAAATGTAAAATACGCTTTTTTAACACTTTCGCTACTTGGGCCTATTGTGTTACCTGAACGTAACGCAGCAGACATATTCTACTTTATTTAGTGAAACTATTCCTTACCAAGTTTAGCGATGCACCTACACTTTTTCCACTTAGCAAACCAAACGCAAATATACCTAATATTGTTAATACTGTTGCAATCAGCAGAAACTTGAAGATTTCTACAAAAAGGCAGTATAAGCCACTACGGTCCGCACAAGCGCCGCTAGTCCCTACGAATCCCAGTGTCGGGTCGTTTGCTTCACCGGCCGTGCGCCCACCGATCGCTTCGCCGCCACCTCCACGAAAGTTTTCAGGTTCCATGTCCATTTTCTAATTTATGTAAATGTAAGTTTCATAGAACGCAAAATATGATTTTCATTTGCGCCACCTGTTGCTGCGCCAAAACCAATAAAGTATGATGTATTATCAAAACTAAAACCTGTTAATGTAAAATTTGGAATCGCGGGTTTTGCAGCAGTTGTTGAAAAGTAAATACGCATTATTGATGATGTATGATCATAATCAGCCCAGTAAAATAAGTTCCTATAAAAATTTTGACCAGTTTGTGTAGTCTGTGCTACATTATTTTTGTACCATGTAAAACTATTATTTACAAAAGTAAGAAATGTTAATGCTTGAGCCGCACTTGTAATATATCCTACACTTCCACCACCAATACCATTAACATTATTTACAGTTGTCCATTGTAAACAAAAACCATCAGCAGGAGGACTTGACCCACCAGAACATTCAAAATTCCATTCAAAACTAAAACTTCGGTTATATCGAATCGCAGTAGAACGAAAAACATTACCAACATCATTATTGACGGCGGTTGTAAGGTATAAAAGATTACTAATAACTCCTGCTGTTGAAACTAAACTAAGACCGGCGGTTGATGCAAAATTCGGATAATCAAATTCAACTATACTTGAAACCGTTGGAGATGTAGCCCAAGCATTTCTATACTCAGCAGTTCCAATAAATGGCATCCTTACTTTCGCTTTCTGTATTTCAAACAATTATCAAGTAAGATAATCTTTTGAAATTTTTAGACCGGCGAACATTTACCGTAGAAAACCGAAATTAAGCAACGCCAAAGGCGTTGCTTAATTTCGGTTTTCTATCGGTCTTACGTAGGCTGACGACATTTAAGCAACGGCAACGCCGTTGCTTAAATTCGGAAAGCCACGGTAAAATGGGTACTTTTGACTGCTTCGCAGTCAAAAAAGTGCGTCATTTTATATGGTTTCGCCGGCAAGCAGTGCTCATTTTAAATGAGCACGGGTCTAAGTATTTAGAGGTCAACTGGGTTTGACCGGTTACCGCCACGCCCCGCAATAAAGTCGCGTTGCTTGGCCGTTGTACAGACGCAGCCGCTTCCGCAACTGAAAGACGCAGGGCAGCACTCAGGTTTGCACTGGTTATTCTTGAAAATGAAAAGATTGTCGGGGCCAAGTTCTACTTCAGGGCCCAGCAACGGCTCATTTGGAGCCGGTCCACGCCAGTTGCTCAGACCATTTTCAGGCTTCTTTACAACATTATCGTAGGCACCAATAGCTTTGTAGCCATCGCCGGACGGAGCACCGCTTAGCATATAATCCGCAAAGCCTTCCGCGTAGTTAGTATAGCCACCAAGCATCAAATAATTTGCTACAAGAAGCAGACCCAAACATACTAGTACAAAAGCGATTCTAGGGGAAACCATCTTCTTCTAATGTACGCACCCTTTTTCGCTTTGTGAAGTTAATGTTGTTAACACCCAATCATACGTCTTTTCAATATTTTCACTTCCAACATCGCTAAAATCACGAACTGCTATGGTTTTAAAATCGCCCGTCAAGATTCGGAAGGTTCCTGCGGTAGTAAAGAGTTGATACCAAGCCATTTTATTTGACGCGGTTGATTTAGACGGCATTTTCCACACGCCTTCCGTATTTATCCAAGTCCCCGCGGAAACAAATGTATTTTCATCTAGTTGTACCGCGGCGTCAACTTCATCGCAATGAATTTTTACAATACCCGTGACAGTTGTAACATTATTATTACTATCATAAACTTTCATTCCGGGAGTGCAGTGCCGAATTTGTAATGGTCCAAGCGGTGTTACTACATATGTTTTTTCAGAAATAGCCGATTCAGAATTCAAATTATGTTTATTAGGTGGGCTATACGGCGTATTGGGATTTAACATACTAAATACAATTTTATGCCAATCTAGCAAATCTTCATGTTTACTTATCTCCTCCCAATCCGCAAAGACTATTATACCTTTGTTAGAAATAACAGGAATAGTATGATTTTCAGTAATAAGGCAATAAACCTGTGGAGGTGAAATAGCATTAGGTTTTGCGTCAGGGTGGTCCTTTACAAAAATCGGCACGCCGTCGTGTAAATAAATATGACTACCACTCACTTGAACTCCATACAAATCATATAATGATTCGTACTTATCTTTAAATTCAAGTTTAGCTGTAACTTTGTTTTTTGATCCGTTGTGTAAAAGAACAGTGCCGATTTTGATGTCTTTCATTGTTTTAATGCCAGTAAGCGTCGCTACTTTTGTATCCCCTGAAAAGCAAAATGCACTTCCCATTCCTGATACTTCACTAGCGTACGGCGTTTGTGAAATAAATCCTATTGTAACAAGAATAAGAGGTATAAGTGGCCAAAGTAGAAAAAAGAAAAAATAAACAAAACCAAGTAAAATACTTAAAATCACAATTGACACAATTGTCATAAGTCGAAACATATTATCAACGCCTTTAAAAGCACTAAGACCGGCATAAAGCGTAGAAATTGCGGCTGCAAAAGTTTTCTTTAATGATTCATTTAGTTTAACCCAAGTAATACGAAGCGAATGAAATGTATTGTTGTAACGTCTCATAAAAATATCTACAACGCTATTAAATTTCTTGTACATATTTCCAAGAACGCCGCGCATATTCATTATTCCACCTGCCGATTCCTCAAGTGAACCCGTCAATAATTGTACAATTTTCATCACAGGTTGTAAAAATACAGCAAATATGCGCATTATAAATCCATTGATTACGTCAACAAAGTTATCAGACGCGAATTTCAACCGGGACCGCGGATCATCATCGGGTTTGAATAGCGGTGCAGCAAAAATATAAAGTGGATTGTCACGATATTTAGTCCAGTTTTTGATTATTTCATCGCGGCGTATATAAGCAGAAATAAAAGAAAGGCTTATAATAAATAAGAAGCTGAGCGCTAACAAAGCATACATCCTTGTTTTGGGTGTATAGTTTCGTCAGTAATCAATAACTTACCAGTAATGATGAATCAAACATCTCCTTAATTGCGCCGTTACAGCGTGTAATACACATTACTTTTGATTCAAACTTTTCGATAGTACTTACCCACTTATTATTTTGTGTTTCGCGTTTTACAAAGACTTTAATTGGATTGCTACCATCAAACTTTGCTAATCCGATTTGCCAGTGATGAATGCCAACGGCACGACAAATTTGTGGCGGTAGTGGAAGCCGCGATTCCATTACATTCCTGCTTTTAATTATTAAAATTTGCTTTTCACATTTTTCCTCGCTACCCTTTATATAATGGCAATAAGTCGGAAGTGCGGCCGCGGCAAGACTTACCGCAAATCGTATACACGAAAAGGAAAACGTATTGCTGGACGGTGTATACGCTCACAAACACGCTATGTTGCTCCTTACAAAGTCAGTCGCGTTTCAATGCGGGGATATAGAAAAACAGCACGGGCTCTGCGAAAATGTCCTGCGGGATACATAAAGCGTGCGGCTTTTACTCGTCGGTTAGCACGCGGTCGTAAATCATATGTGCCTGAGCAATGTATTCGTAATGTTGGAGCACCTGGTAAAGGTCTGCGCGGTGGACCCGGTATTGGTCCGCTTCGGAAGGGAGAATTAGCTAAATTTGGATACAGCGACGTTGTAAATAAAACACGCAATGCACGTCACGCAGCCTTAAGTCGTGCTGTAAAGGCGTATGGCTCATTGAGCGTATGGCGTAAATTAAATGCGGTTCAAGTTTATACACGCCGCCTTTCTCCCGCTTCAAGCAAAGTCTTCAAAGCAGATATGGATTGGATTCGTAGTAAGTATGGAATAAAGGCTTTTTAACTTTTGATTAATTAGAATGGGAGGCAGTAATTCTGTTATGAGTGGCGGTGCACGTTCCTTAAAAACTATTCAGGATGAACTAGCGGCTGAAAAACGTAAATCACCGCCTAGCACAGAAGATATATCACGATTAACAGAAGAATATGAAAATGCACTAGTGCATAAAAAAACGCTGGAGGATACAATTAAACATCCTGGGACTGATAGCGATACAAAAAATAGACTTGAAGAAGAACTAGCCAAGTTGACAGAAAACTATAATGAAAACATTAATGGAAGTGACAGTGTAGAAGTCGTTCCAAATAATAATAATGGAAATAATGAACTAAATAGAAACAATATTAGTGAAAACGGTGAACTGAATACTGCTAGTGTAGCAGGGATTCCAAACAATAATGAAAACAATGAATTAAACGATGAAACTAGAGCAAAACTTGAAAAATGTAAGGAAAAAGAAAGTAAATCTGATGAAGACACTGCGACGGAAAATTTAGAAAAAATACAGGAAAGTATCAAAAAAAATGTACCTGGATTTTTTAGTACTTTTTTCGGAAATTGGTTATCTTATGATAATTGGCAATCTACACCTGATGAAAAGGAAGCCGCGGAGTGTAAGGATTTACTAAACAAATACAAAAAACGTAGTTCAAAAGAAACAGAAGCCGCGACAGAAGATGATGAATCAGGAGAAGCGGAAACAGAACCAGAATTAGTACCAGCACCAGCAACAGAAGCCGCGACAGAAGATGATGAATCAGGAGAAGCGAAAACTGCACTAGAACCAGCACCAGCACCGGCACCAGTGCCAGTACCACCAGCACCAGCAGGATCAGTAAAAGAAATCGAAGAAGAAGCTGCGGCAGAAACAGAAGCAGCACCGGCACCAGAAACAGAAGCAGCACCAGCACCAGCACCAGAAACAGAAGCAGCACCAGCACCAGAAACAGAAGCAGCATCAGCACCAGCACCAGCGCCAGTGCCAGTACCACCAGCAGATTCAGCAAAAGCAACTGAAAAAGAAGAACCAGCACCAGCTACCGCCGGTGGCCGTCGGCATACACATAAAAACCGACAAAAAAGAAAAAGAACACGTAAAAACTCGCGGAATACCACTTCTTAAATATAGGACTCTATCAGAGGAGCCATATGGCTGATAGCATTCCCGAGCAAATAGAAGTATGGAGCACCAACTTGCGGTGGTCCATAGTTTCCTTCACACTTGTTACACTTTTATTTATTGGTATTACAGTATTGATATTTTCAATGGGGAATTTGACTGAAATTGCTCAAAACTATCCAAAATATCGATGTAATCCACTTATGATGCCATTTGCTGGACAATTTGGTTATGACGCAAAAGAAAACTTTAATTTTTGTATTTCAAACATATTAAATGAAAAGGCTGCAGGCATATTTGCACCACTTTATGGACTGTTATCGCAATTTGTAGGAATACTAACTGTTATGATGAATGCCACACTTGGCATCCGAAAACTATTTAGTAACTTTTTTCTAAGCGTAAATAACTTTGTTGGAAATGTAAGAAATAAAATTCAAAATCTACTTTTCCAAATTCGTATAAGTTTTCTGAAACTTAATAATCTTATGGGGCGTGTTTTTGGCACAATGTACGCCGTAATTTACATGGGCTTAAGTGCATTTACATCTGCTAATAATTTGACAAATACTGAACTTGTCCGATTTTTATCCGAATTTTGTTTCGACCCTGCTACACCAATTCAACTAGAGGATGGTAGTTATAAACATATTGCGGAAATAAAAATTGGAGACCGATTAGCTGCCGTAAAAAATACTATTCCTATAGTCACATCTACTTTTGTTTTTGATGGGCGTAAAACTAGTATGGTACGTATTGAAGATGTAAGACTAAGTGAGGAGCATTATGTTTTTTATAAAGGATCGTGGATGGCAGCGTCGTCACATCCAGACGCAAAATCTGATGAAATATGTGAAAGACTAATATGCCTTAATGTTACAGGCAATGAATTTTATGTTGGGAAAAATGGGCTTTTAGCACGCGATTACGATGAGCATTCAGAATCTTATATAAGTAAGATTGTGCAAAACATTGCTACTCGTGCACTTAACGGCTTAGTGGATAAAACAGTAGATGATTATAGTCTTGGTTTTGATCCAAACTTAGAAATAAAAATGAGAAAGGGCGGTTGGAAACGTGCGACCGAAGTACAAATAGATGATGTATTGGATAGTGGCGCCCGCGTTGTAGGAATAGTGCGCGAGCGCTGCGGTACAACAATAGTTCTTCCTACAGGTGCTAAAGTAAGTGCTGCACAACTACTATTTGACGGCAAAAAATGGATACGTGCTGCAAATGTGAATTTTGAAACATCTGGAAGTGCTGTGCTGATACAGTTACTTACATCAAATTGTGGAGTCATAGTAGCACGACAAGGTGATATTATTTATTATTTAAGAGATTATCGCGAAGCTCCTCTTCCCGAAATGGAATCGCCATATCGTGAAAATTTAAACTAGTGCTACCGTGGGTTTCCAAAGTTAAGACCACCCCAAAGGGGTGGTCTTTTTTGGAAATCCTAGGTACGACCGATAGATTTTAAAAGTTAAGACCGCCTAAAAGGCGGTCTTAACTTTTAAAATCTATCGGTACATCAAGATGACTACCCCGTGTCCTTACAATAGCACTTGCTCTACTCAATTTGCACCAACGATTCAAGACAAAGACCGAAGTTCAAGTGATTATACAAGTTATCTTGGTGCCAAAACACTTTATGGATATACAAATAATACAAGTAATACATGGCAAAATCTTACTTTAGCACCACGTTTTACGTCTCACGCAGACTATATGCGCTATAAACGCATAAGTTCGCAAATGTATGGAAGCGTAACACGCTAACACTGGGCCTAAACTAAAATCTCTATACTTAGAAACAAAATGAAAAATATTTTATTTCTAGGATTATTGGCTACAGCGAGTGCTTCCGTAACAGTTACAGATTGTAGTTCCGGCACATCTATTTTTAAGGTCGACACTCTCAGTTTTGTGCCTGATAGCCCGGTTGGTGGACAAAATGGTACTCTTCACGCAGTTTATAAAGTGCCATCTGAATACAATGCTGGTATTGTAAAATATACCTTTACTATTAATGGTCTTCCTGTTTATGACGAATCGTTTGATATTTGTACACAAACTAAGTGTCCGATAACTGTTGGCACACACGATGATTATAGTACGTCAGAAGTACCTGCTGTAAGTGGTAAAGTTGTTGGACAAATTCTTTGGACAGATACTTCCGATAATACCCTACTATGTATACAAACATCTATGAGACTTTCTAATGAAAAGAAGGCATTGCGAGGTCAACGTTTTCGTTATCATACACACTTTGTTAACAGCACAAATATATGTCCTATAGTTGAAGACTATGACCCTGATTTTTTACAGCAAGAATCAGTTGAAGAAGCCAGCACGACTTCTACGGTATTATAAAAGAGATTACCGTATGTAGGCTGACACTGTTTAAGCAACCGCAATGCGGTTGCTTAAATTCGGAAGGCCACGGTATTGATTTTTGATGCTTTAATTAAAAATTGAAAGCATCAAAAAACAGTTATTCATTATCAGGGTGCACTTAAATTTCTTACAATGTCTATTGATATTAGTTCCTCCTTTCAAAAGTCTCCATCCACACTTAGTGTGGAGGAGCGTCCGCTCCGTGCTGTTAAGATTCTTCCCCATCGTGATTCAAGTATGCCGCGGCGGAGTTTCCATCTTGCTCTACTTATTGATAGTAGCGGAAGTATGGACGGCGAGCGCATTAACGCTGTTAAGACTACGCTTCGACTATTGATTGATGCGCTTACCGACGGCGACGCACTAACCATTATTGGTTATGAGTCGCGACCCACCTCCTTGGCACGTGGCGTAATTATTAGCAATGAATCGCGACTAGCACTACATGATAGTGTCGCTAGTCTTCGTGCTGACGGCGGTACAAATCTTGAGGCCGCACTTGTGTTGCTTCGTGAAATTACATCAGACGCAACGCTACCAAGTATGGATGCTGGATTTGTATTGACCGACGGTCATATTAATCAGGGGTTGACTTCCGCAAGTGGTCTTTTCCGATTGCTCAATGCGGCTGTGCCAATTGGTACTCCTATTTACACTCTTGGATTTGGCGCAGACCATAATTCTCGTATGCTTCGTGATATTGCGCTACGCACGCGCGGTTCTTACACATACGCAGATGCGGCAGAACTCATTCCTGCAACAATCGCGGATATTATTAGCGGCCTTGCTACCGAAGTGGGACGTGGATGCCGACTTACTATTCCAGATGGTTGGCGTTGTCTTGAACTTACTGCCGAGGCCGACGCCACGGAGTTCAACATTGGTGTTCTTGTAGCAGATAAGGAGCAGATGGTTGTTCTTGAAGGTCCGCCTGGTCCTTGCTTTGCTCCTCCACCCCTAACACTTATTTGGCAATGTCATACTGGCGGCACGCGAAGTGAAACTTGTACCACCTACAATGACTTTGACGCATTGATTGTAGAGGAGCAATACTGTCGTTGCCGCGTAGCTACTGTTCAAACTGCTGTTCAAGAGCTACTAGAGGCACATAACATTACGGATGCTCGAGCAGCTCTGGTAGCGCTTGGTGAGGAACTTGACCGCAACCCTGCCAAAGACCGGTCGTTTGTCATTAGCCTTCGTGCACAGATTGATGAGATGGTAGATGCCCTTGCCACGCCATCGCTTCCGGCTACGCCATTGATGCGACCCGGTCATCTTCACCGTGCCGTAGGACCTTGGTCTCCGCCGCCAATTGCGCCTACACTTTCCCTGCTATCGAGTCGTATGGCAAGTAATACTGCTGCTCTTGGAGTACAGCGTGGAGTACTAAGTCATATTAGCAGCGTTGAGCCACCCCGTGGTGGTGCCGGTGCTCCGCTTCGCCCTACTGCCAGTGGGGTAACGCATAGCTTTAGTTCTCCTGCGCAGCGAAACGCAACACAAAGTATGACAGAGCGCTACTCACAGGTCTCATCACAGGCTGTACACGAGGAAAATGATCCTGATTTGTTTCGTGTTATCGCTGAACGTGTTGCGACGCTAGATGCCAATCCTATGACGCCGCTACGTCGTACACCACGCTAGGGATAATGAATAAACAAAAACTTATTATAATACAAATGGCCGATGCATCAGATACAATTAAGAAAAATCGTGCGAAAGCAATCTACATAGACCAAATTAACACATTTGTAGCACAAAATAATTTGAATGGCGTTTTAAGCACCTGTACAACTGCTCCAGCCGCGACTAGCACAGTAACTGCTAAATTTCCTAATTTTGAAAATAAATTTCTATTTTTTGAAGGTAAAAATGAATGTGCTGGCTGTACTTGCCCTGTTACAGGCTATGCGTCACACTAAATTTTTTTTAAACCGATGTAAATTAATGGCATCTGAAAAACCATTAGATGAACGAGTAAAAGAATGTACAAGTATATTAAGGGACATTCAGGCCCTTGGTATACCTAATTTCAGTCCCGAGTTAGAAAAACTTCGCAAACATATGAATAATTATATCCGAGAAGGCACACCATGGAGCGGGACTATTGATTTTAGTGCTTATGGTCGTATTGCGGAAGTAATTCTTCCACGACGTGCGGATAAGGCAGTTGAAGTATTGTTTAGGATACCACGTGCGCGACGCTAATTCAAAATTTTTTGTCCTTTCGGAGTTTTATTTTTCTTTTATTTATTTAATTTTTAATGTATAATGCTTAAGAAGTAGTACTGTGGCCTTCCGAATTTACGCAACGCCAAAGGATTGCTTAAATTCAGTTCTCTACGGTAACAGACTCGGGCACATCAGGAGTAGAACCAGTTGAGGATGGCTCGGTCTCAACCTTAGCATCCACGGCAGTGCTAACTGCTACCGGTGGCTCGATAGGAATCGCTGATGCACCCATATCCCGCAAGACCTGACGGTACTCCCAGTTTAGCACAAACAGCATTTGAGCCACATCCTTACTGTTCATAAACTCAAGACAGGCCTTCCAATCTACTGTCTTGCCTGCAGGCTTCAAAGTCTCAATGTAAAGACTGTGAAGCCCGTAGACCAGTGGACGGTACTTAGGCGGAATTGACTTGCGGTCCATGCTGCGCGCCTTGAAGACATCGCAGTAGATGTGGTATACATCGCTGGTCGCGGTCTTCCAACGTGCCACCATCGCGTCAGCCTCACGCCGCTCCTCTGGGAAAAGGCGCAGATAGTCGCGCAACTTATCATCGCACCAAGCCTTTAGCCAAAGGTAGTCGCGGCGGGGTGAATTACCACGGAGCACACGGACCCGATTGTACTCAGACGTCCGTAGCTTCCAGCGACGACCATCTGCACTCTTCACTACAAAGCCTTGGTAGTTGTGACCAAAGCGAGTATTGAACTCAGACAGAGTTGAGCGTACAGACGCCCAATCCGTAAGCCGAGGCACCAATGGTACGTTCGGAGGTGTAGGATTCCACGCAACTGTTCCGTCAGTCGCAATTGCACAGATATCTACAATTTGACTGCGGGGAGAAGATACAGCACAGACAATTCGGTTCTCAGGATGCTGAAGAATAAAGGAGTAAGAGCACGCACGATCACGTGGCGGCCATCCAAGTCCAGACTCATAGAACATATCTTCGAAGGTCTTCCTATTGCTGTAATAGCGGCAACGTGCATCCAATATACTACGCGTATGAATACGCCAGCGACCAGTGTATGTATCCCAGAACATACCAATAAGCGTGCCATCGTAGAATGGCTCTACGCGATAGTCGGTAATGGGGCCATCGGGCAGACTCTCACCATCTGCACTCTTCCAGCTGGTCACAGACACAGGGCGATGCGCGATAGTATCCCAGACCACTGAGCGGAAGGCCCGTGCGACCGGATTGCTTAGGTCCGTCTGCCCCTTTACATAGCGGATAAGCGCATAGGGCGAGTCCGGCAGTGAGTAGTCCTCAACGCGGAGCTTCAGCGTCGCCGTAAGGTGGGTATACAACGCACTCCAGGTAGGATAGGAAGTGATAAGATCCTTATAAACGGAAAGCGTAGGGAAAGACATTTTAAAGAAAGAACGGACTAACAGGTCTGTAAGGAATGAATGATCTATCTTTAACTTTAGTTGGCACCAACTATTCAATTTTGTCCAATGGGTTGCTTCAATTTTTTCCGCGGCCATCCGAATTTAAGCAGCGGCATTGCTGTTGCTTAAACAGTGTCGGCCTACGTACAACCACTAGAAAAACCGAAATTAAGCATGCTAAAGGCCTTACTTAATTTCAGTTTACTAAGGCAATTTATTGTAGAGAACGGCAAAGCCGATGCTTAAATTCGGAAGGCCACGGTAGAGGGATGTCAAATGTTAATGTTTCGCCCGAAGGACTAGTTCCAGAACTTGGTGATATCTGGACTTTTGTAAGCACAGTTTATAAAAATACATTTGGTAAAATTATTTACCGTGATGGGTCCAAAATTAGTATTCAGCAATACAATGGAAGTACAACACCTGTAGAATTTCAACTTAATCCGAGTACTGGGTTTTTCCTAGAAAGTATGGGTGTAAGTGAAATTATCTGTCACGAAAAACGCAAAGACCCGCACTTTTCACGGCAATTAGGTGTAGTAACGGGTGAAAATCTTGAGCTCTATACTTCAGAAGGTTTACCGATTGATGAAGGTAAATTATATACTGTTGCCCGTGTTATAGCAGAGGAAGATGCTGATGCTATAATTCTTGAAGATGGCATGACTCTTGACTTTGGGTTTATTGGTCCGCCAGAAGGCATTGGGCTCATAACCGTTGCACCAGCGGCCGATGCGACTGCAGAAAATGACGCTCCACCTGACGCGGACGCAGATATTGAAGCAGACGCTGTAGAACCGTTCCCGGCTTTTGATGAATCATTACTACCAGCTGCTCTTGTTGAAGAAATACCAAGTGAGGAGCGAATGTACAGTGATACTATTCAGCGGACCGATATGTTTACTTCTTTATATATGGATATACCTCAACGGAAGCAAAAAGACCCAAAAGTTATGGCACGACTGTATCGTATTACAGATTTGCTTCTAGCATTGAAAAATTCAGTAGTTGTTCGCGACGCAACTACAGCAATCATACTTGGCCAACGCGAATCGTATATTGCTGAAACAGTTGAAGAATCGCTTACAAAACAACCTACCGGCGCACCTATTGCTTCACTACTACCTGTTGCCGCAGTCAAACGCGTCATTTTCACCGATGATGTATCTGAAGCGTTAGCTGACAAAGGAGATGTAGAGTCGTGCTCAGATATCAACAGTCTTATAGGGGCAATCCAGGCTGCTTCTGTATACAATAGTGCAGAGGCGGCTGGTAATCCATTTATTGCGTACATAAACACACTATTAAAGACAATTGAAGTTTTTAAAGGCGATGGTAGTGGAACAGCAAAAATTACTGTAGACCAGGATGTGTATCGTACAGTTATGCCAGATAGTCCGCTTATGGGTTTGAAACACGTACCATCGGCACGTGACCCACGGACAAACACGCCACAACCACTATTTGCGGACCGGCATTTGACGGAGGTTAGCGACCGTGCCGTTCGTCTTTTAGCCGCTAGTCGTATTCGCAATCCTGTTACCGGCTCTTCGTATTTAGTTGCACCCGCCGACAGCGGAGAAACAGTGGGTTATGTCATACTAGATAATACATTATCGAAATATCGTTCTCCAACACGCTCATCCGTCTTATTGTGGGATATTCAAGCAAGCGAAGTATCGCGGAAAATGACTACACTTTTTGGAGCCGCACTACAAGCTAATTTAGAAGACCAGTTATTGCTACAAAGCGGCGAAAGCACATCATTAGCAATACAATTAGCGGAACGTCTTAGTCCATCTTTGAACTTTATGAACAATAGCAACACAACTGTGTTGGACGGTCTTGGTTTGCGAAATCTTGAATTGAATAGTGACCAGTTTAAAGCATTGTTGGCGTCCGTACAGTCTGGCATAAAAGCGTGGGATAGCAGCGCCGCAGCACTGAAGAAAGCGGCCGAAATGCGTAGTGCGGCTGAAGTAGCACCTGCTATAAAAGGCATAGTTGATACAAGCAACCCTTTGGATAGTGAGGCAACCTTTAGTGATCCAACTTTGAAACCAGTGGCAGATACTATTACAGAAACATTAGAAGGTACTGTATTGGATGGTTATGACCTTGTGTATGCTAACGACCTAACAAAATACGCAAACTACAGTCTTGGACCCTATTACTACAGTGTAGCCGCTGGCGGTACTGACGTTGATTATTTGGAAAAAACAAAAAAGGAATTTCTAAGTGAAGAAAACCGGCTTTCACGCAATAAAGCCACTCAGTTAGCACTTTCTATTGAATTTCAAGCCGAGCCTGAACTAATTGTCTGTCCACACGTCGATGACCTTGAGAAAGTGTATGGAATTCAGCAAGATGATAAGCGTATGATTGCATTAGATAAGATTATAAAAAAATACAATGGTGGTTTAAGCGGGAATTTTATCAATTGCGGTACTTGTGGCAACCATTTAGTATGTAAACACGAATTGCTACTTGTAAATGAATTCTTCCATCCTGGGCGTGGTGTAGCATTACATAAGGCACTATTATTAGAGTTTGGCAATGGGGTTTTTGAAGGTGCTTACATATGTAAAAACTGCGGTCAAAAGATTTCTGAATTAGAATATGATACGCATATCGAGTTTGACGACGAAGGGCGGCCGCTTGTCGGCCGCGCTGTTATTGAAGACACATCGGATGATGGTGAACGTGTAGTTATTGCAGATGAGACCGACGCAGCAATTCCTTTTGAGGATAAGGTTGATAAGTCTATTTATAAATTAGCCCGTTCGATGTTTGAACGGATTGGTCTCCAAGCAAGTGAAGAAATGTATAAACGCGTTGTACCTGCTGCGCGGCGATACTTGGAGAAAATAGTTCCTTCTGAACGAAAGTATAATAAAGAGCGTGAAAAAGCATTAGCTGTTAAGAAAAATATGGTAGAATATAAGACATATTTGTCTGATATACAAGCCGGTGTAATATCAGCATTAGTGCTTCTTGAATTTCAAACAAGTAATATTGAAGTTCCGCTTCCCATTCCAGGCGTAGAGTTTAGTCGCGAAGGATTTCCTCTTGATGGCGACGACTGGAAGGTTGTTGGTATGGCAGCACTTGATTATGTGACGTTTGGTCTTGCTGGTCTGTTTTTAAATGCACCGCCGTGGAACAGCACTACTTGGGCACCTGTAGCACGAGATAAGGACCGAATCAAAATGTCAAAAAATGCGATTGTAAACGGGATTTTTGGAATTTTAGCAATGCCTACGCCCGCGGTGCCGCATCCTGAAAAGGTGGATGTATATACAGATAAGTATCGTCGTTTATTGGCTGAATGTCGTGAGAAGAAAAAAGTTAGCACCGCGGGGAGTACGGCCGCGGGGAGCGCAAGTGCGGCCGACCGTTTGCCGCCGATGTATCGTCCGTTGCAGCGTAGCAGCGGTGGCGGTTCAGCACCAGCGATCGGTAATAAGCGTGCATTCTTGGACCAAGTGAGCAGCGGAGATTTTACTACAGTAGCAGCCGCAGTTAATAAGCGTTCGCATGTATTATCTCAGCAAATTATGAATGACTTTCATAAAAATGCTGCAGCATCTGCAATCGTTATTGCGGGTAGCCCACGCTCGGATAGCACGTGTTGCTTTACGAAAATTGGAGCGGCCGCTGCAACGGGGCTAGGTATTGCGGGTCTGGGGCTTGAACCTGCGGCGGCTGAAGAGTTAGGCCTTCTTGGTACCGCTGAGCGAATCTTACGAGCTCGTGATCCTGCCACTAGTGCTGCCGGCACTCATATTTATGTGCCTTGGTCGGCACCATATATTAGCACCGTTTTACCAGCGCCAAAACCAGAAGATTATTATAAGTTATTCTTGAAAAACTGTTTTGCTGGCAATAATATGGGCTTGCCGCACGAATACGACCCAAGTAATAATTGTCGTCATTGTGGATTTGAAATACCAGAACTCCTATTATATCCGCGTGGTGCTGAAATACCGTCTGATGCGAGTGGTAAAAAACGCACAGAAATGTTAGCAGTGTTAGACGCACAGTATGAAGCAGCCGCACGAGAGGCTTTAGCAGAACACGTGAACGTCGATGAAGATACGTTCAAAGCGCTAGAAGCACGCGTACGCGAACGACGCCAGGTTATACCTGCACCGCCTCCAGAAGTCGTTCCCTTTTTTGTGCGTCTTGAAAGTATGGGTGCGACGCTCGGCATATTACTTCCACCGGCAGCAGCTGATTGGACTCAACTTCAAACCCTGTTGGCGTCATTAGACTCTGAGAAAGTAACCGATGCTGACGAGCGTCGCGGATTACTTGCGCCTTTTGCGACCCGCTACGACGCACTGCTTGCTGGACTTCGAACACTGCTGAATACTAATTCAAGCGATGCAGAACGGCCGTTTGTAGACCGCGCACTAGAGGCACTTGCACGTATAACAGCCAATTCTGTTGGTGCAGTAAATGCGCGTAATATTTCCGCACTTTTTGTTGTCTACGGTGAGCAAATTGCGACAAATTATAATAATAAAGATCCTAAACCGACAAAATGGTTTGTGAAAATGTCTCGCAGTCATGAAGAGTTAATTTTACGTATTTGGAATAATGTTGCTGAAATAACCACAAAACGTCTTGCAGATTTACAGCGTTTGGACGAAAAGGTCAACGCCACAATACAGTTAGTACTTCACCGGTTTACGGGATGGTTGGGCGGTATGATGAATGCTTGGATTAACGAATTCCGCCCTTCGGTATTAGTACATGAAAAAGAATTAACATTAATGTTGCGCTGGACAATTGTAAGTGGTCTAACTGCGCTTTTGACTTCAAACAGTCCGCTGTATGCTGATACGCCTTCGCCGGCGGCGCGGCGGACTGCGGCGCGGTTTTTAACAGCGTGGGTGCTCGACGCACTTATTACTGCTGGACAACGGGTTGATACATATCAGTTGACCTCCGAACAAATTGCTGAGAAGTTAAATGAGCGTGCAGAAGCAGAACGTGCAGCCTTCTTAAAAAAGTTTGATGATTTGGACCTGGATGACCGCAAGGTTGAATTAATAAAGAAAAAACTAAAGATTGGCGACTGGTCAGTCGGTGCTACCAAAAACTTATTTGCGTACGACGCGGATATGTTTGAATTTGAACGGGCACAGCGAGCAGCATTTGGTGTACCAGAGTTTGATGACGGCGTTACTGGAATTCGGGCCCAGCCTGGCGGTGGTGAAGTCGGTGGTGAATTGTACGGATTCCGTGCCGGTGGCGAAGAAGGCGTCAATATGCACGACAACTTGTTCGACGCCGATGATGGTGAAAGAATGTAATTTAATTCTTAATTTATAAGAGATGGCAGCAGTACTAAATGCGGTAAATAGTGGTGACGAATCAACACTAGCTCAACTTATTGCAAACAGCCCCGGTAGCAAAAACAGCGAATTTCAACGGGAAACTAATTTAGTTCCATTCACTCCGCTTTTGCGTGCAGTTAGCACAGGTAACCACGCTATGGCACTATACCTGCTCGAAAAGGGAGCTAACCCTGATTTAGCAAATGCCGACGGAACAACTCCTTTGCTTCTTGCGGCTGAAAACGTGGATCTAGCAATGGTGCGCCTGCTTCTTGACCACGGCGCAGATCCTGCAGCGGATTTGGAATTATTTGATTATGTAATACCAGATTCAAATATTAATCAAGAGTTACGGTCGCGCATTCAACATCAAAACGGTGGGCACCGCAGCCGTCGCAGGGGCCGACGTCGCCTAAATAAAAAAGTGCGTAAAGGAACCCGCCGATTGTAAATATATGTCACAAACATTCTGGGTCTACAAACCGCTTGATGCTGATTATTATATTGCAAGGCCAAACTCTTTTGGATGGTACGAACGTGTGTTAGACTTTAGTAGCGGTGGTTACGCGCTACAACTTGTACAAGGTATCCCTATGACTGCACCGCCAGCCTGGGATTGGAAACGTATTGAAAATGGCCGCACTTTTGTCGGCTATGATAATAAAATATATGACATTACGGAACTTACTTGTGGTTATTATCCAAAGTTATAATAAGAGATGTCCGCACTTATGATTGCGATGGGGTTTTATATTGTAGGGGTAGCCGCTGTTTTGTACGTACGTCCCGCACTTATGTTTCACGCAGAAACTGGAGCTTGGAAAGAATTTGGCTTGGATAGCGGTCGCACCATTATGCCATTTTGGATGTTTGCGCTCGTATGGGCATTTGTAAGTTATGTACTAGGCACTCTTATTAGCGTGTATCTTACCGGTGTAGCACTACAAAGTCTACCTGCTGATGTTGTGGAAGCAAATATTTCAAATGTACTCAAGCCCGTAAGCAAATCACCGCCCCCAGCACTACCTACATCAGTAGTTGAGTCTACTGTTTCACCTAGCGGCACTATGCCCGGTTATTATGTCCTAGAAGCACAAAAAACCGGACCACCTAAATATATTTATTTCGGCAGCGCCCCTCCAACTATTGAAAATGTCACCGCAAGAAGCATCTAGACGCAAATCGCACTTAACGTTCCGCCGATTGCTATTCCAAATAGCGATCCCCAGAAACTATAGTAGCCATATCCCAGTGAATCACGTATATTTAGTTCTACTTCAGGCGAAATTATGTTGGTTACGATTCCTCGTAAGCTTGGTATAAAGGCCGATGCTGCTAAGAATCCGGCATAGACCGCCGTAGAAATACCAGCGTTACTAGCTATTTTAGACGCAGAGTTGACCTTTCCACAATTGTATTTTTGAATCAATGTGAACGCTGCACCACTAACAAGATACATAAGAATAGCACCGCATAGGAAAAGTGCTATTAAAAGCCGCGGATCGCCTTGTGTCGCAGAAAGACTGTGTCCAAGTACTATAAAAACAAAAAAAGGTAATAAAAACATAAGCACTCCAACGGAAAGCATAAGTGTTGTTAGGATTGATGTATCCATATTCTACGAAAGCCGCAGATAGTTTTTGAGGGAATTTTCCCATATAAATTAGAATGGACGATGATCCTGTTGGTATGCCCGTGCGCGAAAAGAAAAAGCGCCGCGCCGGTGAAACACGCAAAGGTAAGACTATAGATTTGAAAAAGGTCGTAGATGTTGAAACTTGGGCAAAGTACTACAGTAAGGGATATCAAAATGTAGTACTTGGCGAGGATGGAAGTTTTTTAGTACTTGATCCTGTGCTCACAAAGAGTGACTTTCCTGCTGCTTTTGCGGATCCATCAAAGGTTATACCTCACTTGATGGGCGAAGACTATATAAGTGTATTAGCGGATCCATCGGCGTCTGTTGAACTCCGGGCCGCGGCTGAAGCATCACGCAGCCGTATATACGACGGGTTAAATGCACGTATTTCGGCTGCGAAAATAGCCTATGGCGAAGCAGAAAATGCACTATTAAATATTCATAATCAGTGGACACATGCACCCGACGCACCAACGCGGATTGTATTAGCACAAGCAGTTGCTGAAGCAAACGCCTCATTAGCAGCAGCAGAAAGTACACTACGAGCGGCACAAGCACCCCAACGCTACATACAAAAGTATCGCGATATTCCGCGTTATCTTGTGGTTCCTGGCTCGGGGGACGATCGCCCCATTAAAAATGTTATTTATAGACTTGTACCCGCTGTAACGGAAGCACCAGAACGTGTTGTTGCTGCTGCAGGTAGTCCACAAAGTTATTGAAGCGGATATGTTTTAATGCGGTCCTCCGCTTTATCGCAATCTACCGTTTTTGTTTCATATTGAAAACAAGTGCCATTTCGGTCTTTATAAATCTCCACTTGTACATTTTCCAAATTAGGATATTTATTAATAACAAGCGGTGCAGGTTTTAGCACATAAACGCAGAAAATCCCAATTGTTAAACCCAATAAAAAGGGAAAAAATTCTAAATGATTCAAGAATCTCATCTCTATAAATACTAGAGATGATATATCTGATATATCTATTGTTTTTCCATTGTGTAGGTGGAGCGCTTATTGCTGATTCATTTTCCGATTTTTCGGGTAATCAGGGCTACAAGGGGTTTTATTACAAATATAATGACGAAGTCAATACATTAACAATGCCAAATTACGGTGATAGTTGGATTGGAGGTAGTATGTCATGGCAGTTAGTTGATAGTTGGTGCCAAATTGGTGAAGGAGTAATGCATACAACAACGGGCGGGAGTATAGATGATTGTAATACACCAAACGGATACTGTGCACCACATTTGTTATGGATAAATTCTCAACCACAAGATGGCAATAGTTTTCTATTAACTGCATCACATACTACACCTTTTTCCCCAGGACGTGATGGTGTTATATTGAGCGTGTATATAAACGGTCAATTTACGGAATCTTTTGTAACACCTTTTACTATATCGAAAAATTATGGACCGTTTAGTATAAATAATATTTCATTAGTACTTGATCCTAAAGATACATGTAATAATGACGGAACAAATTACCGTTTAGAAATTTATGAACCAGACCCGTCACCATCACCGACAAAAACACCGACGCAATCACCCAGCCCTACTGCAAGTTATACATCATCGCCGTCGCTATCCCCGTCGCCAACGGGAGTGTGTCACACAATCCGCAGTTTATTGTTTGGGACTCAGGAAAATGTAAGCGGAGATGGAGTTGTTTTTACTGTGCTACACGGATTTAATGTGACACATAATTCTCCATATGAGCGCTGTGGTGCGAATCCAATTTGTACTGACCTGGGGCATTTATGTCGCTGTATTTATGGCGGAGGAACAATAAATTCGTGTAGTACACAACGTTCTACAACCATAACATATAGTTTATCAACAAGCAATAGTTTATCATACAATGGTCAATCACCAAGTTGTGCTTACCATATGAGCCGAAGTTATAATATACCTAGCGCTACACCTACAATGTCAGGAACAAGTAGTAACACCGCAAGTATAACATCATCGTCTAGTATCACGCCAACGCCTTCTCAAACACCTTCGCCATCCGCAACAGGTATATGTAACGAAATTAAAAACTATGTAGATGGAAACTTGGAAATTATTTATGATAATTCAACGCGCTATAATCTTTTTCACGGTCGTTACATTACAACTCCCTATCTTCAAAATTTTGATATGCTTATAGGGATTTTTAATAGTTGTGCTGAAAACGGCGATTCGTGTGTTTGTAGTTATAATAGTGGATATAGCGTGAATTGTGCTACTGCTCGTAGCGCGATTGTAAATTTTACACTCGGTTCTATACTTCAAACAAGTTATTATAATCAGTCAAATTGTGCTTATGTATTTAATGCATCCTATATACGTCCATCTGTCACGCCAACGTCTTCAAACACTGCGAGTATAACTGCATCGTGGACCCCTTCACCCTCGCGCACGGAAACCGCGACTGGAACACAAACGTCCACGGGCACACAAACGCAAACTGGAAGTGGAACAAATACTCAAACAAGTAGTCAGACAAGTACGCAGACCGGCACACCTTCTAGCACAGCAACACCGTCAAGCACAGTAACGCCGACGGCTACTCAAAGTGGCACCGCTACTCAGACTTCAACTTCTACGAGCACACAGACGCCAACATCAAGTAGTACTGGAACTCAAACGCGTACGGGAACATCTACAGTTACACCAACAAGTACAGCAACGGGTATATGTAATGATGTACGCAATTACGTATTTGGACGCCGTGACACTCCAACGGATGTTTATACTATATTTCACGGTGACCGTATGACGCATTTTTACTATCCAGGCAACAACGTATTGATAGGAAAATTACCTATGTGTAACGATTATGGTGACGCGTGCGTATGTATTTATGGTGATGGTGATCCAGCATTCTGCCCTGAAAAACGCATTGGTATTGTATCATATAGTTATGATAATGATTATAGAACTTTTCTTGTTAATGATTCTGACCCTGTTTGTGTATATAAGTTTAACACAACTTTCTTTTTACCATATTTATCACCAACGCCAACGCGTAGCCGCAGTCCTACTCCATCACCAACTTTTATTCCAAATTTTGTGAGTAGTGGAGTTACAACGCTGCACTTACCACCTAATTTTCCAAGCATTCCAAACAATGCTTCAAACGCAATATTAGCAAATATTGCTGAAAGATTTGTAGGAAGTCTAGGAAATATAAGTAGTGTTGGGCGTGGACCAGGTAACAATGATTTAATAGATGCACTTAGCGTATTAGCAAGTAAATTATCTGCAGTAAGTGCTAACATTACCCTTTCAATTGCTGGTGAAGGCTTCAGTTGGATTATGGCACCTGCTTCAGCAACAGCTCCTATAAAAGCTGGAAACATATCTGCTGTATTACCACCATTAGGCCCAGGTCTTACATATTCATTTTTAGCAAAAACGCCTGATAGTAATGATTCATTACCGGTTTTTAGTATAGATGCTCTTGGTTCTGCGAATGACCGCTATACAATAACAAATCTTAAAACACCGCTCGCGTTTAGTTTGAATATAACTCCACAGGAAGGCACTATACTTGAATGTGTTTACTGGAATGGAAGTAGTTGGGCAACGGACGGATGTGCTTTTATAAATGGTACATGTATTTGTACACATTTTACAGAGTTCAGTGCACGATTCAAAGCAATAGCTGACGTAAATGCGGATATATTCAGAGGTGCAAAGGATGTTTACAGCCTTGAAGGATTCAAGAAATATGGTGCTATTTACGGAATATTAATTGGTCTTTTTTTAGGAATAAGTGGAATATTTTGCTTTTTATTACATCTTGATCGCCGTGGTGAGCGTTCTTATCGTTTTGCGATTGAAGATATTGAAGAGGTTTGTAAAGTATTAGGATATAATAAACCGCTGGTGCCGCAGCCGTCAATAACACTTCCAAGCCCTGAAAATAATAGTTGTTTTAGTCGTTTTTTTTCTGCGTGTATTTCACGACTTTTGTATCAGCATAACTATTTCGGAATTTTTTTTAAATATGACCCTCGATTGCCTCGTGGGTTCCGTTTACTTCTTGTAACAACACTTGCATTTCATACATTATTCCTAAGTGTATTATTTTATGGATACACAAAAGTTGGTCCTGAAATGACTTTAATTGAATCCGTCGTACTTTCATTAATAACATCAGCACTAAATATTCCATTTTTGCGAATTGTTGTAGGAATTGTAAATAAAATTGGAATATATGAATATGTTGTGCGGTTTCCAGATTTTGCACACGAATACAATCGTCGCCGCGAATTTGAAACGGCACTGAAAAATATTCATACACATGAAATTTCACGAATCGTACGACGATTAGCTGAAGGTAAATCCGCATTACGTGCTGTACAATTGTCCCCTGTTGGGCCTAATAAAAATAGACGTGGAAGTATTGAATATACAGATGTAAGTGCTTATGGTGGCGAAACAACAGATGCCATACTTGGCGTTCTAATAGAACGTTGTTTTCATTGTAGCCGTCGTAATAAAAATAGCAAAAATGGTGTTTTACAAGCAATTGAAATTGCACGTCGGTCTGACCCACACTTTGACATACCGGCTTGTAATAATTGTCCAACAAAAACAGCATATGGATTTATTTTTTCATGTGCGGCATTTGGATACATTGGATGGATAATGAATTATTTATTATTATTTACAGCATCCCAAAGCAGCAGTAGTATGAATAGTATTGCAGCAAGTTTCGGAATTTCTCAGGCAACAAGTATTTTATTCACTCAACCATTGACGCTTTTTTTGACACTTTTTGGAAGTTGGGCACTCGACAAAATAAAAAGTCGCCGCCGCACCACAAAAAATCAAATTGGTTATTTTGTTGACCCATTATTTATGAAAAATTCATCTTCACTTAGTGGTAACTGGGCATATTGGTTATTTTTATATGGAGGTAGTCAATCATCATTAGGATTTAATAGCAAGGAAAAATCTCTTGGATATAGTACATTAAAAGTAGCATTGGAATGGGTAAATGGTAATAATAGTGTTAATATATCCGCACGAGATGCTGCTATTACAACGTTATATGTATATTTACGGGGTATTGAAAAGCCCTTACATGGACGTGCTGCTGCAGCGGCAGCAGCGGCGGATCAACTCAAAGCATTATTGATGGAAGCACCACACAGTTCAATAATAACTGTTGAAAAACCAAATAATGAAGAAGTAGGTGAAGTAAACATAATATTAAATGAAATCGTAACGCATAGTAAGAATGGTCGATCTAGCATCGTTCCTGAAAGTGCCAGGAATGGCAGCACTTATTAGTTTTATTATTGGATTTGGTCTTGCTGCCATATTTAGACCACTTTGTAAAGGACCTGATTGTTTAGTAATACGTGGTCCGCCTGTAGATGAAATACGCGGTGCTGTTTATATGTTTGGAACTAAATGTGTTGAATTTGTGCCAAAAGCGGTTGAATGCCCTAGTAAAGAAAGCAAAAAAACAGTTGTAGAAACCCTTGTGTTTGCGGATTTTAATTAGACCCGTGCTCATTTAAAATGAGCACTGCTTGCCGGCGAAACCATATAAAATGACGCACTTTTTTGACTGCTTCGCAGTCAAAAGTGCCCGTTTTAAATGTTCGCCGGTCTAATGAGTGCGTAATCTTTAGTACGGTAAAGTCCAATCCCGATTCAGAACACTATGTCTGCGGAGGGAACCCCGATTGATGTACTAGAATCTGGTGGAAGCGTTGATCACGCCGCTGATGCGGAACGTATGGCTGAACTTATGCGCGATGTGAATGCAGTCTCCGGCGATTTACCACAGACGCCTCAGACTTTAAATATGCCGCTTGCGCCAGCACCTCCAATGCGCAACACGACACGCCAGGGTTCGCCACCACCGCCCACATCTCAATACACACCAATGGAAGAAGAATATCGCCCTCGTCGCAAAAATATATGGGGCAACGTGACAGATAAACTTAAAGGTCCTTTAATCGTTAGCATTATTGTATTTGTACTGTCGCTCCCGGTACTTCATACAATTATGGCTAAATATGTTGGCTGGGCGTTTGCGGTCGGTGGTCAACTAAGCTGGCTTGGCCTCATTGCTATGTCACTATTAGCTGGCGTTGCTTTTGGAACGACGCAAGTTGTCATGAGCCTTGTTGGTCTATCGTAGGAATTTCCACGTATGACCCTTAGATTTCCAAAATTTAAGACCGCCTTTTAGGCGGTCTTAATTTTTGAACTCTACGGTATAAATATTCATTGTGATAAATAGAAGATATGGATATGCTTAAAAAATTAATGAAATCTAACGGCGGGGTGCCGCGGTTAGATGCTCAACTTTATGCCGTATATGGTATTTTTGCAGCCTCTATTTTATACATTTTCTATAACGGACAACTAGCAACAATCGGTCTTGCGATTGGTGTTGGGCTTATAATTTATACAACTACAAACAAAAATATTCAAGTATCATTAATCGGCGGAGCATTAGCAGGTCTTATTGCTGTACACTATTCCCGGCCGCGTGAGGGTTTTACTAGCGATCGTAAAACCCTGGAACGATTCACCGAGGATAAACCAAAACAGGAGGAAACACAACCAGCTGAAGAAAAGGAAGAAGAAGAAGAAGGTTTTGAAGATGAAGGAAAACCACGTCCGCTCCGCAAACGGAGTGAAGGTAAAAAGGCACCCAATAATGGTGAGCGTGGCGAATTTTTTGAACTTGGTAAGAAATACAAAGGCCCTTCTGAAGATGATGATGCGGATTTCCACCTTGATGCGGGCACAACTTTTATGAATGCTTATAAGTCTCTGAAACCTGAACAAATTGCCGCAATGACAAAGGATACACAGGAACTTATGCAGACCCAGCGTCAACTTATGAGTACTCTTAGCACATTGAAACCACTTATTCAGGATGGCAAGCAAATGATGGATATGTTTCAATCCTATTTTGGAAATGGAACAGCATCAATGAACTAAAATTAATCGCAAGATTATTCAAATATGCGAAACTTATATTTAATAGTTTTCGTATTATTAATAATTTATATTTCTTTTAAATTGTACCACAGACGCACTGAAGGTTTTCGCTCACTCCCATATGTCAAACAAGATAATTATGTGCTTGATTTGATTGGGCGTTTGAAAAAGACGTCTTCAGCCTTAGCAAATCCTAGCTTATGGAAGGAACGTATGACTTTTATTGGTAAATCACCCGTAGAACTAGCACGTGATTATATCAAATCGCAGTCCAAAAAAGAGTAATAATGCCCGTGCGTAAATTTAAACTTGTTGGCGGAAGTTACGCTTCGCAAGGCGGCGGTGGCATTGGCGCAGAAATTGGGTCGGTGCTAATGACTATATTAGTAGTATTGGCTATTGGTGCAATCTCTATTTATGTTGCACAGCAAATGGGATATTTACAACCTGTAGGTGGCACAAAGCCGACGGTAGTCGTCGTGGAACGCGGCGGAGGTGTTTCGGTGCCACCAGTTGTATTAAATGGTGACCCGCGTTTTAGTCCGTTATCTCCCGAACGGTCTTACGGTGCGCCGCCCGATCTTCGTGGCTTTCCATCACCCGCATTACCTGCTGGACTTGGTGCACTTCCGGTAAATCGTCAATCACGTGGTATTCCGGATTCATATCAACAAATCGGCGTACTGACAGCTCCAGGTGGCACAGATAATAGTGGCACACCTAATCGTACAATATTACCGCTATTTGGTCGTGCGATTGATGCAGCACGAAACAAGTGGAACTATTATACACGCACCGATGGTATGAATCCAGTACAGGTGCCGGTACAATTCAAGCGTCGCAACTGCGACGATGATATCGGTTGTGACGAAGTAATTGATGGCGATAATGTTGGCGTGCCGGTTATGGGACAGGCATTTACAGCAAATATCTACCGCTATTCCACTCCACGCTATCTGCCTGTTTGAAATTAAGAAGACCACGGTAGATAATGTCTTTAGACAGTATAGCAGCCAGTTATTTTGGTTGTGCAGAAACACCGCTTTGGTTTCCAAATGATATATCAGCGGACCGTATACCAGATTGTAAGTCTTGTAAATTGCGACTTGTATCTCCTGTACCAGGACCCGGCACGGTTTCACCACGCGTTGATGGGCTTCTTGTAGATGAAAATCCGCTTTCTACACTTTCTGTAAATGGAATACAGCATAACTTAGTGGAAAGTATACTTATGATCGCTGGAGCACATAAACTACCTGGGCGTGCGGAAGTATGTGCGGCGGAACTGGCGTGTTATTTTCAAAGCACACGTGATTTTTCATACCATGTATGTCTTTGCTTACCGATTGATATTGGGACCGGTACCGCAAATAATTATTTTGCTACTCTTGGCGGTGCAACATCCGGACGACCGGCATTAAGTAAAATAGTGCCATCGAATGCGTCATATTTACTTTATCGCGGTGCAGATTTGCGCGGGCGTTACTCTAATAATAACGTTCCTTCATCATTTTGCGATCCTGTCAAGCGAGTTACGACATATTACGTATGCTTAACGCCGATTTTCATTTCAAACACCGATTATACTCGCCTTGTAGCACGTGGCGGAAATACTGTTGTTGGGCCTCCTAAACCACTAACAACCTCCGTAATTTCACGATTGGAATCACTGTGCTCGCTTGTTAAAGGAATCAGTATAGGAGTGCCAAAGCCCGTAGGTACTACTGATACATCATTACAACCCGACGGCCCTGGATATCCAACAAAAGCGTTGAAATGTTATCGCGTCGACCCATCACGCGATATACGCGATGACAAAGTTTACATTGGAGGGGAAGGAATATCGACGGATTTTCGTAAAGAAATCGCTAATGAAGATGACCGCGGTGGCATATTTCCCGGTGATTTACAGCGATGGATATCAAGTACACTTAGTGTAATTATTTCAATTATTCTAGCCGCGTTTATATTTGTAGGTATTTTCAGTGCAGTTTTCAAAAACTATAAAGAAGCACAAACATTATATGATGTGAATCCATTAGGTGCTTATGGGATTGCGGCACAAGTTTTAGGAACAGGTGACAAAAGCACTACATAAGATAGCATAGCTTTCCGAAACAAATTCTACGGTCATAAATTTGGAAACCCACGATAAGGAAGATGGCAATTAAGAAAGCATTTGATTATACTCCATTCTTAATTATTGCTGCTATAACTTTAGTAATTTATTATATTGTAAGACGCAACGATGACTCTGGATTTACAAAAGCCGTTGCATGGATAGGTAAGGCCTTAGAAGGTTTTGATACACAGGCCTCAACAGGAATCAAATGTCCCAGCAACTGGAAATTTTTTAATAACGAGAAAGGCACAAGTTTCTGCTGCGGTGCGACCGTGAATCCATACGGTGCATCATGTAGCGACCCCGCTAAAATGTGTGCATTCGAGCCAAACGTACCAGACCCACGTGGCGGCACGCACCCAGCAGTTCCGCTTTGTAAAGCCTAATACGCTGATGATAAAACATTACTAAAAATTGTATAATTGCTGTTATTTGATGCTGGTCCACGAGTTAAACACGCAAATGTAATATGTTTAAATACTCCTTTATATGTATTACATACACTACACATAATTTCCGCAATATGCTGCGGTGGCGAACGCCAAACACCGCATCCAAGTGGTCCTAGCACTAACGAATCGTGTCCGTTTCGCTTTCCAACCTGAAAAATCAATTCGCACTTTTGTCGCATAAGCATCAAATCGCTCAAGCAAACCTTTTTTTGTGAATTTACACCAGGAAATTTCAAACCTGGGACAGCAATAAAAGCAGCAGTCCAGGGCTTTTCTAAATCTACACAGTCGTTAGCTTCGGTATCTTTAAAAACGGATACAAGCGGCGAATAAACACCTTCTTGCGGATTTGTATGAAGTGGATAAAAGGCTTGAAGTTGTGTGGTGCACAAATTTGTTCGCCGCCACAAAGACTCCTCTTGTGCGGAGTTGCCATTATCTACAACGCCACCTGCATCTAGGTCATCCGCAAAATTTAAGATTAGTGGATTAAACCCAGCATCTACAAGGCGTTTTCCTGCGACAAGCGTATCTTCTCCAGTTACTTCAATGCGTGTAGTATCATAAATTTTCGATAATATAGCAGTTTTATCGTGCGTTACCTTGATACTTGGTTTAACGGGAAATGATGAAGCACGTGCTAACGTATCTTTCCAAACACTTGTTAGAAATTCAGAACGGCTTGGCGGTGCTATAGTGTCATCAATGGCATCGCACGCACCTTCTTTTGAAACTATATAAATCGGTTCCGCCATTTTTATCTACTAATCGTGCGGTGTATTTAGGACGACAACATTTTCAAAATAAAATACGCCATTCATTTGGCACGTTTGAAGCACACTGTGGTTCCTAAACGCCCAACAAAATATTGCGTGAACTGCTTTATCAAGGGAGTCAAACGGTAGCCCTGCCACTTCACACAATTTCTGAGCAATTTCTGTTAGTTCAACTGTCCCTTGCTGCCAGTAATGGGGATCATCCACATTACCTACGGGAACAATGTATAAAAAACGATCCGTAATACTATTCCAATCAAAATAGGATGTGTTTTCAGTCATCTTATTTTAATATAATCTATTTGGCTTTAATACTTGAAAGCAGTCATCTTTGTATCTTCCATAGGCCGACCGATAGGTAAAAATGTATTATCGCCCGTATCAGGCTCTGGGCGATATACAAAGTCACGGGGCTCGGGTACTCCTTGAGCACGAGGCTTGTCGATTGGATACGAGCCGACTGGAGCACCTGCTTCACTATCCACTCCAGCAGGACCGTCTTCTATGCCCTCCGCACTGCTGAATCCCTCACGAATTGGTCCAAGCATCGGATTGCTCGGGTCAGTTTCGCGAAATTCGTCGTACTGACGTGGTTGAGATGCATCTGTAGCATATGGATAAGCATCTCCCATTTTTTCAGCAGGAATGCTAGTATCACCGTAACTTGTTTGTGCAGAGAAAACACGAGCAGCATTACGTTTAAAAAATAGCACAGCGGTGAGTAAAAATAGTGCAAAACCAGCGGCCGGGTATACACGGAACGCACCTAGAGAAGCAATTACCATTACAGCAATCGAAAGCGGACTACTAAATGCCGCAAATGGCAATACAAAATAATCTGTCGCAATTGCGGTTGCTAATGCTAGCACTGCTACGGCTATTAGTGTTTCAACGTCAAGCATCCTCTACCGTGGGTTTCCAAATTTAAGCAACCGCCCTGCGGTTACTCAAATTTGGAAACTTACCGTGGCTTTCCGAATTTAAGCAACCGCTTTGCCGTTGCTTAAACAGTGACAGCCTACGGTAAATGTGCGTAAAAAATGAGGCGTTTTGAAAGTGAGAAAGTAAAAACAGTATGTTACCATCAAAAGTTTATACCCCACGTGGGTATAGTGTTGAAAAATCGGCTTTTACTCCAGCCGAAGTTGAAAAAATTCGAAAAGCGCTTGTAGTAACTCCGCGTGTTCCTAAGTCTTATGCAGGTGCGGTAAGACCGTTTTCAGTCTTTCTTGAATCAGCCTCACGCTTTTACCTTCCCGTTGGATGGGCAACGCGCGAATTTGGCGTTACTGCGCCGGATATTCGGAGCATGGGCACACCGCTACCTTCAAGTTTAACTTTTAAAGGTACTTTGCGACCACATCAGTTGGAAGCTCTGAAGGCTTTTCGTGAAGCTGGACGTAATGGTATTATTTGTTTACCCTGCGGTTACGGAAAAACATTTACAGGGATTGCTGCAGCAACAGCCGACCGTGAAATTGTCAACACCTGCTTTGTGATCGTTGTTCATAAAGAGTTCTTAGCCGACCAATGGAGCGAAGAGTTAAAATCGCTTGTGCCTGGTATTCGAATTGGTCGCATTCAGGGAGAACGTTGCGATATTGGGCCCGATATTGATGTAGCGATTGCTATGATTCAAACAATTTGCTCGCGGAATTATCCGATTGGCACCTTTGACCGCTTTGGGTTTGCTATCTTTGACGAAGTTCATCATCTTGGTGCCGAGCACTTTAGTATGGCTCTTCAACGCATTAATTGTCGGCGAATGCTGGGGTTGACAGCGACACCAAAACGCTCCGATGGGCTCAGTAAAGTATTTGAGTGGCATCTTGGGCCGATCGTATACCAGATTGCACGACGGCCAAAAGATGATACAGTCATCGTAGAAGCACTCCGTTATGAGTGCGATGACCCAGATTATGCTGAAACTCAAACAAATTATCGCGGTGAGACTATTCGTGCACGAATGATTAATAATATTGCGGAATATACACCGCGGACATCTGCTGTGCTGGAGTGGGTCGTGCCGCTTATGGCAACGCCGTCGCGAAAACTTCTTGTACTCAGCGACCGACGGGAACACCTTATCGCGTTTGAAACCGGTTTCAAGGCCGCGGGCATAGACTCGGTAGGTTACTATGTTGGCGGTATGAAGCAGAAAGATTTAGATATTTCCGCAACTAAGCGTGTTATTCTTGGAACCTTTGCAATGGCATCTGAAGGCATGAATATTCCAACATTAAATATGGTATTATTAGCAACGCCGAAAAGTAATATTGAACAATCGGTGGGTCGAATTTTACGACAGAAAAAAGAGGAACGAACAGTTCAACCAATGATTCTTGATATTGTAGACTTTGGATTTACAGAATGCGTTGGACAATGGAATAAGCGAAAAAAATTCTATGTTGAATGCGGATATGTACTCAAATGGATGGGAGAAACTGAGGAAATGGGAGCCAAGGCACAATCTACAGAAGATGACGGTGACGACACACCAAAAGGAGTTGCTTTGTTTGTAGAAGAGGACGATGAAGCGCCAACAAATACAGTCGTAATGACAGCAGCCGCCCCTGATTCTACTAAATCCAAAAAACGAGCAACGACTTCAAAAAAACAATCTGAACTTGAAGCGGTTATTGAGGTTTATAAAAGTGGAAAACCACTATTTATTGAGGATGATTAGCAATTGTTTGAAATTCTGGACTTCAAACAATTTATGATTCGTAATTTAGTGGCGACGCGCTGCGCGGCTCTTACGGTCCTTGCGACCTTTGCGGTCTTTACGGTCCTTACGGCCTTTGCGGCCTTTGCGACTTTTACGACGCGCACCACCCATGCGAGCCGCATACGGCACAACATCATTATAAGGTGTTACGCCGTCAGGTAGCGTACCATTGTGTGCGGTGCTAGGATAGAAATTAAAACCAGCCGTTTGTGCATTGTACACAGGCAACTCAGAACCAGGCGCTTTATAGCAGCTATCAGGGAATGCATTTCCCGTACTGTAGGCACCGCCGGCTTGAAGGGATGGCACGGTCGTATTTGGGGTAGCAGAATAGCCTACTCCGTATGCACGCGGATCCAATGGCAGTTGAGGATTACTGGAGTCGATGGAGCCAGGACGCGGGTCGCAGGGAACGCCGGTGCGCAAAGCATCAACGTTAGGGCCGCTTCCTCCAATGCTTACGCTGGGATCGATCGCATAGCCGTAATTTGCACCACCGCGTTGTTTTCGGCGGCGACCACCTGACCAACTATTTGCATTATTATTGAAGTATTCTTCATTATTTGGCGGACTTGATCCGTTACTTCGCGATCTTAATTCTTGGTATTGTGTATCCCAATGAGGATTATTAACAATCGCGTCAATTTCATAAATTGAATCTATTCCTGATGGAATAGGGCGCAGTCTTATTTCATTCCCTACAATATTTACTATTTCATATTCATCAATTTCATTTAAATTATTTAGCGCAAAAAGTCTAGTACCAACAACAAGTTCATCTCTTGAAGGTGCACCACCCCGCTGTCTGCGAGAACTGGTGCGGCGGTGCCGCGCACCACCACCAAACAAGCGGCTGCCAGTACAGCCGCAGCCAGCACCGCGCTGCTTTCGAGCCGTGCGGCGACGCCGGCGTCCACCCGCCGACGGGGTTTGTGCTAAACCCGTTTGAGGCCCCCACTGCGGAGCTTGACCGCCGTGAGTAGATGGCGTTTCCCATCCGTTTGGCGGATACGCGTGGCTTGCTTCAATAGGATCTACACCACCGCCTGCCATTACAGTCTGAATTAAACCAGTATCGCGTCCCCAAGATGTAGCCGGCGATGCACCATGCGACAGCTCTTGGTTCCATCCATTATGACGGTAGGCGTGCGACATTTCAATTTCATCATAACTGCCACCGCCTTGATTATTGCCGACATTTTGACCTGCATTTCCAAAAACCATAGCGTTCGAGTGAACTAATGGTGGCGGTGCAGGCGGTGCTATAACAGTATCAGCATTATTATTGTTATTATATGATTCAGTAAAACTAAGTACCGCATCAGGATGGTCGCCCTGTAAAATTACTAATTGTGTATCATAGTTATCATCGCCTAAAATGTTTGACCTTTGAAGGGTTATATCATCGGTAAATGCACCAAAATCGCGCACTGTACGAATAGTATCGCCTTCGATTGCTTCAATGCGGTGCTTGTGAATTTCATTCCTGGACGTGTCATAAAAAAAGAATTCGCGACCAACCGTTATATCGTCTGCACGCAAACCACCGCCGCGCTGTGCCTTGCGACCGCGACGCACGCGTCTACTACGCTTACCGCCCTTGAGCGGCCAACCGGCTTGTGCTAACGCGGGGTCTGGTGTATTAAAAAGTTGGCCAGGGCGGGCCGGGAAAAGACAATCATCGTATCCTTGATTTACTGGCTCTTTGACAGTAAAATTCCAGTCGCTACCAGGACCGGTTGGGATGGGTACAAGCGGTGCACCCATACCATAACCTCCGCCGCGTTGTGTCTTGCGGCTAGCAGAACGCCGACTCATATTTGTTTGGAGTTCGCGATTCATCTCTATTTGGACTGAAGATTTTACCGTAGAAAACCCAAATTACCGTAGAAAACCGAAATTAAGCAACGCCAGCGGCGTTGCTTAATTTCGTTTTTCTATCGGTTGTACGTAGGCTGACGATATTTAAGCAACGGCAAAGCCGTTGCTTAAATTCGGAAAGCCACGGTAAGAAACAGCGTTGCTTAATTTCGGTTTTCTACGGTATGACCCATTGGCGAGTTGAGCCGGTCTGAAATGACCGGCGGTCTAGACGCTAACTACTTCTAACACTTCATATTTATCGAATCCTTTATTATATTCGGCACGAACATTTACAGGCGTGTTTGTATTTGCAGTAGCAAGTCTAAGTGCTTTACTTACTGCTAGTGTACGAACTAACGCCAATCCTAGTCGTGTAGAATCGTTATAAATAGCGTAAACATCAGGCCCCATACCAGCTTCTTTGCGAATATTGTAAGCCGGCACACTACTATCCGAAGTTGAAGTCGCTGAAACAGTATTACGTGGTGGCATCCAAATAAGTCGTTTTGAACCCGCTGCTTCGGGAATAAATTCTAGTACAGTTTTTTCAGAGGGTTCATCAACAATTGTTTGAGGTGTAAGATAACTTGCTAAACAAACTACACACTCCTGAAGCATATCATCAGACCGAAAGTGCTTTTCTACAAATTCAGCCATTACGTTGTTCCAACGCTCGCTAAACGGTTTTGATTTCCAAACCGCCTCTCCACGCCAAACTAACACATCCTCAAGTACAAGACGGCGCGGTGCTTCTCGAGTAATATACGCTGAGAAGATCGCACCTTCCGCACGAAGCGTATCGCTAACACGCAGTCGGATACGTTGCGGCGGGACTTTAGCAGCAATAGGCGGAATATATACAACTCCATTATTTGGGACTATTGCTAAGAATCCTGAAAGAAGTCCACGTGGTCGTACTGCAACAGCCATATTGCTTCGCACTAATGTTGCTTTATCATTAGTGCCAAACATTCGACTAATACCAAGATTGTGACCGCGTGCACCCCAACCGTGTTTTCCAATAAATTCTTCGGCTGCTGCTACCCACTCCATTTGAGTACCGATCTTATAAATAACAAAGTGCTCATTTTTTAGGTGCGCGTCGCCCGCACCGCGTGAATCTAGTTTGCTTAACCTTTCTAATTTTCTGCGTCATTCTACGACGCTCTGTTGCTGTAAGATCAAGCGGGTTACTTTTTGTTTTTAGCGCATATTGAATACGTTTCAGCCATGCCGATCTACATTCACCAGCGCAACGTCCACTTTCCATAGCATTTAATAAACGAAAAGCACCTCCTTTGCGAATAAAAGGCATTTTATTTAGGTTATCTAAATTAAACTATACGCAGTCCCCTCTTCAGTAGAATCAAAAGCTACAACTCCCGTCATCCACTGTGCGCCATTTTGCAGCATTTCAGGTGCGTAACCTGCTGCATCATTACCACCAGGACTGCTACGCTCAGAGCCTAGGCCGCTTGCTACAACCTGACCCATACCTACACGCGGATGCGTTTCAATCATTTGTTCGGGATGGCGGAAGTTGGATCCAAACTCCGCTTCCGCATTAACAGTCGGGTTTAGCGGGTCTCTATGAGAAGGAATTTCGTATTCCGTTGTTGGCGGGGTACGCTGAAGCGGCTCAGGTGTGCGCAAATCCTCTTCTGTTTGTCCAGGCACGTGCGGCATTGCGTGGGGAGGCGTTCGGTCCACAACCGGAGCCGCCGATTCCTCTACATAACCGCCATCTACATCACCAGGTATATCTTTACCACTCACATTAGCCGGTGGTGGTGCAGTAAATTGAGTGCTTTCGGCATCACGTTCGGAATATGGTGGGAATTTTTCACTAGTATCTACTGACGACGCTTGGACAATATGATAGCCAAAAAAGATAAATATGCCAAGTACTAAGAGAAGTCCTAACCAGGCTATAGGTATCCGGGCGGCCATCGTGTTTACTACCGGTAAGTATTAAATTTTGCCTACATTTACTGCGCTGTGCGATCTAATAAATTACAAAATCATATAGACGGCGCGACTTACGAGTACTATTTTTACGATGACTCCGCTTAACACGTCGTGTTTGCTTTTTATTGACTTTCATTTCTAATAAAGCGTACGCTTAAAATTAGTATTTGGAACTTTTCTAAGGTAAATTTATAAATTACAAAAAAAGAAAATAGAAGTAAAAAGAAGAAATGGCCACTATTGATATTTCAGGAACAACTGTCACAGTTACTCCTCAACTACCAAGCATACTTGTCCGTGCTGTCGCGGACCTATCCGGTGCGGTTCATAATGGGGCCGACCTGCTGCGCCATGTCCCATCGCTGGCTGCGGCCGCTCAGGCCTTGGGTGGGACCGGTCCTGAGAAGTTAGCCCTTGTCCAACGTGCCGCTCATAGTGCCGTTGATTTGTACGTACCATCCGAGGACCAGGCAACGGCTCACTTACTAGTCGACGGCGTTCTTCCGTCGGTCGTACGTGCGGTCCTTGATGTGTCGAAGGGACATGTGAAGATCGGTGAGGCCGTAGCCGCGGCCGCGGCGGAAGCACTTTCGACTCCGCAGACTCAGGCGGCGGCGGTGGGGCTGCTAGGTGCGTGTCTGGCTTGTCTGTTGCCTCCGCGGCCGGCAGTAACGCAGTCAGCGGCGTCGGCAAAGTAAGATGTGCGACGGCTTCCAACGTTAATTTCACATTATAACGCGACACAAAGTCAAGAATTGTTTTTGTATTTCCAACAATTGTTAAGCAATTGCTGGATATAATATTGCCATGTACAATAGCATCTTCAGTCCAGATATCATCTACGCTTGAAGGCGGTGCATCAATATTTAGTCGTGTAACGCCTTCAAGAACATATCCAGGCCCGTGACACAGTTGTGTACGCTGCTCTACCAGCCACGCATCATCCCATTTCTTACCAATAAAGTAAATTCCTACTTTATCTTCCCATTTGTAAACAGCAATTTTAGTAACTGGTAAATTAGTGGCCATACGTGAAGCACGCCATGCAGTTAGTGGAGCTCCATCTACTGTCAAACGAAACATTTAGTATTTTATATGCGTGAGTCATTTAAATCCAGCGACGCGTCAAATTTGAAAGGGTGGCACAATTAATAATTGTTTGTAGTCCAAATGCCTACTTATTGTCTTGTCCTTCAACCAAAAAGCACAACTCGCAATGCACAACTTAATGATGCTGCACTAAGTGAAGGTAAGCCTAGTGACGCACTTGCCGGAACAATTCTTCGTCGTAGCACAGCCCCAGAGCTGATTGGGACTTATAAATATGGCTCATTTACGCTACATCTATTTGGCTATAAATCAGGCAAAGCAGGAACTGAAAACAAGCACGAACTACCACCGCCTTATGATAAAGTGCTACTTTTCGGAGAGGCTGTATTATTTAGTACAAGCGGAAGTAAGTTTGCTAGTTTTAATGATACTGAGTACAAAAAGTGGTATAATACCGCACTAGGCGGATTTGAAGAACTAGGTGATACTGATACTGAAGATGAGGATGATGATGGCGACGGTGAAGAAGAAGATGAGGAAGAGGACGAAGTTGCTGATACGGAGGAAGAAGACGTAGAAGAAGAAGTTGAAGTTGTGGAAGAGGATGAAGAAGAGGAAGTTGTGCGAAAGCCAGCACCCAAAATTTCAAAGGCCAAACGCAATCTTAAAAAAATTCCTGCATGGTATTCAACTGATGAACTTATGCCCGAGCCTTATAAACTTGTTAAGCCTAACTAAGTCGCTCATCATGTGCCTCTACGCCATACCATTCAATTGAATCATAAGTATACATAAATCCACTTTTTGTAAGATATCCTCGAATTTCTTCATCTTCAAATAATAATTTACGAATATGTACTGGCGTCGAACGTTCGACATCAAACACGCGAACTGCACCACGCTTAGCACGTTCTTCGATATATTTATACACAGTTTCCAAATCCAATTTTCTACGTTCTTCAAGTTCAAAGTTGTTTTTTTCGCTTTGAATACGATTTGCAATAAGTCCTTCCATACTCGCAATTTTGACTAGATTATTCATATAAGTAGCACTACGACGGTACAACATATAATTAGTAGTTTAATAAATGATTAATCGTAAAAACTTTGTGTCATTTTTGTCACGAATCAATCTAAAAAAGTGACACATACTTTCCTGTATATTCTTTACTTAGTAAAATGTCATCTTCTAGAGATAAAGTTATTAAAATTATTTCTGCACGTTGTGCATTTCTAAATACTGATGAGCAGGAAGACTTTGAGCGTGGAATTTATAATACAACGCTTGAAGAAGCACGTCGTCGCGGCACTCGTCGTGTATGGGATAATCCTGAATTTGCAGCACTGTATGATATTACGGCTCGGCGAAGCATTGCTAATCTCGACCCTGAATCATATGTTGGAAATCCTCGACTACTTACACGACTTCGCGATGGTGAGTTTCTACCACACGATATTCCAAGTATGACTTACGCAGAATTGTATCCTGAAAAATGGGCAGAGGCACTTGAAATGGCAATGAAGCGTGAGGCTAAGATGCTTACAGTAGATAAAAGTATGGCAACAGATATGTTCAAGTGTACAAAATGCGGAAAACGGGAGTGTACATATTATGAGATGCAAACTCGTTCAGCGGATGAGCCGATGACGCAGTTCATCCGTTGTTTGAATTGTGGGAAGCAGTGGCGGCAATAAACTGCTTCGCAGTTTATTGCCTTCGGCCTCAAGGCGTAAGCCCTGAGGCTGCGGCAGTGATTTGCGCAGCAAATCACTGCCTTTGACCACCCCGTTCTGCGAACGGGGTGGTGGCGGCAATAAACTGCGAAGCAGTTTATTGCCTTCGGCCTCAGGACGTAAGCCCTGAGGCTGCGGCAGTGATTTGCGCAGCAAATCACTGCCTTTGACCACCCCGTTCTGCGAACGGGGTGGTCGCGGCAATAAACTGCTTCGCAGTTTATCGCCTTCTACTGGTTGATTCTTAGAACCAACCAGTGGCGGCAGTGGACCGCGAAGCAAAACTTATGATTCCGGCTTTTTATTTTGCTTTTTATCGCTTTCTGATAAAGACACAGTAGCAGCGTGCTCTAAACTTCCAACGACCGGCGGTGGAATATCTAAATTAATAGCAGCGGGTATAGGTCCATCTTCTACTACTTCCAAAACGATGCTATTTTTTGGAATGCTTAAAGTTCCATTGGTCAATATTGCGGATGAAGCTGCGTTTCGTGCAACACGCTCCATTTCAGCACGCAATTCAGCATCCAATTTTAGGCGTTCTTCACGTGCGCGGTCAATAATTTTCTTATCAAGCTCTTCAATAACTAAATCAGACATTAATTTCTTTTTATGTGCTATCATCATAGCAGCTTCTGCCGCAAGTTTGACTAAGCGAGTATCCTTTGTATCACTGAATACACGAGTGTGTTCAACACCACCTGCGATTTCTGGTCTTTTAATATCTAATTTTTTACGATGCTCTATTTCAAAAAGGCGAATAACGGATTCAGGTATAGCGGGCGACTGTTCAATAAGTCTATCTAGTTCAATTCGTGCCATTTTTAGAAAATTTACTGCTTCCATACGTTCATCCGGATGAAGGCTTAACTCAATACTAATGAATCGTTGGAACTTACCCCAGGAAATACCAGCAACGCGATGCCCCTCGCACTGTTGAGCATATCGTAATGTATTAGCGATTGTTTGAATTAAAGCGGTTATAAGACTAACTACACCAATTGCTGCTCCTGCATATTTTGCGTAATTGCCTTCGTCGGGTAGCAAACCGTTTATTCCAAAACTCGCAGTTCCTGTTATTGTTGAAAGTAATATTACAGGAAAAGTAAGCCATAAATTACTATATCCAAATCGTGCGGAAGACTTATCGTGCATCCAACGATAACACGCTGCTTTATCAGCCCATTCAGCAACTAATATTTCCAACGAGGGTGTCCAGCCATTGTTTGGCTTCTTTTTCTTTTCCTGTTTGACCGGTACAATTGCACCTGATATATCAGGCACATTTGCAGCCGTTGATGGGGGTGTGGCGTTATTTGCTTCGCTTACAGACGGAGGTGGTCCCGATGCTGACACGGCAGCGGGGTCGATTGGAGATCTTTGCATTTCTAAAAAGTATTAATAAATTTTGGCGGAAAAATGCAAAGAAAAGCTACTGTATTATTTTTAGAATATGTCAATTATAATTTTAACTTATAATGTGAAGGGTTTACCCTGGTGTAAAGATTATATTGAAGATATTTGCGTATTCCTTTCAAAACAAGATGTTGATATAATTTGTTTACAGGAAGTATTTACCGAGCGGGGGCGTAATTTTTATAAAATATTTCTTGAAGCCATTGGATATACTGTTTTACTACCTAATGATACAGATGTTACATGGCTACCAAGTGGATTAGTAACCGCCTTTAAAACAAGTAAATTCAAACTTCACGGTAAAGTATTTTGTCCTTATATTGATAGTCACAATTTTGAGTGGTTTGCACTGAAAGGATTCCATGTAGTTCACTTGGAGAAAAATGGTCAACGATTTTATATTGTGAACACTCATACACAAAGCGATACAATTGTTACTATTTTACGTAGTCATGATATTAAGTATATACGTAAAAAGCAAACTGAACAATTGTTAAAATATTTTAAAAGCACACGCGATATTGTATTAATTGTAGGAGATCTAAATTGCGAAAGTGAACCTACAGCGGGTCTACGTTTTTTACATCCTGCAGGTGTTTCACCACTAAAAAAACGTACTTTTTTTGATACTGGCGAAGATTTGGACCATGTTGCGTGTTTACTAGACCGTCCAATGCCTATGGTTGGAAATGTAAAAGTTTGTAACGAGCCATGGAGTGATCACGCTCCGGTTTTGTTCAGTCTTAGGTTTCCAAACAGTAATTAGAAGATTGAAATGTTATTATATTTTATTTTTGCGTTATTATTTATTGGAGCATTAGTTTATTTTTCATATTTTAAAATTGATGATTGCGTTGTACTTCAAACAATTAAGTTAGATGATATTATTATTGAAATTGTTGATGATAAATGTAAAGAAGGCTTACCGCATACTACAGGCCCACAAGTGGTAAGAATGACGCGTAATGCCTGGAATGGGCCGCGGCGCGATGCTATACTTCGTCACGAACGTGTTCACCTTGCACAAAAGGGCTCAAATGCCGTAGACTGGTTAAAATTTTATGAAAATATGTGGGATTACAAATGTACTTCTATTCCACCTGTAGATATCCCGGCTGAATTAGTTGCTGCACGACGTCCAAATCCAGATACAGATAATTGTCCATGGGCTATTTGGCGTAATAGATATGTCTTTTTCCCCGCGTTTAGCTCGGATAAAACGTTGCGTGGTGCAGAAGTAATCATTTGGGATTTAGTGGAAGGTCGACGCACAAGTATTCCAGAATCGTGGCGTGCTGAATTTTGCGGCAATGGCGATTGTCCCCATCAATATGAGCACCCACACGAAATTAGTGCAGAATGGCTCACGGAAAATACCGCAAAAACACCAGCCGCCTATAAACTTTTCGCTTGGAATAAATAGAGAATGTCCAATTTTGTCCCTGAACTCAATTCACCAATTAGTACTCCTAGCCAGTCACCAACTCCCGAGCGTAATGCGCGCGGTTGTTTGACCCGCTGCCCACGTTGCGGAGAATCGCTTTCTACGGCAAATAACGCTTCATCGACAACTGCTACTGCGTCACCATTTTCGTTGGCGCTTTCTCCAAATAGTGCGTCGCCGACATCACCGGTCGCGGCAGTACCTGCACCGACCAAAAAAGGCTTATTCGGCCTTGGGTTCTTGGGATTAGGCGGTCGCCGTCGCAAAACATCGCACCGTCGCCGCCAGCAGCGACGCCGTCGTACCTTAAATCGTCGTCGTTGATTTTTTTATGTACTTTTTGTACATATGAAAAAACAAAAACAAATTTAGAATGGAAGTGGAAAAAATTAGCCCTGTTGCCACTAGTCCACTCGACTCTTGCCGCGGCCGTGGAAAACACCATTTGTTACCTCGTATTCGTAGTGCTAGACCCCGACATTCACCTAAAGCACGTAGTCATAATAGCGCCGAAGATGATGCTACCACAGTAGTTTTGTTAGTAATTCAAGAACCACATGCTAAAGTAGGGACGCCAAATGGCTGCTTACAAATCGGAACGCATTGAATATGTTGGAGTTGGGGGTAGTCCTCCGCGTGTTCCACACGTTGACACGAGTTACTCACCGGCCACTAACTTTTATATGTATGTTAACGCAAAATGGCAGCACAGCGTTAAAATGCCCAGTTATGAGGATGATTTTGGTGTAAGTGAAGAAATTGAATTAGATTTACGACATAATCTACTGGAAGCGTTAGAAAAACATCTCAAAAGTAAGCCTACAGACGGACTTTCACGCCTTGCACATAGTTTTCTTGAAAACTCAGTTCAAGCTACAGGTGTGGAAGATTTACAAACTATGTTAAATATGGTAAATTGTATCGATTGTTCTGAAACACTTGGGAAAGCAATTGGATACTTAAATAAAATACAAGCACGTGCACCGTTAAGTTTTGTAGTAAACAGTGATTACTATGATTCAAAAAAATGCTGCGTTTATATCTATGAGCCGTTATTAGGTTTGCCTTCCAAAAGCAACTATGCGAGTAACGCATCAAATAGGATTTTATCAGCATACAGACGTTTTTTATCACAGGTTGGGACACTTTTTCACATAGTGCGTCTTGAAGAAGCAATAAGCACTGAATCATATCTTATACCGTTTTTATCTGAAGCGACAGAGTTACGCGATGTATCTTATGTATATAATCCAATGAATTGTGCTATGCTTACAAAGACTTATCCACATATTCCGTGGGAAACGTGTTTTATAAATTGGGGATTGCATAAGCATCTATTAAATCATACTCAATTTATTGTTACAAATACAAAATATATTTCGGCACTTGATAAAATGATTGAAAAGGGCGATTTTACAAAATTTAGACCCTGGATAACATCGATGCTAATTATTCACTATATAAAATATCTTCCTCCACCTTTTGATGATATTCATTATAACTTTTACGAAAAACTCATAAAGGGTGTAGATAAAAAATTACCACAAACTAATCTCACACTTCGTGTGCTCATGACATTTGCGGCACAAGATTTAAGCCGTATGTATGTCCGTCTTGCGGTGCCGCCGTCTATAAAAAGTAAAACAGTTAGTTATGTAAAATTATTAAAAGAAGCCACGTCGCGTCGCATTAGTGGCTTAAAGTGGATGGAACCTAGTACGAAACGTGCAGCATTACAGAAAGTTAAAAATATGACATTTCAAGTTGCATATCCTGAAAAATGGCACAGTGAAACCGCAGAAGTTACCATAGATAGTGGGCGACCTTTTGAAAACTTGTGTGCTCTTGCGTCAAAGGATACTGAGCATATGATACACGAATTGGTAACTAATAGTTGTAAGAAAAAGCCATCTAAGTGGCACGAAGGAGCGTTTGAAGTGAATGCTTATTACTATCCTGAAGCAAATATGATGGTTGTGCCTGCAGGAATATTACAGCCTCCATTTTTCGACGCAAAGCGGAGTGATGCGTGGAATTTAGGAGGCATAGGCGTGGCGATTAGTCACGAAATCACGCACGGATTTGACGATGACGGACGCTTATTTGATGAAAAAGGAAATTATAAAAACTGGTGGTCGGCTAGTGACACACGTACTTACGCTGCTATGAGTCATGCCGTTGTCAAATTATTTGATGGGCAGAAATATATGGGAGGGACTGTGGATGGAAAGCGTACATTAAATGAAAACTTGGCTGACCTTGGCGGACTTGCGATTGCTTTGGAGGCCCTTAATTTAATGTTGCCTGAAAATGCTGAGGTAAGAAAAGCTGCGTATATAGATTTTTTCACAAGTTTTGCTGTTTCGTGGCGACAAAAGGACCGACCCAAGAAAGCACGGCAAGCACTACTACTCGATGCGCACGCTCCACCGATTTATCGTGTTAATCTTATTGTTCGTCAGTTTGAAGAATTTTACATTGCGTTTGATATTAAATCTAGTGATAAGGGGTTTATTCCACCGCAAGAACGGATAGTATTCTGGTAAAAAATTTCTAATTATTACTTAGTCTGAAAGTAATTTACCGTAGCTTTGCGAATTTAAGCAACGGCTTTGCCGTTGCTTAAATAGTGTCAGCCTACGTACGACCAAAGGCGTTGCTTAATTTCGGTTTTCTACGGTATATCTCATAAATAAATAGGGGTCGGCAAAACCGATCCCTAAAACCCCACTTTAAAAACTTTCAAATCAAATATTAATCGGATCTTATTTTATTTAAACTACAAATTGAAAATATAAGCTACGCTAAGTTTCTATTACGTAGTTGGATTTAAAGAACTGCTAAACACTATAAATAAATGGAATTCCCACTATCTAATTTATTTATTGTTCATTGGATACGACCTTACAGTAGACTTTGCCTTTATTACAAAGCAAAATCTATTGACCAAAACAATAATCATTTTTTTTTTAAATTGGAAAATACTATTCATTATGAAGCATTAATAAGTGGAAATTATGAAACATATAATGAATATGTATCTATTACATATCAAAGCGACCATAATTTAGAAAAGTATATGTTCTTGAAAAATAACTGGAATTTAGAACTGTGTAGGCCAATAAAAATACGTTTTGATAAGAAACTAAATAAATTTGTTGTTGAAGATGGTGTTCATAGATTATCACTATTAAAGTATTTTGGTATAATAAAGGATAGTATTCCATTTTCTTTTTTAGATTTTAAGATTTCAAATGATGACATTGAAACTATTGATAAGGCATTGAAAGCAACTACTACTGGCACTTTGTATAACGGATGGAATAATAAACGCTGTGTTCACGGTTATCATAGTTTTACCTTTGCTGGTATGAACTTTATTGGTCAGAGAAATAATATAATGCGTATAACAGAATTAAAGAAACACATTAATTTCTTAGATAAATCTGTGCTTGATTTTGGATGTAATAGCGGCGGTTTGTTGCTTCATTTACCAGAAATAAAAAAAGGTCGTGGATACGATTATGATTCTACGTGTATAAATGCCGCAAATCTCATCAATAAAACTTTAAAATTTCACGTTGACCTTTTATTTCAAACAGCCGACTTAGAATATTATGACCTAAGTTTAGTAGCGTCAAAAGGTGAATTTGATATTTTATTCTTATGCTCAATTGGTTCTTGGATACGTAATTGGAAGACTATTTATCTTTGGGCAATATCTAATGTCCCGTTAATCGTTTTTGAAGAAAATAATGCAAGTGAAGGCGCTACACAAATAGCATTATTTATTGAAAATGGTTGTAAAGTGACCAAAATTATTGAAAATTCTCCTGATGATACTACGGGTAATCGTCTACGTAATACATATTTGATTGAGTGTGTTTAGAAAATCACTAAATCCGCAAGGCGCCAAACTTCAAACGACCCATCTGGCAACGGACGCTTAACAATGAAAGGTAGCTTCTTTGTCTCAAGTTCCATAGTCGCAATTTTATAGGCTTCTGTAATGCCTTCCGGAACTACAATGTATGGTTTTGCACCATTGCTAATTTGACTTGCACGGTAACTAATAATTTTAGTGCGCTCATAATTTGTAAGAAATGGATAAGTAATATGCTTAGTATCTACATTATCAATGTCCCGAAATCCCGATGAGATTTGTGGACCTGTTTCATCTTTTGTTTCTGCCGGGATAATATTGAGTTGATTACGTACCTGGTCTTCATACGGAATCCAAATCTCTGGATGCTGACGTAGAAGTTTCGCAAGATCAGCAGCCTCTGCACGTTGGGCTTCTGTTGTTTCCTCTTCCGCCACACCCAAGCCAATATCAGGTGCCTCATATTCTTCGGCTAGACCTTCATCCTCAACTTCGATATTATCATCGTCGCGAGTATAATCTTCCATTCTTAATGCCTACTTTGGTGCGAGTTTTGTTATCGTCAAATTTTATGCGCCCCTTTTAAGTAATAATGAGTGAAGTTTCATCAACGGTACCAGGGACAAATGCTTCTGGAGTAACAAGTAATCCAGCGGCATCAGTGCCGACAGCTCCGCCACTAGCACATACAGGTGCTCCTGTTCCACCGTCTACCGCTGACAATCCTTCACCAGATTCTAATTTAAGTTTTGGTAACGTTACATCATTTCCAACGACACCACCTAATTCTGCTGCTCCTCCACCCGCAGATCCGCCAAATGGACCACCAGGCTCTAAATTACCCCGTAACAATACCGAGTCAACTGTTTCGGTAGCATCAGAAGCAACGGAAGCAACGGGAGCAACGGAAGACACAGAAGCAACTGGAGCATTGGGCGCATCAGACGAATCCGATGAAAAATTTAATAATTATCATTTTAAAACAATCGACAATCTCAAAGAAAAAATTAGTGAAAATGAAAATATATTATATACTGATCCAATTATACTTGTTAAAGATGATGCAAATTTTGAAAGTACTGATTTTTTAGATGAATTAGAAGATATATCGCAAATTTTAGCATTTTCAGGTTGGGCAGTTTTTAATATAATCCTACAAGCAACAAGAGAAACCAAAAAACCAAATAAAGATGTAATAAAACTTATTTGTAATTTACCAGAATTTGAAATTACAGGAAAAACGCTTGTACCAACCCAATCTTTGTTTTTAATTTTTCTGGCAACAATGATAATACACGCTAAACTAAATAATCAGTCAATCGATATACAAACCACTAATTATGCTGAACAATATAAAGTTATCAAAGATGAATTAACTAAATATGTTAATGCACCCGTAGCAACTCGCAAAATTTTCGGTACTGATGTAACTAAATTTACAGTTGGATTCAAGGAAGAAGGTGTTAATAAACAAATCACGGATCAAGTTTCCTGGTGGGTACGTATGATAAATGCTACGGGTTCTTTTACATTTGTCAAGGGTGCCGACGTTGATTTTGACCACTTTGTAAAGATTTTTAATATGGGTCCAGCAGCATTACTTGAATTGTTTGAAATAGAAAAAAAATTTTTAAATAATCCTGAAAGTGGAGATGTTAAATCCATTATCGAACGTTTGCAAAAATATAGAGAAGCTGACGAAAGGGCGCTTGAACAGGAATCAGAAATGAAAGAAGAACTTGATAATACAATTAAAGATATTCATGAAGGTGAAAGTACGATAGAGTCATATGATAATGCTGATGATTTGATTGCCGCAATTGAAGCAGCATTGCGTGCTAAAAAACAAAAAAATACGAATGAAGCAAAGATAGATTTAGGTAATGATGAAGAAGAATCAGATGAAGATAAAGCCACAGTAAAATATCCTCATGGACGTCAAGAAAATTTAAGAATAAGTAGTATAATAGGTCGGACACAACCTGTCAATTTACCAACATTAGGCAAGAAAAAATCCGATAAATCAGTAATAGCAGGCGCAAGCTCGGAACGATCGGAGGCACCGCAATCCAATCTCATTGAGGCCGCACGACCGGCCGCAGGACCGACAGCCGCACCGATAGCTGCACGACCAGCCGCAGGACCGACAGCCGCAGGACCGACAGCCGCAGGACCGACAGCCGCAGGAACGACAGCCGCAGGACCGACAGCCGCAGGACCGACAGCCGCACGACCAGCCGCAGGACCGACAGCCGCACGACCAGCCGCAGGACCGACAGCCGCACGACCAGCCGCAGGACCGGATGTCTCACGACTGCCATCACCATCGCCCGCCGTGCAACAGGCCGCAGCACCGCCGAGTGCACCTACATCGGGCCCAGTTAGACCATTGCTAAGAGTAGATACATCCGCGTGTATATCACCTCCAGTAAATGTTAATGATACTTTGGTTAATGTAGGACCTGGAACAATATGTCAAGGTGGTGGAAATCGTCGCCGCAGCCGGAAAAATCGCCGCATAAACTAGAGATGACTGCAGCCCCAATTTATCTAACACAATTTGGCTGGGATGGCCTTGTCATACCAGGCAACTTGAAAGAACTTTGTAAATATTTACCAAAATGGAATCAAATTAAAACATTGCGAAATGCGGCGGCACAGGGAAGACATTATATTCATTTCCCACATCAATATTTTTATGATATGAGCGGTGCACCGTATATGCCAGCCATTGAAAAGGGAGAACTTGAAAATGATAACGGGGGTTACAGTCAAATATTTCGTGCTAATAGATCCGTTTATAAACCTGAAAGCAACTTATCTGGAAATGTTACAATGATACGACAAATACCATTTAGCGAATGTTGCATTAAAGAAATTATGTTAAAGATAGAAGATCACACTAAGGAATCTGAATTTATTGAAGAAATTAACGCAATTATGTACGAGGCATTTCTTCACGCACTAGTCAATGTAGTACTAGAACGTAACGGATTAAAAGGTTTTGTGCCAAATCTACACGAGGTGTTAGCCTTAACAGGAAGCGGTGAAATTTCCGCTTCACCAAAAGATATTGACGCAATTTGGATGGTAATGGAATTTATGGACGGTACAACACTTGAAAAATATTTGAATCATAAATTTGGACTTGGCAATAAAGAATCAAATTCAAGGTTACTCAAAGATATTCTTATACAATTAGTTTATATGTTAAGTGTATTAGAGAAAAATCTCCAATTTAATCATCGCGATTTGAAACTTAATAATCTTTATGTCCGTTTTCATAATGCACCAGGTTGGCGTAGAACACTATCCATTTTGGACTTAGGAACTTTTGAATTTCAAACAGATTTAGTAATGATTGATTTTGGTTTTAGTTGTATTGCGTGTGGCACGGGGTTTAAGAATCCTAAGTCTACATTATTTGGAGCAGGAAGTTATTTCAGTCCCGATGATGATTGTTTGAAAACAGGACGCGATTTAGCACAATTCCTATATTCCTTACACTGTTATTTCCCGCTTCAAAATTATATTACAAAGCCTTTTTTTGATTTCCTACACTCCGCAGTACAAGCAGAAAAACGTGGAACACTTAGTACTACAATAGTTGATATTTTTAAGGGAATTGACGATACAGGTAAACCCATTAATGTTTCACGACTTCCGTCTGTACTTACATATAGTAACGGTATATATGCCTTTTTAAAAGATAGCGGTGTTGATGTTCCTGGCTGCAGTTCAGAACGCTTTTTACGTGGGCTACACGCATTGGTTTTTTGAAAAAGTTGACCCGCGTTAAATTAGCAGGTTTTAACACAGCAGCCACTAAAAATGTCCTCATTGCAGAGTTTTCTTTCGTCGCATCGTGTGAGCAAGGGCGACCCTGAATACAATAACTGGAATGTAACCGGAATCGCAAAAGGGGTTGATGTTGGTTCATACTATATTCCTGACGAATCATATGATGCGTTTCTTAATCACTTTCATAATCATGTCTTTGGTGCTAAGCCAATGAGCAGTTCGCTACTAGAGCGACACCGCGATGTTGGTCCGCTGCTTGTTGATTTGGACTTTCGCTACGAACGCGGAGGTCCGCTAAAGCGCCGCTTTCGACAACAGGACGTAAAACGGTTCATTGCTGAGTATGTGGCAGCAATGATCTACTTTAGTCGCGTGGAGGATTTGCCAGACCATCTTGACTTTTACGTTACAACAAAGCCGATGCCTGAGGCCGACGGCGAAAAGCACAAAGATGGCGTACACATTCAGTGTCCTGATATCTTTACAGTTCCAAAGTATCAGTTTGCGATTCGCGGCTTTCTTCTTCAGCGCGAAACACTAAAGCGATTGTTTGATGCGTCAGGAAACATCAATCCCGCTGAAGAGACATTTGATGTTGCGGTTATTCACAGAAATAATTGGTTTCTATATGGTTCCTGTAAGCCAAACAAAGCTCAGTATAGTGTTGATAAAGTGTGGCGGATTAGCATTGAGGATATTCGAACTGCACTTGATGGCGGCGACCCTGCTGACGTGGACGAACTTGTAGATATTGCTAGTGAACTACTTGCTAAAGCAGATATTTCTGCGGATAACAGTTGGCTACTTCGCCACCTTAGCATTCGGAAGGTTACAAAAGCAACACCACTAGAAATTCGTAAGATTCGTGCCGCTGAATGGGAGGAGTTAATGATTGGCTGGGGCAGCGGAAAAAAGGTGCTAGACCGCAGTCTACCGCCCCCAAAAAATATTGTAGAGTTTGCGGTTGACGATGCAGAGCATGATGCTGCATCGCTTATTGTAACTGAACACGATGATGCCGCACGGCTTTCCAATGCGTCGTCCGAAGATGATATCAAACTTGCCTATCGGTTGGCGCGTGAATGTTTAAACGCGGAGCGTCGTTGCGGTGATTATCACGATTGGATCAATGTAGCAATCTGTCTTAAAAATGTATCACTATCTGAGGAGTCATTTAAGGTGTGGTGTGAGCTGACACGACGCGTTGATGCGAGTCATAAAAAAGCACATATGAACGATAGCGATTTACGTGCAAAGTGGGCCCTTATTCGCGTTGATGGAAGTAAGAAACTTGGTATTGGTAGCCTACACCATTGGGCAGAGGAGGATAATCCAGACCGCCGTCGCAGTATTCTTTCTGAGCACAATACCGAATGGATTATTTCTTACGCTTCAAACACGCATGTAAGTATTGCGGAGTGTGTATGGCGTTTGTATCGTCACGAATTTCGTTGCTGTAAGGGACCTAGTAAGCAGTTTGAGTGGTATCAATTTGTCGGACATCACTGGAAGCATCTTGTAAATCACACAGAACTGCGGTCCCGACTTAGTGGTCGTATCAAAGATGAGTACATTGAAGCGTGGCGGAAACTGGGTGCAAAGGCAAACGCACTTCCCGCCGAATCAGAGCAACTGAAAGGTATTGAAGAAAAGCGCAAGACTCTACGAGGCATTGAGCGCAATCTTGAAATGGCTTCATTCAAAGATAGCGTAATGCGCGAATGCCAGGAGAAATTCGAGGACCCAACATTCTTGAAGAAACTCAATGCGGACCCATATCTTGTTGGAGTTTCAAATGGCGTGTTGGAACTTCAACATTATGAAAACGAAGCGCGAACTGGTCGTCCGCACGTATACTTTCGCGACGGTCGGCCCGACGACTTTGTGTCCTTTCAAATGGGTGGTGAGGATGATGATGCTCTTACATACGAGCCATATAATGCGGCTGATCCGACGCAAACTGCGTTGTCAGAATTCTTCGGTAAGATTTATCCTGATGCGGTGCTGCGGGAATATGTATTAACGCTGCTTTCCGCGTGTCTTGAGGGAGCAAACAAAGAGCAGAAATTCTATGTTATGCAGGGCGTAGGTAGCAATGGTAAATCAATGATTGAACTGCTAATGGAACTGACGTTTGGCGACTACGGAACATCTATTGGCACGCAGGTATTTACTCGTAAGCGGCCGGATAGTGGTGCAGCGAATCCTGATATTATCACAGTTCAGAAGCGTCGCTATATTCATATGGGCGAGCCCGACGACGATGAAAAGATTAATACATCCATTATGAAACAGTGGAGCGGCGGTGACCGGATTGCTGCACGCGGTCTGTTTGCGGACCAAGAAAAGTTCAGCATTATGGCAAAAATCTTGATGTCGTGTAACGATCTGCCACCCGTTAGTAAAATGGATAATGGTACTTGGCGTCGTATGCGTGTAGTTCCGCATCTTAGTATCTTTAAGGATCCAGGTGATCCAGCAATTGACCATTCAAAACATATTTACGAAAAGGACCTTCATCTTGAAAGCAAGATTCCCCATTGGCGTAAGGCGTTTCTATCACTACTAGTCCACTATTATGAGACCCACTATTTGGAGCACGGATTGAAGGAGCCATCGTGCGTAATGTTGGCCTCGAACAAATACAAAGAAGAAAATGATGTATTCAATAAGTTCTTTGAGGAAAACTTTGTGCGCGATAGTGCGGCCGTACCTATCTTGGCAAAGGAAGTCAAGAACATCTGGCGAGACTGGAAACGAAGTATGGGTCGTGCAATCGACCTGCGCGAGGGGGCGGTGCTAGACCGTATGAAAGAAGTTTGTGGAGCTGGAAGCAGCGATAAGGAGTTCTTTGGTATTCGTGTACTGGATGATGGACCGGATTTGAGCGGTGCATTACTACGACCAGTCTAAGTAATTGTTCAGCGTTTTCTATCGGTCGTACGTAGGCTGACAATATCTAAACCACTGTAAACAATTGTTTGTAAACCAAGAAATGAAAATATGCGATGAATTTTTTCATTTCAAACAAAAATAGATTATCCATAATAACTAATCAAATAATACGCAATAAAGTATGCTACTAAAAGCAACGCACTTATGATTTGTGCTTTTGACTTCATATCTGTTGTGCCAAGCTTGTCCCCGTAAATATTAAGTACAAAAAGCGAAGCCATTATAATTGCGGCACCATACGTTATCCAAAAAGTAAGCAACGCACGATCATCGCCTGTACGTACGCCAGGAACGCCGCTTACGCCTGATTGCGGTGAATTATCAAGAAAAGCACGTCGCTCCCGTCGCTCATACTGCTCTAAATTTTCACGATTTGATGTTAGAGCCTTTAACTCATCTAATTTTCCACCTAGGTTAGTTTTTAGTTCTTTTGATAGAATAGTCATCTTTTGAACTGCATTTAATTTTGTCTGAAACGCCGCATTTGCTTCACGCTGCTCGGCACGTTTAGCATCGATATAGGTATTTGTTTCGTTACGAAGTGTACGAAGGCGTCGTTGAACTGCTTCTTCTGGGTAGCATTGCTCCCATTTTTTGTCACGCGTCGTGACATCGTTTCGTGCCATATTTAATTGTACATCATTAACTTGACAATCTGTTGGTTTACTTCCCATTAACGCCCGGGCCTGCGCTAACTCTGGACTACAATTATCAGCTTCCAATCGTTTTTCCTCATAAATACGCTGTGTGTCATTTAAGTTTTTTTGCCACTTACTTGCTTCCTCGTTAGCCACAGAACATCGCGGCGGTGGCGGTGCTGGTGCTGATTGATTCTGCCCCATTTTAATCTAAACTCTACTTTGGCATATTAATATTTAACTGTACAAACTGCTGAGGAACCCGGTGGTGTAGCACCTCCGCTGGTTTGATAGTTACTCATCTCCTGTTGTATATTTTCTTGCCATTTTTCATACCGTTGAGTTGCATCATCGGCACACTCTGTAAATGTCTTTGGGATAATATTATTGACGTCAAACACAATATTGCCACTATTATCGCACTTAACAGCTGGCTTAGGTGGCTCTGCACTACCAAAGTTGCGACGGTGCCACAAGCGTGGGTCGCGTGTATTACGGGTGTAATAATATCTGTACAGACCCGTACCACCTGCTACCACCGCAAGAATAATATATAACAATCCTGCTAACGTGCTTGTAATCATAGCATTCTTTTGTAAAAAGACAACAATCGCTCCACTTAGTGCAGTTATGAAAAATAATTGAAGGAAAAAAAGAGTTTCCAACTTGTTATAATTATACCACTCATTGATTTCGAATTGACGTTTTGTGATATCTTTATCAAATGCTACTGATTGACTAATACGATTATTATTTTCTTCTATTTTAGATATCAGTCTATCAACATCAGCATTTCGCGACTTGTAAAAGTTTGCGTTATGGTCCATATCCATATAGCGACCCAAATCAATCTGTGCTTTTTGAAACGCGGCGCGCTTACGCGAAAAAACCTCATCGCTGAGTTCATCTACGCGTTGGTTAACGTATGCCGCATAGTCGGAAGGGTTTTTCCGGAGGTTTTGAGCAAACTTAAGACGCTCAAGTTCTTGAAAAAGACTTGTCGCTGGAATAAATGGGTTATAGTTGTTGTTATCATTATTTCTTGATGATCCTGCGCCCATCTTTTCTCTAGGGTATCTTGCTAATTAAAAATCATCTTATTTTTGAAAATAAAATGATATTAAATTCGTGGTAATAATTTTAACTGCGATATACGTAAAATATTACTCCAAGTGCAATAATATTTGCGGCGGCCCACGCAGCAATCTGGTGAGTATTATAATTATTCTTTTCCTCAGTATACCGGACCATTTCCTTTTGTGCTAAGATAATCGCATTATCACGATTTAAAATCTCGTAACCAGAACGTGCTCGTGCTAGTTTTTCGTTAATTGCCGCATTACGAATATTAATATCATTTTTATTTGCATCAACAATTGGTACACGTGCAGCAGCTAAGTAATTCATTACTTCAAGAACGCTATTAAGCCGGACATTCAATCGTTTGGCGTTTTCAATCATTACCTGTGCTTTTCGATTATCTGTAGGATTACGGCTTGTAGCAAGTTTCAAAAACTCTTTAAACGCATATTTATAGCGTTGCTCGTAATAACAATATTCCTTTTGAAGATTGCCATACATTAATAAATCATTATTAACAAGGTTGCGCATTACTGTTTCAGTATCAGTACCAACCTGTTGCGAAGGACGTGCCTTGATTATACCAGCAGCAGTCAACGCATTTACGTGTGCTTGTAATGCGGCTACATTAATACGACCCGTACCTGGCTCCGGAAGTAAGGCATCTGATGCGACTCCATCTTTATAAAGTGCCAATAGCTCCTCCACATCATACGATGATTTGGGTGCTGGACATACAGTTGGATTCGCAATGCGTGGTGCACCACTTGTATAGTTCATATTCCTAATTATATAAGTGCTTTACTTTTTGGAAACCACCAATCAAATTGGCTACTAAACGATTGGTTCCATTTCTTACAGTATTAGTAGCTCCACCATTTGCCGGGGCAGCTGTGAAATAGTTATAACCAAAATATCCAATAAAAATAACTGCTATTAAACCAAAAACAACACTTGCTACATTAAGTCCAACGTGAGTATTTTCTTTTAACGGACGCCAAAGTCCAAGCCAACTTGAGTGAAGATTTGACCCATACTTTTTGATAAGTGTTTCAGATTGCTCTTTGCGTAGAGACAAAATTTCATCCGACTTTGATTGCTTTAATTTTTCTTCATTTATCTGAGAATCCAAGGTATCTATTTGATTTTTAACACCTGCCACATCAAATTGACTTATAATGCCGTCAAGAGTATTAGGTATACTTTTAAGGTCATTTATTGCTAAATCTATTTTCCCGCGCACCTTATTAAATTCATTCTGTGCGTCTGGCACATTGCGTGCCACTTGCTCAACTAAATTACTATAAATCGGGATATTAAGATCCAAAATACGATTTTGTGATTTATTCATGTTTGATAGATTAACACCTACATTTGAATCCCAAGGTATTCTAATTGATGCCATATCTCTATTTGATGTCGGGTTTTATAGTGTACATACACGATAGTATGTATATTCACCACAAGTTTCACTAGGTCGGCTAATTTCAACAATATCACCTACAACAAGCCCAAGTACACGTGCTTGCATATCAAAGTGGAATTTAATATGTGGAAGTTCAAAGCGAGATTTTAGATGTAGTGCTTTCATAAGAGCATCGCGTTCTTCTTCACTAAGTTTCCTATGCGAAGGAACGAAACTATGTTTTGCTGGATTGCTAATAATATTTTTAAGCGGAAAGAAACTAATCCGTGCTTTTTGACCGGTCCATGCCTTTACAGCGGCTGCGTGAAAGTTATCGTGAAATGGCTCCGAAATAATAATAACAAGTTCCGCCTTTTCGGGGTCTACTTTTGCAGCATCAGTCGTTCCCTTTTCTAGAATCCTCTCCAATTCATTATCCAGCTTTGCACGATAATTGCCTTCTACCCAGTAAAGTACAACTGCACGTTCCATCGGTGCAACGCCACCGTCTTTTGCTTCCGCGTTAATGCGAAGCAGATTCTGGGTTGCCACCGCAAGTCGGAACAGTTCCTCGGGACTGATTCCTTTATAAGCATCTACATTGTATCCACGATCCGAAAGAATATTTAGAATCGTGGAACGGCTGCGCACAATAAGGTCTAGTACTTCTGCGTCCATTGCTGACACCTTCTAGACAGGGCGTTGTTTAAATCATTTTTTACCGCTGCCACTCGGTTAGAAAATCCATAAGATATATCTTCTTGTATTTTTAATAAATTCATAGGTTTCTTTATTATAGACGAAATCCTTTTTGGTCAAGAAATAAATCATTTCATATGAACTGCTGAATTGCGCCATAATTTTATTTGGTTTATCAACTGGTGTAACATAACATCCGTTTTCATCCTCAAGCAGAAAACTCATAATATCAAACGCGCATTTGACTGCGGCCATATTAATCCAAATAAGAAATTAATTGACGACTATCATTTTTTGCCGGCAGTGTTCGGGTCCGATGAAAGCGTCAACACTTTATATTCAGGCTCTGGCTGCGGGACTTGCTGGACCAAAGGCACGTTTGGCAACGGTGCCACGGAAGGATATGCGGTAGCGCCAGTGCTTGGTACCTGATTACACGGCGGGGTATTTGCTTGTGCTCCAAGAATAACCGCGTTGGACGGCGGCGGTGCAGGATTAAATGCGTTTACTACCGGATAGGACCCAGGATTCAAGCCGACGCCTCCACCACCTGACTGCGGTGCGGCGACTACAGGCTCAGTATTAATTGTAAGAATTGGAGGACCGTTGTTAGGCGCTTCTACATTTCCAACATTTGCCTGAGGTGTATTTTGCATTGCGGCCACTCCGGTAGGAGAAGCAAGCGTCGGAGCCGCATTAATAACAACTACAGGCGATCCCTGAGGGGCCTGCTCTACCGGTGCTGCCGGTAAGACCTGTGTTTTGTCCATCAATGCCGTGTCAAATGCCGCAGACGGAGCTAAGCCTCCACCGCTACTTACAGGTAATCCGCCACGTAACTCATCGCGAAGTGCCATCAGCATCACGCCCAACTTATTTTGCCCCATACCTTTGCTACCTGTTCCCCAATAGTTATCGCGTGGACTTGCTTCCTGAAGAATAGCGTTACCTGTATCTAATAGCAAGTTTTTCAATTCGGGATGGCGGTCGCTGAACTTTTCGCGAAGTGCTGTCATCATTACAGTATCGCGGTGCGTAGCCCAATCGGGGCGGATCGCATAATCCTCCGTTTTACCTAACTTCTTTGCCTCACGCGGTTTCTTGACCTTACGAATCATTTCCTGATATTCAGGATGTTCAGGGAACTTCATTGCCTGGAAATAGTGCTCCGTTGAGCGATATCGCAGCCCGTCAATCATCAAATCAACAGGATAGTAACTACTAAATTCACGATATTCAGGAATCTTAGAATAGAACTTAATGACTTCCGTGCCCGCAGGAATCGCTGGCGGTGAAGCTAATAAATTACGTGCGGGTTCGCCCTCATCGTCGCGATCCGCAGGCGCATCTTCATCGGCCGCTGGGCCGCCGTCGTCAACCGCGACCGCAGTCGTGGCAGGAGCGGCCGTTTGGACGGCAGACGCCGCAACTTCCGCTTCCTCGACTTCAAACAATGTTTCAAGATCCATATCTGTTGGCTCGCGGAATCGGCGTGCACCCGCTTCCGTCAAGAATCGCAATCCACCGTTCATATACGTCGTTAGTTCCTGGTCCAGTAACTTGAGCGCATACGGTACTTCTACACGGCTGAACGTTGTGCGAGACTTACGTACGGGCAGCACAAGACCGATTGTTTCCTCCGTTGTACCTTGATACTTGAGCGGTCCATCGCACAGCGGGCATACATACAGGTTAATTCCCGCATTGTAAATCGGAATCGTGCCGCAGCCGTTACATACCACAAAAGACGATCCGTCGCTTCGCTTCATCATTGATTCTTGTAGGAAGCCTGTAACGCCATGTGCGATTAGCGAATCGCGTTCCATCTCACCAATCCGCATACCGCCCTCATTACCGCGACCGCCCGTTGGCTGGTGAGTGCGAATTTCTTTACGACCCGCTGCACGGCTATTTTGCTTATCCTGCGTAAGATGTTTCAAGCGCATAAAATATAACGGGGCCATAAAAACACTCGAAGTATACATTTGACCCGTAATGCCGCTGTAAAGAATCTCCTCGCCTTCTCGTTGCATACCGACCTTCTGGAGTGCATCCGCAATTGCGGTGAAACTATCGCCGTCGTTCATAAAACTTGTTGCGTTCATCTTGGCTCCAACAGCCGCGCCGAATTTTCCAAAGACTTGTTCCAGAAGCTGAGCAATCGTCATACGACTGGGGATACAATGTGGGTTTACGACAACATCTGGTACCATACCATCCGCGGTGCGGGGCATATCAACTGCGTCTAGCAACATACCCATTGTACCTTTTTGCCCGTGGCGGGACGAGTTTCCAGTCCATACAGGCTTTCCATTACGACGAACATAGAAAATATGATTTGGGACTTCAATACAATATACATTTCCTGTATAATTGAACAAGGATTCGCGTTGTCTTTTTTGTGTTTTGACATGCCCGTGATTCACAGTTGGATTATTTTTTGTTCGTACAATATGAACAACCCACGAATCAGCGTTTGTTTTTACAGTTTTTCCACGGATATTGAATGTTGTTCCGGCCTTATTGCGCAAACTAATGTTGGCAGAATATCCGCAATGTAAGCATAATCGCTGTACATCATCTCGCAATTGCGATGAACTTGTAAAAAACGTCATTATACCTTTTTTAGTTATATGACCGTCTCCGTTGAGCAATCCATTCAATAAAACACGAGCTTGTCTTTGACTCAAATCAAAGACCCATGATGGCAGTTGTTTATTTACTGCGCCCACGCTCAATGTTTTCAAATATTTAGCAACTTGATGATTATAAATAAAGTATTTTGTTTCATTTTTATTTGAAATTGTATTAAATCCAAGTTTTTCGCATACCGAATATAACTGTTTTCTATGTTCCTGAATGACTGCGGAAATCTCTATTCGCAATTCACCGCTTGTGCGACCGCGTCGTGGCTTAGCTTCCGTAACCCAACCATCAGAAATCCATAATCCTAAAAACTCTAACCAAGCATCCATATTTATAGTTTGTTCGTCTTTTACTCCGTCGCTTGGGATTTTAAAAATGTAATCGTTATTTGTGTTAAGTGCATTTTTCATATATCGGACGCGATGCCCAATAATTTCTTTAGCTTCACACAATTCGTAATTATCTTTATTGCGTTTTTGTATCCACATTTTGTGATTCAGAGTTGTCATCAAATCTACTTGCTGAGATTCTATATTGTATAAATTTTCATTTACACATTCAAACTTGTATGTAGTTGAAGGATTTGCTAATACAATTGAATTTGTTTTTGGGTCTAATGTGTATACCGAATCTTCATTACTTACATCTGAAATAGGTACCCATCCACGACTTGCAGTCAATACATCGTGATCTGGTGTTAAACAAAATTTGTCGCCGAGTTCAGGTACTCGCTCCTCTAGAATCCGCACGCGTACAAGCCGCATTCCGTTAGCCTGGTGAAGTACAACCACCTTGTCAACGCGACCGCGTGTAAAGACAGTTGGTAAGAGCGATGCATCGCTTATTTTATTTGTTTCTTTGTTTGTAATGTAACGTGCCACCAAGACTGTTTTATCGTGAATAACAGTTCCTTCCTTAATAATGCCGTTATCATCCAAACCTGTGTAATCCAGGCCTGGTTTTAAATCTGTCCACGCCAATACGCTACGAGGATTTCCAATTCTGTAAATGGCTTTGCTTATAGGATCCTCCTCCTCAACCGTTGCGTAGGACCGCAGTGCCAGCGAGCGGAACATACCGCGTTCAATGCTGCTTCTATTAAAAAGAATACCATCATCTTGGTTGTATCCATTGAAGCAAAGTAGTGCAAAAATCAAGTTAGTGCCGTAAGGCATAGCCCCGCCCGCTACGGCATCGTGTACGATTGTGCGGCAAAGAGCACCTTCGCCGTAGCATAGCATAGAACCGTAAGTATCAAACCGCGATTCGTAATTTGTTGCGTAGTATCCAATGCCTTGCTTGGATTGGGAGCAACTTAACTGGTTACGCGGTGACTGGTTGTGGTTCGCAAACGGAATCATATTAGCCAGAAGACCCATAAGACTGGATGGATGAATTTCTGTATGAGTATGCTCAGGCGTCAAGTTATCTTCGCGCCCCCACCAGCTTATATAAGATTCGTTGCCTTCGTATGGATCTACATACTCCACACAGCCAATATGTGGTGCAAGTTCCGCTTCGTAATCTTCCAAGGTAGGTAAATCATCGGTGCCGCGCTCCGAAAAGGGGTCCACAAAATCGGCTGATTCAATACCACGAGTCGCGTTTAGCGGCAAAGTGCCGCACACCATCGTGCGCCACGGCGGCGGCTCAACTCCGTCACGAACAGAATTCATTACAGCGGGCCATTTTCCGCCACTTGCTAAGTGATACAGCGGGCGTAGTGGGCGACCATCATCCAAATAAATCCGCAATATGTTATCGGATGTATTGAAACTTATTGAAGCGGTCGGTGGCAAACACGCAGTCCATTTCATATACTTCAGCACACGTGTAAGAAGTAAAGGTTTCAGAGTGAATCCAATTGTACCGCCATTAATTTGTACACTTGTGGCGACTGCTCGAAGGGCCGTACTAGCATCGCTAACTTCTATAACGCCTCCACGTGTAAAAAGCCAATTCATAAAAGCTGTTGTTGGCACAGCCACGCTTACAGCGGTTAAGATACTTAAGTTCTTGGTCGCACCAATATGAGCACCAGTAGGCGTTTCACTTGTACAAAAGTAACCAACTTGTGACGGATGAAGTTGCCGCGGGCCGGTAAGTTTCATCGAAGTATCAAAGTCGCTTACAACACGACGCGTGTGACTCATTGCATCTAAATATGAAATACGTGCAACAGGCTGAATGACGCCTGTTTTCATATTATATTGATTTGTACCCCACTTTCCACGAAAGCCACGCATAATTCCGTCATTAAGAACTTTTGTTGTCAGCACTGTATTCAAGTTACCGGTGCTAAACAAGTTTAAAAACGCTTTATCTTGATACAATGGCTTATTGTAGTTATAAAGTTTATCGACTTCAAGACGGACAGCTTTTTTCCATTCCTTCCAGCAATCGCTAAAAAGACCGCGTAACAGTGTTCCAGTAGGAAGAAGACGCTGATTTCGAATATCGTCGCGATTAACATTGGGTTCAAGTCGCATTTCAATCCGAATCATCTTACGAATTATTTCCGCTAAATACTGTGCACGTGCTAACGGGCGGTCTGGCACATGGCTAAATAAGTGTGTTCGTAGTATATTGAGTACGTCCGCAATTACAAAGCCCTTTGTCAATGTTTTTATAAATTCAATAGCCTGAGTTTGATTTGTAAGTGGCCACGCGTCCTGAATACACGGCAGCAACGTTGTTTCCATCGCCTTTGTCAAACCAGCATTTTCATCAGGAAGAATCATTCGTACTATTTCCTTATCTGATTCAACGCCAAGTGCACGGAATAATACGAAAAGCGGGATTGCACCTTTTACATACGGTACGCTAACACGAATAACGCCTTCTTGGATACCTTCCTTTTCGTGAAGCCGATAAAAGGCCACGCGTCGTGATTGTTTTGTGACGGGGTGTTGACAAATAACGGATGCGTAGGTTGCTATGTCTTTATCAGATGGTGGCTTAACAGCACAGTACAGACTATTGTAGGCTTGCTCTTGGCGAGTGATTAATAACTTTTCAGACCCGTCTATTATAAAGTAGCCGCCTTGATCATTACGGCACTCTCCCATTTCCCACAATAAGTCCTTATCTGCGCCGTGGGTTGCACATAGTTTGGAACGAAGCAAAATCGGAAGGCTAAAAAGTTTGAACTTGGGCACGCGAAGTTCGCTTACTTCATTTTTAAACTTGCCTGGTGCGGCAGTATCGGGATAAGTAAATGTTGTACGAATTAATATTTCGCATACATATGAGGCCGCATAGGTGAGGTCACGAATACGAGCTTCATTTGGAAACATGCGACGCACTGTTTGTCCCTTATCGAGTGTAATAACGGGAGGGCCGACTTCAATATTCAAATCGGCCGGATTAGTAGCAAGGCCGCCAATAAAGATTTCAGATTTATATTTATAAAGCCCAGGTTGACCTTCAATCGGCTCCTTCAAAATCGTAATCGGATTTTCAGCCTGAATAATATCCATCATTTCGCGAAATACAAATGCTTCATAAGAGCGAATGTGGTGCTGTGTCAAGAAGGTATTTGGAAATTCGTTAAAATAGTTACGGAGTACCGCCGGGGCGTAGTCAGCTAGTGACGGCGCGGGTGGTCGCGGCGCATCAGGCACCGTATTTTCAGCCGGTAGCGGTTGTGGGGCCGCTTCCGTACGCTTTCTGCGTGCACCACCAATTGTTTCCATGGGAAGCATTCTCTGATTTTGTAGTGTATTTCCGTTAAATAGAAACTGCCCTAAATTTCAAACAAATATTTAAATTAATTGTTTGAAATGTAATATACCGTAAAAATCTTAGTTTGTTGTTTGCCACGGTGCGGGTCTTGCAAGTTGTGAAAAGTCGCTGCTTATAGGGGTTACTACACCTGGGCTAATTGGCGCACCAGCAGCACCCATCAGTTGCCAAGTATGTTGAACGGGGCTTGGTGGTGCTGGAATACTTGACGTTGCTCCGCTTAGATTATGTGAAGCAACTTGTGCCAAATTTGGATAAGGTGTAGAAATATAAGGAATTGGACGCATTGCTAACGAACTCATTAAATTGCCGCCGCGCTGCTTCCGTCCACTGCGCCGCCGTTCCCTAAGTGTGCTGCGCCGCCGTCCTCCGTTTATTACGACTTCAGCATCGGGAAAACGTGCTTGTAGTTCTGACCGTTGCGTATCAAATTCTGGATTATTTAATACATGTTCCAATGGGAAAACAGCAACATAATCAAACGTAACATTATCGTTATTTATAGCCGTTACGCGAAGGTCATAAATCGCATTATCTTCTTCTACATATCTATAAACAGCAGAACCTCTGTGTAGTTCTCGAGCCGATGCTATTGAACCGCCGCGTTGGCCGCGGTGGCGCCGACGGCGCGTGCCGCCGCCTACTTTATTGCTTCCCATATCCGCCGGAACGGTTGGCCAAAATCCAGGCTTGCTAAGCGGTATAGACATATTTGGCGGATACACGCCGCCGCTTAACGCATCCAAACTTGCGGGGTCTGTATCGACCTCAACTGGATATGTACCAAAGGTATTTGATAAAATACCGGGCACTGTTACATAATTTACTGGTGCAACACCGCCACGCTGCACTCCATTGCGGCGCCGCCGAGTTGTGCGTGACACACGTTTTGAACGCATTTCCCTGTAGTATTGTGCGAAACCTTTTGCGGCTGGCCCACTTAAATCTTTACCAAAAATACGCTTCCACGCAGCTGCATAGCCTTCGGGCTTATCAATGCGTTGTGCAGATTTATTAAACTCCGCTAATTTGCGTTGAATTTCTTTAATAGATGGCATACTCTTATATTGGGTTGTGATTATACTATTTTTAATTGAATAGTATACCGTAGAAAACCGAAATTAAGCAACGCCTTTGGCGTTGCTTAATTTCGGTTTTCTATCGGTCGTACGTAGGCTGACGATATTTAAGCAACGGCAAAGCCGTTGCTTAAATTCGGAAAGCCACGGTAATCAAATAATATAATCCAATTGAAAAAATTTATATACGTCCGTGACGCATTAGCGAGTTAATGCGTCCTGCAGCGGTGTTAAAAACATTTTTGAAGCCGCCGCCAGCCTGAGGCAGGGAAAGTGGGGGCATCTCGGTTGCTAACGCCGGAGCAACCATTCCACCACCATCACTACCTCCGTTATTCATCGCATAAAATCCATACGCACCCAGCAATACAGCTCCAAGCATTACCCAACTTCCTGCGGCTTTCAGGTTATTTTGCCAAGTAGAACGCTCATATTCGACTACACCAAATTGTTTGTAATGGAGGTATACCGCAACGGCCAACAGTACCGCGCTACCTCCAATAAGGATAGAGGGCGCCAACATAGGCAAAATAAAATAAGCAATCGCAATCGCGACCAAGAGTGCAACTAGGCTAGGAATTAGGAGTTCCATTTCTACTTCTATTAAATCTTTTCAATAAGATCAACGTGCGTAAGTAGGGTCTTTTTACAACAATATCGCGTCAGCCCAAGTTCTTTGAATACACGTGCTTCGGGTGTTTCAGGGATTGCTTTACCTTCAAAGTATGTCGGCTCCGCATATTTTGGACCTTTGTACTCACGCACTTTTTTTTGGTAATAGTCATACTTATCACCAAGCAGTTTACCGCAATTCATACAGCGTACTGGAATAATCATCTCTGTTTATCCCGGGTATAATCGTGGATGTCCTTTCAAATTTGTTCGCACCGCGCGTTTAGGCTGCGTAGATTATCACTGCTCCGAATTCAGAAACAAAATGACTTCCACTCTTTATGGTCGCGGTGTAAACTCACAGGGCAACCCGCTGCGTGCAGAGATGGACCGTATTATGCGGCGGCTTGAGGCCGTAGAGAAAGCATTTGCTGAAAGTGCAACTAAACCTGGTGCCGTTGGCCCTCCTGGTCCTGCTGGGCCGCAGGGTCCAGCCGGACCGCAAGGACCCGCGGGCGTGGATGGTGCGGATGGTGCACCTGGTCCTGCCGGCCCCCCTGGTCCTGCTGGACCGCCTGGCAAACCTGGGCAACCTGGTCAACCTGGTGCAGCCGGTGTATGTAATTGCTCACATTAAAATCCTGAATAATAAAAAGAAATGCCATTTTTGGCAAGTATAGAAGGACAGTTTGCGTTTGGTCGGCAACCGGCCAGTACGCAATCTCCATACAATCCACAAGTTTATACATCAAATTTACAAATTTGGGTCGATGCTGGATCAAATGCGTCTTATCCAGGAAGTGGTACAGTTTGGAGCAATCTTGTGGCCGCAAATGCTGCATCATACTGGTATAATCTTTCAAATAGTCCTTCCGTAAGCACGATTGTCTTTAATAGTACATCAAATAGCACACTTTTCTTTGATGGCATCAATGATTACGCAACACCTAATACAAGTTTGGTGACATTAGTACAGGCTAATACTTGGAATGAAACACGTGAATATTGGTTATACTGGCCTGGGACTCCTGGATGTCTCACAATGGAATCGGGTGCGGTAACGCCTGATACAAGTTGGTTTGATGCACAGGCTTCTGTAAGCAATGCGAATTTGGTATTTTCAGTTTGGCAGGGTAATGTGTCAATGACTCCTTATATTATAACCAATTCGCTTGGTTCAAACCGATGGAACCATATTGTTTGGCAGCATAATAAATCATCTAACTTATTGATGGGATATGTAAATGGTGCACTGTTATACAATTCAACGGTAGCACGCACAACTCCAGATAGTGTCGGATCAGGATTTTTTCCTATTTTAATGGCAGGTTCATCAACAAATTTTGGATACGGAAGTGCCAGTTATTTACGTGGTTCATTAGCGGTCTATCGTTGGTATAATCAAATCTTGACTGGTGCAGAAATCAGTAGCAATTTTAATGCTGAGCGGGCACGATTTGGAGTTTCACAAGCTGCACCAAATTCGGATGTGAGTATTTTAGCATTTGCACGAAGTATTGCTGGAACCTTCTCGGGTCAGACTATTACACCCACGGCTGGCGGAGCACTAACAATTAATTCAGCAGCGGTTGGAAATTATGAGTATGCGGTGGCTGGAACGACCACAATAAGTGTTTTTAATTCGGCGGATTGGTTTAGTTCAACAAAAGATACTGTTAGTTCATGGATAATAATTAATGGAAATCTTACAATAGATGCGGGGCAAACATTTATTCCGTCTGTTCGTAAGTTATTTACAGTTATTTATATAACTGGGAATCTTGTATGTAATGGAACAATTTCAATGACGGCACGTGGTGCTAATCATAGCGGAATTGGTGATTCAGGAGGTGCAACAACGGCGGTTGATATTAGAATTGGAACAGGGACATTTAGTGCGGTTTCAAATCCACAGATTCCTGCGGCTGGTGGTGCCGGTGCCCCTGCCAAAACAGTTTCAGGTTCAAATAGTGGAAGTGCTGGTGCAAACGGAGGAACGGGCGGCGGTGGAACAGGCGAGGCCTTTCAAGCGGCCGGCGTAGCTTCTGCGGGTTCCGCGGGCACGTGCTTTAGTGGTGGTTGCGGAAGCGGAGGTGCGTTCAATGCGACAAGTGGCGCGGGCGGTGCGAATGGTGGCGCGGGCGGCGCGGGCGTAGGAACAATCGCTGGTGGAGGGTCAGGTAACCCTGGTGGTGCGGGAAGCGGTTCGAGCGGTGTCGTCGGAAACAGTGGAACAGGAGGTTCTTTAATCGTAATTGTTGCGGGCGCGCTTAGTGGAAGCGGAACAATTGTTTCAAATGGTGTGAATGGTGCTCGTCCCTCAGGTTCTCCTGGCGGTGGTGCTAGCGGTGGTGGCTCCGTAACCGTTTTATTTGGCACAAATCCAGGTTCAGCGGTTACTGTTACTGCTAATGGTGGCCTTGGCCAGGCATCTGGTAATGGCGGTGCTGGAACAGCCCGCAAACTGGCAATCGGAGCTAATTAACTCCACACAAGTTTACGACCGCTTGAAGTTTCTATCCATCCCTTTATTTCCAACAATCCCTTGTGATGCTTGTCGTGACAAGTGCCACAAAGGACAACTAAATTCCCCTCAACATGCTTAGATTGCCCATGGCTAATGCGTCCTTTTTCATCTGCGTCAGCTTGAGGAATAATATGATGGCTCTCTAAATCTTTATGGTCACCACATACTTCACAAGTGCGTACAACCACCGCTGCGTTATAGCGACTTAGCCGTGCTGAGCCATCATCCGAGAAAAGTCGTTTCCTAAAATCAAATGCCATCGCCAAGAATTCACGGTCCATATCTAATCCGCGGCAAACCTCCAATCCATACATTGGGCTGCCGGTTCCTGGGCGTAGCAACCGGTCGTAGACTAGTGCACCGTGCTGCGTGGCACTTGGATGTACACTAAGATGATAAGCCTTGACCGCAGGATGCGTGGCAATTTCTTTCACTTCAGACAATTCATGAAGATGCGTTGCGAAGAAAAAGTGTGCACCGCGATCCGCTAAAGTCTTTACACCTGCAGCCACGATGCTGGTGGCACTTGCGGTCTCCGTTCCTGCGCACAACTCGTCGCCAATAACAAGCATTCCCTTTTCAGCACTTCGCAAAATACTACGAAATTCTGTCATTTCAACAACAAAGGATGACATTCCTGCCCAAAGATTGTCATTGCCAAGAATCCGAGTGAAAAGAGCTTTATATGGTACAAGAGTCATACTACTCGCAGATACTGGCATACCTGTTTGAGCCATCAAGACCGCAAGACCAATAGCCTTTCCAAGACTTGACTTGCCCGCGGCGTTCACTCCGTACAGAAGCACGCCACCACTGCTAGCCGCCGTATTTTCGGCGGCTGCGGGCACATTGCCCGCAAACGAACCTAATGCTAAATTGTGGGAAATATAAGGGACACTAGTATGAATGCGTTCAATAATGGGATGTCGTAATTCCTTCACAATAAATCCATCACCTTCTGATAAATAAATTGGTCTAACATATCCGTATAAGTCCGAAAGCCGTGCCAATGTCATTTCTGTATCCAGTTCTCCAAGCCAATCAACAAGAGCGTGAATCATACCATTATCAATTCCTGCTGTTGTCCAATCAGACCACTCAGCTTTCCAAACTTCCAAGACAGCATTACGCCACGCAGCACGGACTTTGATACCTTCAGCATTTGCGGCTTCGAGTTCAGGACAAGTAAGTTGAACTTGACCACTTGATCCGCGCTTAACCGTGGAAAGGTCAACTCCTGAGCGACGCTTTCCAACCGCTACAAGAGATGCAGCACGTCGAGAAGTTGTTAGAAATGTAAAAGGCACATCATCACGAATTTCCCATTTAATTACATCAGTTTCGCCAAGTATGTTTTCAAGCCGTGTCCGCAATGCAGTCATACTTGTTTCCAAAACAGTCCAAGCATCTTCAAAGCTATCCAAAACGCTGTGAATACCGCGCACCCATGGGTGTACACTACCTACACAAATTCTGTCTCCAACCTGGTTTGATGCACGACGAATCCGCTCCAAACTATAACGTTGTAATATTGTATCAAGATGCGTTTGAAGTTCTTCGGAGTGCTGAGCTTCATACAATTTTCCAGCTGTCATTTTTAACAGCGTGGCACTGCGTTCATAGGTCGTATAAAGTTGTATAAGGTCTTCCGTGCCTGCGGTGCCTAGTGCAAACCGGCGATGAATGCGAGAAAGGTCAAAAGCCCCGCGAAGGATTTTTTCGTAGGCTTCACGGCTATCTGGGTCTTCTCGAAATGCAGCAATTCGCGTCTGACGTTCCTCCAAAACGTTTATATCTGCAGTTGGTTTTAATAGTCGCTCCCGCAAAGCCCGTCGTCCCATGGCCGTTATTGCTTTTTGAAGCCAAGATAACAATGACTCGTGCGTTTTATCCGTGCTCAATGGCAACATCCCAAGTTGCTCAAGTGCACAGTTTCCAAGAAGTACATGTTCTTCGGGCGTCCAAATGCTATGATCGTGAAGAAGTGTTAGGTATGATGGGTTATGGTCCTTTACAAAGTTCATCAAATTATAAAGACTCCGTCGTGCAAATGCGTAATGAGTCAGGTCAAGATGCTCCTCGACTGTTAGTGCTGAATCGTGCCTAAAGGTCTCCGCAAGAAACGCACACCGAATTCGGTCGGTTGGGGCCGAATTTTCTTTTTTATTGTCTAGTTGATAAATATGAATAAGTGGTGGTTTTCCTGTAGATGCACCGGCAAACATACTTAAAATTTGAGATTGTGAGGGTGCTGATGCGGATGCGGAGGACCAATAAAAACATACTTCCGCCGGTGGATAAACAGACCAAAACGGTGTTACAATATCCAAAACTGGTTTTCCATCAATAATGGTTAAATCAGTTTCCATACTTACACTTTTGCCAGTGGTAACATCAAAGGCAGTGCTTCCAAGATACCAATGTTCTGCTCCACGACTACGATCGGTCCACGGCTCGACGTAAACGCCAAGCATTATTTGCTCCTCTTTGCGAACGGTGTTTGCACCGACCGTGCCTGCGTAGATTCCTGGACTACTTACATGGTCAATAGCGCGGCCCGAAACTTCGCCCGTAGCATCTTTGCTTTGTGTAATAACAACTACCGAGTAGCCAGCGGCGGTGATAAGTGGCTCGTACTTTTCAAGTGCGGCCTCAGGAAAACCCCAAAAGAAGGTTTGCTTTCCGTGTTCAGCGGCGGGCTTGGGCTGAACAGCGGATCCGCATAGTTCCGCAATGCCTTGAACATTTGCGGCCCATGTCCCCGTGTCGACCGTAAGGATATCATACATTTCAAAGAAACCGCCGACTTGCATTAAGATAACCGTCTTAGGTCCATATTTCGCAACGGCATCTTCATAATGTTTGAGATACAGGGCCTGCATACTAGTCGCATAAGACGGACCTTTCTTTTTTGTAGTCGCTGCATTTTTGCGTGGAGGCATTTTTTGATTCCTATTCAAGGTACGCGTTGTTTAGTTTAGGTGCCTTTAGTGTAGGGAAAAATTGTAAGAATTTTTTACTTCTTACAATTTATCAAATTATTTATTCTACATTATGTAACATCATATAGTCACGTAGCATATTACGTAACATTTCTTCAGGAAGTTTTTCAGCCGCTGATGACTTTATTATATTCTTTTTGAGCAGTAATTTACGAACATCCGCAATAGGCATGCCACGTACTTGTGCCTTCACTTTGTGACGTATTTCCCGTGCTGTGCGTGAAGATTTGACCGTGAGTTTAATCTTACGTTCTTTAAATCGTCGCGTTTGTTTAGCCGCGCCGCCGACCTTGGTGCCCCCAGCAGCCGAGTCTGCCCCGGCGACCGTGTCTCGAACACCCGGTTTTTCAGATGCCATTGTTCCGCCACCACCAACTTTAAATTTTGGTTTTTTAAGAGTCTGTGCTGGCGGAGCTGCACTCACACGTCGCTTAGTTGGTAAAATTTTTGCTGTTGGTACAGTATTTACAGTAGAAACTCCACGCTTTCCACCAATTTTCAATCCCACGGGCTGTGCACCGCCAATGGTAGTTGTTGCGAGCGACGGCAACGTGACAGCAGGCGGAGTAATGCTTAACGCAGTCGCAAGAGGTGAAATAGGTTCTTGTGTTGTCACCCCACCGCCGCTCATAGGTTTCGGTGCTGCTAAAATAGGTGCACCGCTTCCTTCACCACTTACAGGTTCCAATATGCCGGTTGGTGGCGTAGCGGGTGTAGATGTATCGAGTTTTAATACTCGTGCCTCAGGGCCCTCAGCAACTGCAGCCTCCTGGGGACTTAAAGCTCCGCCAGTACCGTCTGGGATTTCGCCCGCGGGAACCGCACCGCCACCACCGCGCTGCTTACGTGTACTACGCTGCCGCCGGGGCTTCTTACCGCCTGTGAGCGCGGCTGCTTCCGCATCCGTGGTCAACGTAACCTGCAACTCCTTTACATCACTCATGGTGACTCCTATTTATGTTTGCGATTTAGGGTACGGCGATGACGTAAATTACGCTGCCGCCGAGATTTGCGTCGCGATGCGCGGCGACCACCGGCGGCCACCGGCCGCCCCGCCCCATTGTAATCTTCTAGATATCGTTTTGTATGATTGGACCCAAGTCTTGAAATTATTTTATGAAATGAAATGCGTAGTATGTTTTTATCCGAATATAATCTAGGTTTTTTATTGAAAGATATCACATATTTGTTAGATAAGTATATTTTTGGAATAACGGCTATTAGATTGTTTAATACTACTGAAATAAAATTAGCTTCTTCAAGTGTTAGCCCATCAATCAATTCATCCGTAATTATGATGTAATTTACCCCATGATAAAAACTGCTACGTTTATCAAAAGCTCTTATAAATGCTTTGAGTTCTTCAAGTTTATCAGGATTGGTATAAGATATTCTTGGCATTTGCTCTTCGTTCATAAAAAATCTAGCACTTAGATAGCTTTGGTCTTTACCAATTTTATCAATATCAATTTTATTAAAAGTATCAGCAGGATCAATAGTGTTAAGATATTTTGGACTAAAAGACCCATCAAGATTAAAATCAAATTCACTTAAATTGATTTCATTAGCATAGCCTGTTTTTATTAGTTTATCACAAAATCGCCCTTCAGGATCATGTAAATCATTATGTACTCCTAATTCTTCGAAAAGACTAATTTTATCCTCAAACAGTTTCAAAAAAACATTTCTTTGTATTTCATTATTAATATCCATAAACACAATAATTTTATTGTATTTTTTAGCCTTTTGCAAATTTTGATTTAATACTTCAACGCTGGCTTCATCAGTCGGCAAATTAGGATATTTTAATCCATTTGCAGGAGGGTTTCCAAAACCAGGCCCAAATTCCGCCATTCCAAAACTTACAAAGATATCATACTTTTCGAAAAACACATCAGGCAAAATCCAAATATCTCCTGCTCCCCACAATAGTTTATAATTATTTTTTGTTAGAGATACTAAGCCTGTATTCATGCCTGCAGCAGCAACCGCACCTCTCCAAGCGTTGGGCATTTCATTTGGTAATTCTTCTCCTCGGAAATTCAAAAGATTTGGATGTTTCATCAATCTTCCAAGATCCCGTATATTGGCCATTCTCTATAAAACATATCGAAAAAACCCATGGTTACGTAGCTTTAACATTTACAATAATTTATTCAGAATTTAAGAGAATTAATCTTGACTTATTTCAAAAATTTAGCAAGAATCTTTAAGACCACGAGGAGCTCGAGAGAACTCAATGTCTGATCCAAAACATCCGCGGCCGTGGATCACCCCGCCGGTCCGCCAAGACCCTGAATGAGTCCGCGAATCAGCGATTCCGTTCCAAAATTTTTAGAATTTTTCTTTAGAATTCTAAAGATTATTCTAGAATTTCTTTAAAAAAAAATAGAACTAAAAATTCTTTAAGCCGTGTAGAGCAGCGGAGGACTCAACGTCTCATCTCAGAAGTCCGCGGCCGCGGACCATCCCCTCCGCCGCCAAAGATCCTGAATGAGTGCATGAGTCCGATCCCTCGACCCCCAAATTTCAGATATTTTTTATATTCTAAAGAATTTCCAATAATTTCTTTAGAATTTGGAAGGATTTATGTAAACTTCTTTAAAAATTGGTGAAACTCTTTAAGACCCCAGATGGTGGAGAGAACTCAACGTCTCATCTCAGAAGTCCGCAGCCGCGGACCATTCCCTCCGCCTCCAAAGATCCTGAATGAGTGCATGAGTCCGATCCCTCGACCCCCAAATTTCACGATCAAAAAAAAATTTTTCTGAAAATATGAATCCAAGATTAATTGTTTGAAGCCCAGGGCCGCTAAGAGATAAACATCAGACAAAGATGAAGATTGTTTGAAGCCCAGGGCCGCCAAGAGATAAACATCAGACGAAGATATAGATTGTTTGAAACCCAGGGCGGAAGCCAAAATACGCAAAATACAGCGATTTTGCCGCGCCCCGCGTCCAGAACGTATGGACAGCAATGAGCTTCCCACCCACCCCGACCTTTTAGCAACTGAGTGCAGGGATGTCGTCTCCCAATACTATTAGTTCAAGACCGCCTAGTCTCATCTGCCTAACGCAGATAAGGAGTAGGATTCCCGCCCTCCAGATTGTACCGTAGAATTCCTAAACCAGCAACGCCTGAAAGGCGTTGCTGGTTTAGGAATTCTAAGGTCATACGTTAGGTTTCCAAATTCAAGCAACCGAGCGGCGGTTGCTTGAATTTGGAAACCCACGGTATGAACCTGGACTCCCATTAGGGACCCCGACCAATTTGCCATATATGGCAAGGTTGTCGTCACCTTGTGTCTATGAGTCCCCCTTTTGCGGGACTGGCAACAGTACCTTATTCTCAGACCAGACACTGGTGTGAGAGTAGGTTCTTAGGTGCAGACACTAAGAAACTAATGGACCCGACTACCTTTTGGTTAAAAGGACCTAGGATCCTTTTAACCTTTTAGTAGCACTCCCACCCTCCTAAACCTATTGGTTTAGGACTCCCCGTATTTGGGGACCCCGACCGTAAGCCCGTCGTCGGCATTTACCCGTCTGCAGCGGGCCTTATGGCCGTCACAGAACACCCACCCTTCCTCTTTGGTTTAATCCAAAGAGGAACCCAACTCTATTGAGTTGGCCCCGACCTTTTAGGGTTATCCCTTGGCTGTCGTCGCCTTGCTTACCGGTCACTGGGCCGGTGGACCTTTCAATTTTTTCCACGGCCCCGTACTTAATAGGTCATGAGTACGACTAATTTTTGTTTGAAATATGAGTCGTATCTGAAGTACTTAGAGACATATATATATAAGTACTGTAGTAGTACAAATGGAAATATATGAAGACGTAAGTACTATTCCTTATGATTCAAATAATACACCAGACCGTATTAGTTTATTGGTTATAAGTTTACTTGTAAGTAGTAGTCTTACATTTACAATATGCCTTCTCAAGTGTATTAATAAACCAAATACAATTAGACCTATATTGCCTATTTACTTTCCTAATACGAATTTAAAAGTACATATAAATACTATAGATACACCAAAACCAAGAATTAATATACCGTAGAAAACTTAAATTAAGCAACGCTAAAGGCATTGCTTAATTTAGGAATTCTACGGTACGTAGGCTGACGCTGTTAAAGCAACAGCCACATTATTTCGAGTTTATATGGCGATGGTTTAAAGTGAGCCAAAATTGATTTATGTCTCAGGAGGAAACCTTGGACATCAGTTATTGAGAAAATGGAGACCGCCTGGAAACAAATTCTAGATCTATACTTTGCACAGCATGACAATCGTCAAATCATTTACCATCAAATTGCGTCCTTCAATCACTTTATGGACTTTGATGTAGTTGATACGATTATGCGCTCGTGCCCTATTCGTGTAACAGGCTCGCCTGATTTGACGCTTACCGGCACTACACGTGCAGCAGCAGGTACCGCAGGTACTGCTATTCGCGTTAGTGTCGAGGATGCTACGGAGATGCCAAGCGGCACTGCTCCTGCGACCGCGGTCCCAGGTGGTAAAGCACCACACGGTGGACCGCCGCGCGAAGTTGAAGTTACCGTAAATTTCTCAAATGTAAGTATTCGTAAGCCCACTATCTTTGAGAATAATGGTGCACTAACACCTATGTATCCAAATGATGCACGCCTTCGTAACTTTACCTATGCCGCACCAGTCTATCTTGATATGGAGGTAACAACTACGTTGACAGATCCTGGCAAGGGCAGTAAGGAGTCACGAACGCGTACGCTTCAGCGTGTACTAGCAGGTAAGATTCCTGTAATGGTAGGCAGTAAATACTGTCTGCTAAGTGAAAGCCCAGAGAAGCATCCGCGTGAACTTGGCGAATGTTCCGCAGATCCCTTTGGTTACTTTATTGTACAAGGTGGCGAGCGAATTATCTTGAGCCAAGAGCGTATGGCTGAAAATCGCATGTTTGTCTTCCGCAATAATAAGGCTAAGACAAAGGAAGCCGAAATTATTGAATGTAAGTCAATCGGTCCAGATAACGAGGGAGTCCCGAAAAATATTGCGGTCAAGATTATTTATAATCCTAAGATTGCTACTGGCCCTGAGCATATTCGTGCTACTCTTCCGCGCATCAAGGCTGAAGTACCATTGTTTGTAATGTTTCGTGCTCTAGGAGTTGAATCAGATAAAGATATTATTGAACTCATTATGGGTAACGCCGAAAATGACTACAATATGATCTTTACTGAGTGTATTGAAATGGCCGCTGATGTTAAGACTCAGGCAGCGGCCCTTGACTACCTACAGCGCCATATTGGTTCTGGCGGCGGTATCAGGGAGCAGTTGTCAGCCTCGACTCTTGGTAGTGTCAAAGCACCAAAGGAACGAGCTATTACTGAAATCTTGGCTGAGGAACTATTGCCTCATATTGGCGGTGCTAGTATGACTTATGAAAAGGCATGTTTCCTTGCGGCGATGACCAAGAAGGTTCTCGATGTCTATCATAATAAGATTCCTTATGATGACCGCGATGCGTATCCGAATAAAAAGGTAGAACTACCAGGTAATCTACTTGGTAACTTGTTCCGCTTTTACTTTGGCACAAAGGTCATTAAGGATATGAAGTCAACTATTATGAAGGAAATTCACAATGGTGCTTGGAAGGCCAGTGGGAAGTTTGAAAATATTATTAATACTACAAATGTTTACAAGATTCTCAAGACAACAATTGTAGATGTTGGTATGAAATCTTCACTAGCGACCGGTAACTTTGCAGCGGGTAAAATGGGAACTAAGACGGGCATTAGCCAGGTTATGAATCGTCTGACCTTCTTGAGCGGTATTTCCCATTTGCGTCGGCTAAGTACGCCGATTGAAAAGACCGGCAAACTTATTCCACCGCGAAAACTACACGGCACTAGCTTTGGCTTTATTTGTCCTGCTGAAACGCCAGAAGGACATAGTGTAGGAGTTGTAAAGAATCTTGCGTCCTCCGCAACTGTAACACTGCCTTCTGCTCCCTATCCTGTATTGAAGGTTCTTTATGATGAACTATGTATGAAGAATCTTACAGATACCACGGGTGCACAAAAACATGGTTTGACTCGCGTGTTTATTAACGGTGCGTGGGTCGGTACTCTTCCAGGCGGCACCATTGGCATTCAATGTGCGGCTGCGCTTAAGACTGCGAAACAAGCAGGTCGTATTAATCCCTATACCAGCATTGTCTACAACGCAAGCAGCGGTGAAATTTGGATCAATACGGAAGGGGGTCGTCTTGTGCGTCCGCTGCTTGTATCATCTACTGTCCGTGAAATTCTTACTACGGGTTGCGAAATGCCGTGGAAGACCGCGGACTCGTGGAATGCGCTAATGGCGTGGACTTCACCACGCGGCGGACATCTATTTGAGTTTGTTGACGCCGGTGAATCCGAACATCTGTACATTGCACAAACGCTTGGCAAACTTGGCGCAGAGCATACTCATTTGGAGATTCATCCTTCAGTGATTATTGGGACGATGGGTTCAAATATCCCGTTTCCTGATCATAATCAGTCACCTCGTAATGCGTATCAGGCGGCAATGGGGAAACAAGCAATGGGCGTTTACGCACTCAACTTCAGCGAGCGTCTTGACACAATGTCAAATCTACTAATGTATACCGCTAAACCTCTTGTATCACCCTATATGTCTAAGTATTATCGTGCACAACAGATGCCATCGGGTTTCAATATTATTGTGGCTATTGCGACGTACGGAGGCTACAATCAAGAAGATTCAGTAATGATTAATCGTGCTGCACTAGACCGCGGCCTTTTCCGTAGCATCTTTTATCGAACTTACAAAGATGAGGAAAAGAAGAATCAGGCCAGTGGTGAGGAGGAGCGTTTCTGTAAGCCTGACGCAGCACTTACCAAACATATGAAACTTGCCAATTATGAGAAACTTGCACCCGACGGCATTGTTCCTGAAAATACATTTGTAGATAATGAGGATGTACTAATTGGCAAAGTTGTGCCAATTAGGTTGCGGGCCGTTGAGGGTGCAATGGCGGCTGGTGTTAGTCACAGCTCTTTGGCCGCTATGAGTGCCGCTCAGGCCGCTGCAGCGGTTGAGGCGGCGGGTGGAAAACGTTATCGCGATTCGTCAAAACTGCTTCGAAATAACGAAACGGGGTTTGTGGATAAAATCTACCGAGGACGAAATGGCGAGGGCTTCAGCTTTGTAAAGATTCGCGTTCGTTCAGAGCGTACGCCGACGATTGGGGATAAATTCTGTTCAAGACATGGACAAAAGGGAACTTGCGGTATGATTCTTGAGCCAGAGGATATGCCTCAGACTAAGGATGGAATTGTGCCTGATATTATCATCAATCCCCATTGTATTCCCAGTCGTATGACAATTGCACATTTGATGGAGACGCTTATGGGCCGTGTTGGATGTGAAATTGGTGCACTAGGCGATGGTAGCCCGTTTACTGATGTAAGTGTTGCTGGTCTGAGCAAGCAGTTACTTGAAATGGGTCTTGAGCCAGGCTCTAATGAGGTGCTGTACTGTGGCACAACTGGAAAGCAATTGGCTACAAGTATCTTTATGGGTCCAATCTTCTATCAGCGACTAAAGCATATGGTTGATGATAAAATACATTGTCTCACAGATGACCACGATGTGCTTACTGCAGATGGTTGGAAACCGATTGCATCAGTTTCGCTTGATGATAAAGTGGCAACGCTCCAGAGCGGAAAGGTGGTATACGCGAATCCAGTAAAGGTATTTGAGTATGATTATATTGGCAAAATGTATGAAGTGAAGAGTCAGCAAATCGATTTGAAGGTAACACCTAACCATCGTATGTGGGTAGCTACACCTCATACACGTGCCAAGAAATGGATTTATGACTTCCATCTTGCCAAAGACATTATGGGCAAGCACGTTCGGTATCAAAAGGATGGTATTTGGGAGCAGTCATCGTACCAGTTTGTTCTGCCTGCGCATGGCACCGCACCAGAAAAGGCTGTACAGATGGAAGCGTGGCTAACTTTTCTTGGCATCTGGTATGCTGAAGGCTGGTGCTCTTTGGCACGGATGGGCATTGCTGTTAATAAAGACCGAGTGAAAGAAGCCCTTGCAACGTGTCTTGATAACCTTGACATTTCATACAATTATTATCCAGGTACTGAGAAATTGGATTCGCATGATAAACAACTAACTGCGTATTTGACTCCTCTGAGTGTTGGTGCTAACAATAAAAAACTGCCGGACTGGGTTTGGGAGTTGAATGCAACTCAATGTGCAGCACTGCTTCACGGTCTGCTGCTCGGAGATGGGCATAAGAGCCCTTCAGGCTCTGATATTTATTCGACTTCTTCACAGGCCCTTGCGGATGATGTTCAGCGTCTGGCACTTCACGCAGGCTGGTCTGCCAATATTCGCCTTCACACTGCTGCAGGCACGCCATACACTATTGAGGGACATTCTGGTATTACAACTACGAATATTTGGAGCGTACGAATCATCAAATCTAAGAATCGTCCTGCTATGAATCACGGTCACCATCATACACAGTTTGCTCAATCTGAAAGCATGGTTGACTTTGATGGAAAGGTCTTCTGCCTTGAGGTGCCTGGCAATGTATTCTATGTTCGGCGCAACGGCCTACCAGTTTGGACCGGCAATAGCCGCAGTAGCGGTCCGCTTGTTATGCTCACTCGCCAACCCGCAGAAGGCCGTGCACGTGATGGTGGCCTTCGCTTTGGTGAAATGGAGCGGGATTGTATGATCGCCCACGGTACCTCCGAGTTCCTTAAGGAAATTATGATGGAAAAGTCGGATAACTTCCAGTGCTTTATCTGTAAGCACTGTGGTCTTCTTGGTCAGGTCAATCCACGCGCCGGCATTTATAAATGTACGTCGTGTGAAAATAGCACCGAATTTAGTCAAGTTCGCGTCCCCTACGCATACAAACTGTTTCTACAAGAGCTTGAGTCAATGAATATTACAAGTCGCCTTCTTCCCGAATCTCGTCTACGTGCGTTGGCACTTGAAAACTCTGGTAAATGCTAGTCAGATTCTTCTTCACCACCTTCAGCCGACGGTGGTTCTAATTCTTCAGATTCCTTTTCGGGTTTTTTGATTCCAAACACGGTATCCGCAAAAAAAGTAAGTTTATCGCGGAGGTTATTTTGGAAGAATAGAAGCACCATTGCTAAAACTGTCCCGCCGCTTAATTCTTTTAAACGTTCATGCCGGAATCCAGCCACTCCGTCCAAAGGAAACGGGATTAATCCAACAATATTACGTAAAATGTACGCAACTATGCCAATTAAGAATAGATGTAGCAGAATTTCTAAGAAAAGCCGAATTTTACTTATTTTTTTGTAATCTTCAACTTTAAAATGTCCGTAAACCATATCAAATAACTTTGCAAAAACTATGCCAATTACAAAAAAATACATTGTTGTTAAGCCTATGTCGGCCAGCTTCACGGCTAAAAAGCCGGCTGTAAATGGAACTTCTTTTGGCATTTTCTATTTATAATATAGAATACAAAATGCTTGCATATGTTGTAGAATTTTTAGGTACATTTCTGTTCTTAAGTGTAATTGTCGCAACTGGTCAGCCACTGCTAATTGCGTTAGCACTACTATTGGTGATTTTGTTAGGTGGTGCTATAAGCGGAGGGCACTTTAACCCGGCTGTAAGTCTGATGTTCTGGGCAAAGGGTGCATTAACCGGTGGCGACCTGGCGGGCTACATTTTAGCACAGTGCCTTGGTGGTTTAGGTGCGTTAGCTGTTTACAACGCACTTTCACAGTAATCTAAAGTCACTAGATTATATATAGATAGAATGCAAATCTTTATTAAAACGCTGACTGGTAAGACAATTACGCTTGATGTTGAACCTTCTGATACAATTGAAGCCGTAAAGACTAAGATTCAAGATAAGGAAGGTATTCCTCCCGATCAACAACGTCTTATTTTTGCCGGAAAGCAACTTGAAGATGGACGTACACTATCAGACTATAATATTCAAAAAGAATCTACGCTACATCTTGTTCTCCGGCTGCGTGGTGGAATTTAGACCGGCGGGCAAAACTACCAGTTTTGAAATGCACAAGGCTTGAATACCGTGGCTTTCCGAATTTACCGTAGAAAACCGAAATTAAGCAACGCTGTTGCTTAATTTCGGTTTTCTATCGGTTGTACGTAGGCTGACACTGTTTAAGCAACGGCAAAGCCGTTGCTTAAATTCGGAAAGCCACGGTAAGCAACAGTAAAGCAGTTGCTTAAACAGTGTCAGCCTACGTACGGCCGGTAGAAATGTCTTAAAGATTCATTATTGTTTATAAATTATACAATGATGAAGGCACTTTTCCTTGCGTTTCTTGCGGCACTTGCTGCACTTGCGACCGCGACCCCGCACGAAAACTTTACGCAGGTTGGAATTAGTCCTGTAAATAACTGTATCCAATTTACGGTCGCCTCAGGCACTGGCTGCGCTTGGATGTGCAATTATTGTGCCAATACGCTTGGGACATTCAACTACTACTTCACCGATAGCGTATGTACCTATCAGTCAGGCGGTTGTGTTGGAAATCCTATTGCTGGGCATACTTATACTTGCTGCTCAGTTTAACGCCGTCGCACGGCGACTGCGACTCCAACCGCCACTGCAGCTAATAAAACACCAGCAGCAATTGTTTGAAACGCAGGGCCCTGAGAACTAAACCCTTCATTTTTAGGAGTCTTTTCATAAACTTCAGCACTTACATCCTTATCATACACCCAACGTGTTTGATGCGGACGTCCATCGCGATATTCAATCGGTCCATCTATCCATTTAGTGCCGTCGTATGGACTCGCAATACGACCTCGATCGTCACCGACTGGTAGCGTGACCTTTTTACATTCCGAGTATCCAGAACCCATTGCGGCGCCAAACAGTCGCACTGGATTCAGCGCGCTTGCTGCGTCTTCAACTATGCCGGGTGCTAAGCCGCGTAATTCAACTCCAAGCGTTTTTTGTACTTCTTTACCAGCACGCCCAGGCAAACCTTTTGGAACATTATCAATATATTCATACATATCCGCACCATTGCTACATTTCATACCAGTTTTCATAAAATAACGAAGTCCCATGCGTTGATTTTCTAAACCACGGGATTTTGCCATTCCAGTCGATTGGCCAAATCCAATCGCATCGATGTAGTAGTTAAAACCGGCCATCGCACCCATTACATCATCAAAACTACCGCCGGTACGCACACCGATTTCGGACGGTGGTGCGAGTTCATCAGTATAATCATATTTTGGACCTAGCATTATCCTATAATTTCATAAGAATTTACCGTAGCAGTGACCCAGTCTTCAATTACAGGAATATATAAATTTTTATTATCTGTAATATCTTTTTTTATTTCACTATTATTTAATAAGTATACACTTGACTCCAAAGATTGATTATTATAGAGTACCATTATTTGTTTTCGTTCAAAGATAAACGGATGCCCTTCAAAGATATCTAATATTTTAATAAGTTTATCGTCTACTTCATACAATTCACCCATAATATTAGATAATTTACAATCTTTGCGTAAGTCTTCGGTGAATATATATGGATATAAGAATGTTCTTGGCGGATAACTGAATTGTCTCCCATCTTCTAATGAATCAAGTTCACTACTCAATTTGCCGACCATAAAGTATTTTTCTTTTGTTTTACAATTACCTATAAATTTAGCAGTTTTTAAAAGATGGTTATTATTAAATCCTTTTCGCAAACTTCCGTAGACAAATAATAGTTTCATGGGATTATGTTTTCTTGTTTCATTTTTGTGTTTTTTCAGTTTTTTTGTATTTCTTTTCCCGCCATTTTTATTTTGAAACATATTGTATACTTCGCGGATAGACTGATTTATATTATTACCAGAAGGCGAAAATATTCTAAATTCAAGGACTTCTAAGTTTAATTTGAGGTGAATAATTTGAAAAAAGGGTGCTAAATTGATCTAATGTTCTAAATGTATTCATTTTTATGATATCTTGATATTCAAGTTCTCTGGCATAGATTGATTTATTTGGGCGAACTATTCTTGCAAGAGCCTTTTCCCAGGGGTAATAATCGTTGATTAGTATATCTTTTAATTTTAATGTAGGTATATCAGATATATCAATATTCAAATGTATACCTTGAGATTTATTTGGGAGAAAACCTAATGTTTTTGGCATCATTAATTTTTTGAATAATTCGTATTCATTAAATGAATTCATAATTTGAGTAATTAGTTCAAGATTAATAGAAAATAATCCTTTATTTAATCCGTATTGAATTGTATTATGAGATTTTTCATTCCATTCACTACCGTGGCTTTCCGAATTTAAGCAACGGCTTTGCCGTTGCTTAAATATCGTCAGCCTACGTACGACCGATAGAAAACCGAAATTAAGCAACGCCTTTGGCGTTGCTTAATTTTGGTTTTCTACGGTAGGATGTACAGCATGATTTATAAATCCGTGAGCATAATCATGGCATACAACTGAATAATCTGGGGCTATAGTTGGGTAATTATAATCTATTTCATAGATTTCTGATGATAGAGATAATGAGTTAGTTATCAAATCAAATATTAAAAAATCTGCATCTATATCATATTTTTCAGTTTTTATTATTATTTTATTATCAAAATTTTGAGTATATAAAAGCAATTCTTTATCAGATTTCCAATTTTCAAAAACTTGTTTTAGATATACTTCTACATAGTTAATCCATAGAAATTCAGAATGATATTCAACGATTAGGCATGTCTCAATTTCTATTCCAAATTTTCTCATATGTTCTTACTTTCAGGTTCGGTAAAAAATGAAAACTTTTACAAACTCTGACTTAAACGCAGCAAATGTCTACATCACTCTTCTTTCCGGGTTCGTCAAACAGTTATGTTGCGGAAAAGTGTGTTGAACCGGTATGTGACGAAAGTATATGGGATGCTCTTAAGCCAGCCAAAATTATTAAAAGCGATGGACATTATTGTGAGGAATGTAAGACTGGCGAGCATATTCTTGTAAACGAGGATGAAGTGACATGTACTGCATGTGGAACACATCTTGGTTATTTGATTGATAGTTCAGCCGAATATCGTTGGTTTGGCACAGATGATCGTAGTCCAGACCCATCGCGTGTAGGCAATCCGCTAAATCCTTTGCTTCCAGAGTCGTCGTTGGGCACACGCATCTTGACCCGTCCCGGTGATAATAAAGCAATGCGCCGTATTCGCCAATATCACCTTTGGAACATTATGCCTTATAGGGAACGTACATTGTGGTCAGTCTTTGAAGGACTTCAAGTTCGAGCTAGTAACGCAGGCATTAGCGTGGCGATTGTCGAAGAAACTAAACAACTATACGCACAAGTGTCGCCCCTATGTATTTGCCGCGGTCTTCAAAAAGATGCACTTCTTGCCGCTTGTCTTTTCGAGAGTTTGAAACGCCATAATACTCCGCGACGTCCAGCAGAGATTGCGGAAATCTTTCAAATTGACGCAAAACTTATTACACGTGGTGTAAAGCAGTTTAGTGGCCTTCTTGAAGAGCATCAACACGCAGAAGCAAAAGCACTACCTACAACAATTATTCAAGAAAAGAAAGTGGAAACCCCTAGCACCAGCTTTAAACATTATTTGGAACCGGCTGTATTCAAACTGGAAACGCCACGTAGCCTTCACGGAGCTATTATTCAATTTGCATCTAAAATCGGTGATGCTATTGACGAATTGGGAATTTGTCCTGAGACGACTCCGTCGTCATTGGCGGCGAGTTCATTAGCACTGACTTGTGAGAAGTTCAGCCTTGAAAAAAGTAACGCAGAAATCGCACGTGTTTGCTCTATTAGCGCAGCGACCCTACAAAAATGTTTGAAACGCATTGAATCGTGGCGCTCTGTACTGTTTAAAGATTCATGAATTGCAAAGTTCAGAAAAAATTGAACATATTTTTTGACATAATTTTTTTTATTACAAAAAATGGACCGTATTTCAAGCATATTTCCATCGTGGACTTCTTACGCTCAGGCGTTTACCGAATATATGAATAGTCCCGATTACAATTTAAAATTCCCTGACTACGCAGAACTCATTTCAAACATTATGAAAGTTGATATTATCATAGTGAAGGAATTGATTAATTTAGGATACAATCCTCAAGAAGGTTTGGATTCGTTTGTAGATGCTTGCTTAGATGGAACACGTTATTTGAAAGATGCATCAAATTGCGGCATTATTAGAGGTGTTATTCTTCAATTTATTAACAATGGTGCAGTCGTGAATGATACACTAATTGATAAACTTTTCTTGCCAAGGTATTCAAATATTGAAGATGAGTCTTGTTTTATAGAAGCAAAAGGTATTATGATAGATGAACTTTCTTTAGATAAATCATATGTCTTGAGTAAATATCGTAATGTGTCAAATGTAAAAGCAACATATTGGGAAGATATTCCAGTAGAACTTGACTTTCATACTAAATTCATAATGTATCTTAAATATTGTAGTAAATATCTACAATCGCTTTCAGCGTACCGTGGCTTTCCGAATTTAAGCAACGGCAAAGCCGTTGCTTAAATATCGTCAGCCTACGTAAGACCGATAGAAAACCGAAATTAAGCAACGGCAATGCCGTTGCTTAATTTTGGTTTTCTACGGTAGCCTAAGGATGGGCGTTTTTTAGAACCCAAATCTACTATTTTTTGGTTCTACCGTGGCTTTCCGAATTTAAGCAACGGCTTTGCCGTTGCTTAAACAGTGTCAGCCTACGGTACCGTGGCTTTCCGAATTTAAGCAACGGCTTTGCCGTTGCTTAAATATCGTCAGCCTACGTATGACCGATAGAAAACCGAAATTAAGCAACGCCATTGGCGTTGCTTAATTTCGGTTTTCTACGGTAAAGATCGCCCATCCCTATGTCAGCGATTAAAAGCAAAGACTTAAACAGGAAATGGGAGCATCCCAGTCAACAGTAGAAAGTGCAACGGATAGGCAACTAAAGGAAGTCGGTCCATTTACGCTCCGATCTCAACAAAAGACAGCAATCAAAGTACTTGGTGATATTTTTAAAAATTTAATTGACGTTTCAGGCAATAATCTTTTTAATCTTGCTGAACTTCTAACAAGTCCTGAAAAATGTGGTAACTTATTTGTGATTGTAAGTAGTACAGTAAAAAAAGAATTTTCACTTCTTAAATTCCCGGACCCACGAAACCCGTCGCATATGGCAACGTTGAGTTTTTTACCGCGGGGGAACTATCCACCGGCGTCGCCTGATAGTAAGGCGGCACGCGACCGAGCGTGTAACGAAATTACTCATTTTCTTATTCGGTTAGTTACATTAGCAGCAGCGTGTACAGCGTCAATTTCCCGCAATGAAAATATTGCTGGGCTGCTGAGCGTTGTTCCGACTTCCGAAGATACTTCTGGAGTAGCACGACTGATTCGCGACTTACCATCGGGTTTGACATTTAGCACACCTCCACTTGATGAAAATGCCTTACGGTTTTTGTCTACTTCGTCGAAACCAGCCGTTGCGGGATATGAACCAAAAGGGATTTTTAACCAAGTTGATAAAAGCGGTCGTCCTAATCTGTATCGTTTTGGACAAACAACGACCTATATTGTGGATGTACGGAAAGGTGTAATTTACGATGCACGTAGTCCGAGTACACCTGTTTTCAGAATTGGTATGGAATTACTTACGGGCCAGCGACCTATTGGCGATATTGAACGCGCTGTGCCAGCTTTAGGATACCCAGTAGGATTTAATCCGGCGTTGATGCCGTCGGCCGTGCTACCGATCGCGCAACAGCCTGTAGCACCTCCGGTTGCTCCGGTCGCTCCGATCCCAGGCGCAAGCGGCTCTGTAGTTTCTTTCAATGCGGGTACTTCTCAACGTACATCTGAACCTGGGACGAGCGCAGGAGCTTCTGCGTTTGGTGTGCCACGCGGAGGCCGTCGGCACAAAACGCGCCGCGGCACAGATGCGCGTCGCCGGCGTGCTACACGCCGTCGGCCTATATACGGTGGTGCTGAAGCATCTTATGTTAAATGTACAATTGAAGAAATTCCGTTTGGTGATTTTCGTACGTGTGAAACAGAAAGTTACTGTCAAAAGATTGTATTTATTATTGACGCCGAAGGCAACACATATGACTATGAAATTTATGAACAATTCCAAAAGGACCCGAGTAGGGCTGTGAGTGGAACGCGGAAAGATTTTGGTCCTCGTGTTGAAGAAATATTTTCAAAGATTCTTACTCATAAGATTACAACAGAGCCGTATAGAGAAAGCACTGAGTTATCAAAAGATACATACAAAGCAATTAAGGGTGCTAGTGCTGAAACGTTAGAAACTTTCCAAAAGTATTATAGTTCTATCGCCAGCCTTGAAACAGGGTCGGCCCCTGCGCCTTACCGCGGATTTATGTTAGCAAGCAGGCTAGCCGGCCCTGAATTAACAACCGCATTCTGTGCTGACAAATGGGCTGGACAGTTTACAACGGCCACGCTACCTTACGCACTTCTTCAAGCGCTCTACGATGATGGTATAGCAGGGACTGCACCTTCCCCGCGTGCCGCAGATGCATGTAGGGCCGCCGCACGCGAATTTACGGGTGCTCAAGTTGCGGTTTCCGCCGCTGCGACCGGTAGTGAGATTGACTCTTTCCGCAACATTAAGTTTGCACCGATTCCGCCTTCACTATCTACATTTTGCGGGGAACAGTATCCTCAGCGGACCAGTTCGCAAAATGACAAATCCGTGCTAATCGCTACGCAACGTGAAATACGTAAGTTATATGATGCACACATAAGTGCTATGGTCGGCATTGTTAAAAAGGTATTTTCTCTTTCTACTGACCCCGCCGTGCTAAACAGCATGTTATTTACATTAGATGAGCGATTTACATCTGACCCTGCGGGTGGTTTAGTGGCACTCGAAAAAATTATTGAAGAGGCCCGTACAATTATTTCGCGTCATTATCTTGAAGTGGAAAAGAAATACAACGGAGCACTTTTACAACTTGGACGATTTCGCCGAGGTGTAACAGCCATTAATAATCCAGCGGTTGCGAGCAACGCGTTAGAATCCGTTGCTGCGACTTTATAAATTAGAGTTCATCGCGAACAATATGTATGCGACACGCACCAAATGCGGGTGGCATATAGTTATATAAATATAAAGCATGATACCCACTGCGCCCCACATTCCAACCTTCCCATGTCTGACGAACGCCGCCGCAGCATGGCGACAACGTGCCAAAAAGTACACCACCGGCACCCAGAGAAGCAGCGATGCCATCCGCTAATTGTTTGAAATCAAAGTCGTCGTCGGCGGGCATCAAGCCTGTAGAGGTAAGTTTTCCGCTCCAAACAATTTCATAAATTCGCTTATTTCCATCTGTAGAAATGCGTTCTGTATTACATACAACCATTATGCCACCGTATCCAAAATATACAGTATTTTTACCACGGCGATTTGACGGCACCGTCGCTACTAAACACGGTGTACAGGAATCAATAACCCATTTACTACTGTTTGTAGTCCAAAGTCGCACAAAACTATCCCAAGGCATAATATCTACGCTGAAAGTTTTAATTGCGTCCCGTAATCCTGTAAACTTATATCCATATTTATCAACAGTAAGTACAGTATTTATAAATGGCACGGAGTCAAGTTCTCGTGCCCATAAATGTGCAGTTACGCCAAATTTATAACTTGTAAAAGCATCTATGTGCCTAAGCATAAATCCAGCTACTCCATCGTCACGATACGATGGTGCAACGCATAAGCCCTCAATTACTCTTGGATTATTTATACGTCCGCCGTGGCTCATAAGTAAAGGTCCGCCTAGCGGCACACTGAAAACGACGGCAATTAAATCATTATCTTTTTTTACTAATCCTAGAGCTACGACTTCAGTATCTTCTAAATATTTTTCAATCCAAGTAAGAACATCGCAAATGCACCAGTCATCGCCTTTATAGAAGTTTTCCAAAAATTTAGCTACTTGTGTCAAATCACTCTTTAAAAGGCGTCTAACCTTTGCACTGGTACCATCTGAAAAAATATATGTATCTGGATAAAGTTTTGGCATAGTTGTCCTCAAAAATTCCGGACGCCGATTGTAAAAAGGTAAGGTCATTAAAAAATTAGGTGCTGCACTATTGTTATTCCAGAAGGTCATTCTAAGGTGGGCAAAAAAATTGAATTATACGGCACAACGAACTAAAAGATGACCGCCTTAATCAAAGATATGACGACTCCGTTTCATACAACCCCCGTATCGCCAGGTCTTTCTTCCTTCAATAGTGCTCCTGTTCCTATGATGACTATCGTCGAAAAGCCTCTTGAGCGTTCAGATAGGCCTAAGAAGGCACGATGTGCACATTACGAATGTAATATCAAGTTGGGGCTTATGGGATTTGACTGTAAGTGCGGATTCAAATATTGTGCATCTCACAGACTTCCAGAATCACACAACTGTGACTTTGACCATAAATCAGCTGATAAAGCAGTACTTGCCAAGCAACTTGTAAGATGTGTAGGGGATAAAATGGGCGACAGTCGTATCTAGAGGACTCTTTACCGCGGCTTTGCCGTACAACCGATAGTAATCTTTGGCCAACTAGTGCCACACTTATCGCAGTAATAATAAATATCATTACGCTCTTCCGCACTTTTAATAAATGTATAAATTATTTTGCCACGTAGTCCACAAGAGCATATATCACAACGTTTCATATTTATTAGCGGCGAAAGAGATTCTACAGATATTATTTCCTCAGTAGTATTTATTTTAGAATTAAGACAGTTGCCCATTTAGCAATGAATGTAGAAATAGTCAACGTTGACCCTCAAAAGTCGAATGCTGCTAAAGTTATTTATGAATATGGTAAAACGCAATACTTAGATGGCTTAGTAAATGGGTTTATTTATTCAGGACTTGTCTTCATTTTTTTAGCTTCTTTAAAAAATTTAATAAGGTAGTCAATTCAGAGCCCTATTAATTTTTTTTACAAAAAAAGTGAAACATAGATCAATCCTATAACTTTGTTGGGCTAAAAAAAATTATGTACCCAGACCATGTCTGTTCTTACGATTGACCTGTTTTCTTTCTTGGCCTCTGTGCCAACCGATATGCCTAAGCAACTTCGCGTCCGGCGTGTACTGGATAATATGGGCGGAGTACAACGCGCCGCGTTGCGTCGTAAGATTCCATTTGACGCACCACCAGAACTTCCCACAGAGAAATACCCCTCTGCACTCTTATCATACTTCCCAAAGCCAAATAATTATGCTTGCCTAGGTATTGTGGCTGAAAAGCTTCTGCTCTTAGAAAAAGCAGAAGATATTAATACAGATTCATTGGCATTAGCCGTCCAAGAAACATTCAGTAAATTCGGACTTATTCAGCCTGTTACGGGCTTTGATAAAGTCCTTAAAAGTAAGACGACCCAGCCATTCTTGAATACCTTGAAAACGACCAGGTACACAATGGACGTTCATATCAAGGGTAAACTTATAGGTGAGACTGTCCTTTACGGCAAAAATATTATGGGGCATCCAGACGCAAGAACCTCAGACCAATTGTTTGAAATCAAACTTACAGGAGAATACGTCAAGCATTGGCCATACTTTCTTTGCCAACTCTTTGCTTACGGAGCACTAGATCTATCTGTGAATGACCTTTACTTGGTCTTGCCACTTCAGAAGGCTGTCATCCACTTTGATATCCGTACTTGGGCTTCCCGTAAGGAGTATCTTAGCCGTCTTGAGGCGGCCGCAGAAAAACTTCTTACCCCAGCACCACTAACTACTCTGGAAAGTATACTAGCACGTAATGCTGGTGCTGAGCTTCTTACAAAATTTGCGATTGGTTCGCATATGGCTAAGCTACCCTCCTTGGCAGATACGGTGCGTAGTCTGCCGCCACACGTCCCAAGCCAAATCTTTATTGGTCCTCCCGCTGCATCACGGCTAAGCGTGAAGACGGATGATGTGACCGCGGCCTCAGAAATTGTAAGAAGCCGCGGCCTTAATGTGTACATCCACGCGCCATATATCCTTAACCTTGCGGAGCCACCATCCGCAGATGACTGGGCCGTTAATCTTCTTCAACGTAACCTGACAATTGGTGCTTCTCTGGGTGCAAAGGGCGTGGTTGTACATGTAGGAAAGTCTAAAACGCGTCCTACTGATGAAGCAGTCGCAATTATGCGGAGTACTCTAGAACGCGTAATTACCGCAGCAACACACGACTGTCCTTTGCTTCTGGAAACTCCTGCTGGACAAGGTACTGAACTACTTACAAATCCGGCCGAGTTTATTGAATTTGTAAAGTCATTTGATTCCCCAAGTCTACGAGCTTGTCTCGATACGTGTCATGTATTTGCGTGCGGCCATTGTCCTGTCAAGTATATTGAATCAATGCTCTTGACTAAGGACCTATTGCGTCTTGTACACTACAATGATTCTATGGATATTTGTGGGTCGTGTAAGGATAGGCATGCATTTGTTGGTACTGGTAAAATTGGACTGAGTGTTATGGAAAATGTTGCACGGCTGTGTACTTCTGCTGGTATTCCTATGGTTGTTGAGTAAGAGTATGTACAGATTGGTCTAAGGAAGTCAAACGTTATACAGAAGATCACAGTATTTTCAATCGGGGTTATGAATTAAGTAGATGGTACTGGCGGCGGCGGTGGAACAGCAGGCGGTGCCGGCGGTGCAACGGGCGGCGGCGATGGCGGGCGTGGAGACGGCGGTGCCGGCTTCCGTCCACCGTCGTTACTGCTTCTGTAAAAGTGAGGCATCGGGCGATTTACATAATAAGAACCAGGCCACCCGTAACCACCCGCACCCATAGACCACGGTACCCACGAAACACCGTAATCATATACAGGTCGCTCAACAATAGTTACCATCTTTGGCGGTACATAATAAATATACGCAACCAGCAACGCAATTGTTAGAAGTAAAAGAACTATTAAAATTACGCTAAGAAGCATTTCTACTTACCGTACAAAAATAAAAATATATTGGTATTCATATCCAAAACCAGTCATATCCAAATAAGTCTTGTATGTAAATCCGTTTGATTCGGCCCGTGCTACAACCGTTTCCATACGCGGCATCCGCAGATTGTGAACTTGACGACGCCGCTTTCCACCTTTCTTAAACTTGAACTCCTCACGGAATTCTGCGGAGTCGCCGTTGAGAGTAAAGTCAGCTTCATAATCAAACTTATCAAAACTAACGCGACTCCGAGTTACGCGTTCTTTAGCGTATTTTTGTACACTAAATGCGACAAACGGACTAGCGGCTTCCAAAATAGGGTCAAACTTTTCACGATTTACCAAATGAATAGCTAATACGCCACCAGGCTGTAGCCAGTTGTACACATTTCGGAAAACCGCATCGGGGTCACGCAAATAGTAATACGTGAAATAGTACATAGTTACAAGATTAAATTCACCAGCAGCAAACTGTCCAGCGATTTCTGCATCTCCAACACGGTAATCGCCCTTTGGATGCTTCCGTCGTGCGGCGGCTACCATTGCGTCAGATGCATCCAGACCCACCGCTTTCCCAACACCTTCCGCTTTGAACGCTGCAACGCCACCACCTGTACCGCTACCAATATCTAGCACCGCTATGCTCTTTTCTTCGGGCCTTATAGTCTTAGCATAGTTAAGCGTCAATATAACTTCCGCTTTCTGCCGTACGCTGCCATCTACAACTGTATCATATACGCGACTATAAAAGTCATCAAATAAATGCTCATTTCCAAGAACAACCGTGTCACCGTCGGGGCCGTCAGGATTCGCAAACCCTTCAATGCCATCCAAATCATCATATCGGTAGTAGCGCATACTCCATTTTACATATACATACTGTGCTACCAATAATGAAATAATGACAACTAATACTATTTGTAAGGTGTCCAGAGCATCTATGCCTTCAAACATACTTCTAGTAAGGGCAGCGGCTATTTGTGGTCGTTGCAACGCGGCTTTCCGAATTTTAGCAACTGCTTTAATTAGTGTCAGCCTACGCATGACCGATAGAAACCACAAATTAAGGAATGCCGATGGCGATACCGTAGAAAACTTAAATTAAGCAACGCCAAAGGCGTTGCTTAATTTAAGTTTTCTATCGGTTGTACGTAGGCTGACGATATTTAAGCAACGGCTTTGCCGTTGCTTAAATTCGGAAAGCCACGGTACTGTATTTGGGTTTTCTAAGGTAAACTTTTTTCAGTAAAGCAGACAAATATGGCAACGGCACCAACAGTAACTGTGCCCGATGAACCAAAAGCAAATACGAAGCACACAATTTGTGGGTATGCGTGGGGTGATGTTATAGGTGCACTTATTAAATCCATTGGACTAGCTGATATGTCTCGGGCTCAACGCTGGGCTGCTGAACTTGTATGTTCAGAGCAAGGCTTAGGGCGACTTGAAGCCGCGCTTACACACGCCTGGGCTCTTCATGTAGGCCCAAGTCATCCAGCCTGGGGCAGAATTTGGTATCATAATGTACAACAACTCCGGCAATTTTGGGAACGAACGCACGGTGATACAAAAGCGATTCGGAACACTCCCGTAGTGCGTCAAATGGTCGCAGAAGCAGTCGCAGGGCTTGTATTGGCCGCGAAAAAGCCGCTTCCTGAACTTCCAACGTCCGCCGATTGCTTTCGTGAGGCGGAGGCTATGCGGCAACGAGTCCGTGCGGGAGCAGGTGTGGGAGACCAATACGCTACACGCCGTGTATGGAGCACAGCACACGACGGACTTGATTTACGAACAATCGGAAACGAATTTGAGGCGGCGTTGCGTGGCGGACAGACTGCACGAATGCTTTTCTGGGTTGTCTGGATAATTACATTAGATAAGCAGGAAACTCCACCACCTGTAAAAGAGCGTGGACCGGCACATGTAAGTGTAAAACAGCGAAAATCATTGGTTTGGTTTTTGTTGGCAGTAATGAAAGAAATTGCAAATGAAGGTGCCTACTTATCAATTGAAGAACGTGCGGCGCTTTTTGGATGTTTTGAAGTATGTTATATCAAATTGGGTGAAAAAGGACGACGGGATGTATTGTCTTCATTAGCGTTATGTCTTCAGGAGCATATGACACGTCGCGGCAGCCCAAGTATTTCAGGTCCGGCTGCTATTCCTTCTTCTGCGGATATACGTGCTGCTACCTCAAGCATTGATTCTATATACGCAGGAATCGCAGCTGAAGCACGTCGTTATGTATTGGAGGTTCCAAAAATAGTTGGGCTCACCGCTGAAGATGAAACAGTAACAGTCATAAAACGCACAAAGATTAATAGTGCTGATAAACTAGCTCTTGCGTACAGCCTGTTAAAATAACGCAGCATAAGTAGAATTATGTCAAGTAATACGCCAAGATTAAATCCTAAACTTGTTGAATTTGTATCCGATTTATGGGGAAAAGCTAAAAGTTTTACAGGAACCACAACGGGAGTAACAAATAATGCCCCAATAATTGTTGCAACACTTATAGGCATTATTGCTGTGATTGCATTAATTGTATGGTATGTAAATTATTCAGGATATTATGAAACAAAAAATAATATTACACGAATTTCAAAGGAAGCTACACAGGCTCAGGTTGAGTACGCACGATTGAACCCGAAACGTAAATCATTACAGGATTATTTACAAAGGCTTCAAGCAGCTGGCGTGCCCGCAAGTCAGATGTGCCTTACAAACTTCTACGTGAGCACAGTGAATGCTGCGGGCATTTTCTTCCCTTCATACAATGGCGTTGCGAGTGCTGAAGCGGCACGCGCAGCCGTGTTGGGCGGTGCACGCGGATTTGTATTAGATATATGGCCCGACCTTACACCTGGTGCAAATTTTGGTCCAATCGTCCAAGTTGTAGAAGCCGGTAGTGCTTGGCGACGAATAAGTCTAAATTCGTTGCCGTTAAGTAGCGTACTACAAGCAATTATACAAGAAGGATTTGTAACGCCACTACGCCCCGGCAGCGATGATCCGATTTTCCTATATTTACGATTCCGTGGCTACCCGCGGTCCGCAACATTTGAAGCTACCGCAAAAGTTTTATCCGCAACGCTGGAGCAGTATCGCCTTGATAATAGTTATAATAACTGCCGTGCACAAGACCGAATGTATACGCTACCAATAACAAACTTCTTTAAAAAAGTAGTAATTTTCTCAAATAATCGCGCAACAGGCACAACATTAGAAGATTATATTAACGTCGGCCCACGCGATGGGATAAATGTAGAGGTTAGCGTTGATGACGCACGGTCTCTTACAGTTGATATGAAGACAGATGCTATTCATAAGTTCAAGCTTAATGAAACTTGGTTAGCACCGCTACCAGAAACTTCAGCCGCTGAGAGCAACGGTTATGATTGGGAAGCCGCACACGCGCTCGGTATTCAGTTCACGGCTATGAATTTCTGGAATCGCGACACTAAATTACAAAAATACATGGACCCTAATATTTTTGGAACACAAAGTTTCCTAATCAAACCGGCATCATTACGCTATGTGATTGAAGTCATTGCGGATCCAAAAGTACCGTTTGATCCGAAATGGGGAAGTGGAGCGACCGCAGGCACAATGCGTGACCCGCCACCGATTCAATTACCGTAAACCATTTTGCCACAAAAAATGAAAACAACAAAACCAATTGTTTGAAGTTCAACTATCTGAATTTCAAACAATGAATAATCTAGTTGACGCACTAGAAACTCTTTATGACAGACTCGCAGCGATTGAAAATGATGACCGCGCAACCCGCATTCGTGGATTTCTAATTGGACTTTTACACACTGACGAGTTTAGTCTTTCAAACACGGACCCAAATCATCCTTATACTCGATTTGCGAAACGTAATGATATTGAAGGCAATCGCCAGCGTTTGTTTCAGGCTATGCAGGAACTTATTACAGATACTAATTCAGAACTTCAACATTGTATTGATCTTATGTTTGATAGTCCTAGCAGCGAACCTTGTACCAATGCTGTAACTGATATTCTTCAAAAGTATAGAAGTTATGTAGTCGCACAAAATGGAGATGCTACTAACTCTGATAGTGACAGCGTTTCATCTTGGTAAATGTTTTCTATCGGTCATACGTAGGCTGACACTAATTAAAGCCGTTGCTTAAATTCGGAAAGCCACTGGGGGTTTTAGGGGCTGGCCCCTAAAAAATGAATATTCTATTATTTTGAATTTCAAACAATAATTATGAATGCTTTATTAGATGCACTTGAAAATCTGTATGATTCATGCGTTGAATATGTGGATATCGAGGTAGCAATACGAATTCGAAAAATATTTGTTAGCATACTTCATAAAGATGAATTTATCCTTGATACGGATGACGCGTTGCATCCATATAATATGTTTATGGTAATTGACGACGATCCTGCTACACCAGAAAATAGAGAAATTTTAAGAACTAAAATTAATGCTATGATTGAGACCGCTGACAGTAGCCTCAATCAGGCTTTAGAGTTTATGTTTCGCGATTCGTCACATAAATGCTATCGAGCAGTTAGCGGCGTGATTTATTATTATTACAATTATGTCAATTCGCAAGTGCACGACGATAGTGGCAGTGAATCCTCTTAGTCAACTTCGTCAACTTTTGGTCCAGAAGTTGTAGAAGTAGATGCGGCTGCCGCAGCCCCAGGGTCGGTCTTACCTGCAGATGATGCGTACAGCCGCATCATTACAGGACGAATAACTTCTTCCCAAGATTTTTGCTTTTCTTCAACTTCGGCCTTGGACGCCTCGCGATTTTCATCAAGCCACGCAAGACCGTCCTTTACAGCCGTCTCCACACTAGTGCGGTCAGTTTCTGATAGCGTTTCCTTTACTTTTTCCTCATTGATTGCGTTGCGAGAGTTGTACAGATACGCCTCGGCGCCATTACGCGCCTCCACGCGTTCCATAACAGCTTTATCTTCTGCTTCATAACGTGACGCCTCTTCAACCATCCGTTCAATATCTTCCTTTGAGCGCGACTTGTCATTCGTAATCGTAATCGTATTAGATTTGCCCGTGGATTTTTCAACCGCACTGACGTTCAAAATTCCGTTTGCGTCAATATCGTATGAGATTTCAATCTGTGGTACGCCGCGCGGCATTGGCGGAATACCGCCCAGGTCAAATTCGCCCATCAGCACGCAGTCGCGCGTCATGGCACGCTCGCCCTGGAAAATACGAATTTTTACCTGACTTTGATTATCGCTGTAAGTACTAAACGTTTGCGATTTCTTTGTAGGAATTGTAGTGTTGCGTTTGATTAGCGGCGTCATTACACCGCCTGCAGTCTCAATGCCAAGAGTCAGCGGCGTAACATCCAACAGAATCAGACCATCCGTCTTTTCACTCTTGACACCACCTAATATCGCTCCCTGAACGGCTGCACCGTACGCAACGGCCTCATCAGGATTAATGCTTTGGCAGAGTTCTTTTCCGTTAAAAAATTCACGCAGCAGTGTTTGAAGCCGAGGAATACGCGAACTGCCACCGACAAGCACAATATCGTGAATTTCGGATTTACTAATCTTTGAATCCTTCAAGACTTGCTCAACAGGTGCCATATGCGCACGGAAAAGGTCATCACATAGCGACTCAAACTTTGCCCTCGTTAAGGTAATATTGAAATCTACGCCTTCGGCCAACGAATCTACTTCAATATTTGCTTGCGTGCTGTTGCTCAAAGTGCGTTTGGCTCGTTCACAGGCTGCCGTAAGACGATTTTGTGCACGCGCATTATTTTTAATATCAATCTTTGACTTCTTACGAAATTCCTCAGCCGCCCAGGATACAATACGATTATCAAAATCGCGACCTCCTAAGTGCCCATTTCCAGCCGTTGCTCGGACCTCAAACACTCCGTCATCAATTGATAGTAGTGAGCAATCCATAGTACCACCGCCTGCATCAAAGATAACAATATTACGTTCACCTGCTCCCTGTTTATCCAGACCATACGCAATCGCAGCGGCCGTTGGCTCGTTAATAATGCGTAGTACGTTCAACCCAGCAATCGTACCCGCATCCTTTGTAGCCTGACGCTGCGCGTCATTGAAGTACGCAGGGACAGTTACAACCGCGTCGCGCACAGTCTGTCCAAGATATGCCTCCGCAATACCCTTCATCTTCTGAAGCACCATTGCACTGATTTCCTCAGGATAAAACTTCTTCTGTCCATCCTTTGTATCCACACAAATCTGGGGACGGCCCTTTTCATCAGCAATCACATCGTAGGGAAAATGTTTAAGGTCGCCCTGAAGCACAGGGTCGGTAAAAGTACGGCCAATCATACGTTTTGCGTCAAAGACAGTCGCACGCGGATAGGTGGCAGCTGCTGATTTGGAAGCATCGCCAATAAGACGCTCCGTATCTGTAAAGGTCACCATTGACGGAACAGTGCGAGCACCACTATCGGACGCAATAATCTCAACACGGTCATTTTGCCAGACACCTACACAACTGTAGGTAGTACCAAGATCAATGCCAATCACAGGGCCTACGGCGGCACGCGGGGTTGCGGTGGTGGACGAGGACATTTTTATAACCGGGGTTTCTAAAATAAAGATGCCGGGGTCACCTTAAATGGCCTCCGCCGGACCCGGAAACCGGGGTCACCGACCGTTCCGCACCCCGACCCCGCCGCCATAATGGAATTCGGGCTGCCGCTAGAGCACGTCGCATATTGTACATCACAATATGAGTCATATAAGTTATAACATTTTTAGACTCCTCAGGAATTTCATCAATCTCATCAATCGTCGCTATACCACGCACATCAAGAAGAATTTCCATATTTTCTTTAAGACTTTCAACGTATGGATATTCATCCTCATCGCAGGTCACAAACCGCTCACCAAGGCTTGCTAAAAAGGCTCCGCTCAAGTCACAAATATAAAATTCAAATGGCACCACGGATGTTTGTGGTGTCATCATAGTGTATCTACTTATTGTTGTATATCCTTAGCCCCACGGCGCACTTGTTTTACCACGGGCGTTTGACGCTCAGGCTGGGTCTTAGCATCGTCGCGATTCCAAATACGTTCATCCATTGTGCGTCGCGCTTCCAACATTTCGTTCATACGAACATCTAATTCCTTTGCACCGTCGCCATCAGGCTTGACGTAGCCCGAGCCTGTGTTTTTACAACGAATACCAGGACAGCAACTCATTTATATTACTTTCTTTTTTTATTTTTTAAGCAGTTGGCACCGCGCTGCCGGGTTACCCCGGTAACAGCCTACGCACCCGGCATCCGGGCTAAAGAATACGCGACCCATATAAAATAAGTATGGCCGCGGCTCAGCAACTTCTTCAGCTTCAAATTATTACAAAAGATAAAATCTGGGATAGATGTCTGATTAGTCAATTTATCCCACCAATCGAAGATTTAGAATTTTACTATAGGCAATTGTTGGGATTTAGCGATGCCAAGATTGAGGTAAACAGTGAAAGCATTCCTGATGATTTTAATACTTCATTGCTACCTTGTAATTTTGAAGTGCCGTGCGATTATCCTTCAAATGATTTGGAAACTTCATACGACGAGACCGAGCGTCGCGGTAAATACAAACAGTTCATAACCCAATTGTGTGAAATGGAACGGTCGCGAGCTGCACTTAAAAACTATTCACGAATTTCCAACGCTGCTAAGGAAGCAAATAAACCTAAATACACAACAGCACTTACGGAAGAATCCTTACATCTTATTGGTTACGCTAATGATGCTTATAGAAAAATGGAACAACGTGCGTGGGTTCAAGACGTATTGCGTTCGCTCGATCCTGAATCATTTGAGGAAAATGAAAGTCCACTCGCTATTAACGATACATCCGCCCCTCCAATTGGCTGGATTATTGTGCCTGTACAAACCAGTGCGCGTCAAAGTATGGGGTGTCGCATAATATTGGATACCGCTATTGGTAAAAAATGGGAGCGGATGCTTGGAACGGATATTTATCCAGATTTAATTATTTTGCGCCGCTTACATACGCAAGGGTGGACGTATAGCGGGCCGCAATCTGATAAACTATTGTCAAACCTTGTTGAGTGGTATTTGTCTTCCCAAGATGCAGTTATTGAAAATGGAATGAGTAATTTTATTGTTGGTCTTGAAAAGGAACTTATATCATTAATTTTATCTCTCAAAAGCGTAAAAGTAGGTGAGCGATTTTTGAATATGGATGATGATTCAGATCCGCGTGTACAAGTACAAAAAATCTTGCGGAAATTGGAAACAGATTGTCTTGATAGTGCGTCTAATAACCCAAGTATTCAGCCGGTTAGTACAAGTGTTTTTCATCGGCTACTAGGATACGCGTTCAAAACAGCTAAGATTCCGCGTGAGACGTATGTAACGGACGATAAGATTGGGCTTGTTGTGGAGCGTTGGGTGCGTTCGCAAATGGGATTGCGTGTGGATGCCGATCCGCTTGTTCCAGAATGGAAAACTATCTGGGACTTGGTCATGCGTTCAAAGCCTTCTTCTATTCGGCTGAATCATTTCTTGGCATCGATGGATTCGTGGGATCCCGTGGCTGGCGTAAGCCTAACAAAGCTCGACCGAGCGGCTATCGCGCAGGAGTGGGTGCGAATCTATGCGGATACGCAACTTATTCGCGGAGAATCTTTTAAAGTAAGATCCGTTGTTTTACACGACGAAGTGCGAAAGTGGTGCTTAAAACATATCCCAGAGTCTATTTTTAGCTCACAACTCTCGTGTGTTAATATAGGTCCGGTATTAACTAAAAAAGGCCTTAAAGTTACAAAACTCAAAGGCGGTCGCTATGTTCTTGGTATTAAATTCCGCAGTCTTGTTGGAAGTGGAGAAGATATTGTCGATGAAACAGCCGCAACAGAAGAAGAGATTCGTATTGCGGATGAAATGGCTGCTTCCGCTGCCACGGAATCGCTAAAAGAAGCAAACAGCGTTCAGTATACGACAGTTACAAAAGATAATGAAGACGGTACTCAAACAAAGCAACGTGTTATTGAGCACACTATCGTTTCAGAAAAAGATGGTGCACGCATTGAGCATTATTTTACTGCGTCGGTTACAACAGAAACAATCGATTTAGGCAGCGTATGAAAGTCGCGTCATATCTGCTTCACGACCGGCCGGATTTCCACCCTTTTCCTCTTTTTTAATGCTTGAGTTCAAAGTTTTTAACATATTATTTTCCTTTTCAAGAAGTTGTTGTAATTCTTTTATATCTTCCCTTAATGTTGCCGCTTTTCCGATAAGTTCATCTGCACGTGCTAATAATTTAGCACCTGTCAAGGGTGAATAAAATCCTTCCTTTTTAACTGATGACACCGATTTAACTGCATCATTTAAATATCGCAGTGTGAAGTTGAGAGTTTGTGCTATTTTATTTTTCTTTGACAATGCTGCTTTGACTTCAGCTGTATCCATTATTTTTTCGAGTTCTTCGATTTGATTATTCAAGAGTGCTTCTGCGGCTTCTATCTGATCAAAATCAGCGGTGAAACATTCTAACAGTGGAATATTATTATTAACAACGCCATAAATAGATTTTTGCTCGTTAAAACTCTTCTTTGCTAGTGTTTTCCTTTGTGTTATTAAACGATTCTGCTCATCAAGTGGCAATTTATAATCATCCTCTGTTTTTAATTGTGTTGAATTCATTATATATTTTTCTTCAACATTTTTCAGAATCATACAAGTTTCGTCACCTAATATTGTTACATCCTCGCTGTACTTTAAAAGTTCATCTTTAAGTTTTTTTATTTTGTTAATACGTTTGACTATTGCTGTCAATGTATTATCATCGGCTGATTCAAATGGCTCGTAATAATTACTATCATAAGTTGACTTACATACACGTGTTTTTAGTATCATAATAACACAGGCTAATATAATCATTCCAACCGCAAAAAGCACTATTATTCCCCCGAACTCTACTAAAATAGTGTAATTCATTACTAAGGGTAAAGCAAATGTTTTTAAAATACAACCCTTAAGGAAAGTAAGGATGTATCATCGTCGTTGTACTCTTACGCGTGTAAATAAGTCAAGTATACCCTATTGCCCGCCCCCAAGAAATTATAATCCAGAATCTTCTACAATAACTACACCGGGTCAAGCAATTCCAGAATCAATGCGAATGTTGGAGCAACAATGTCGCACCGCGATTGTAACAACGCAAGAAGGCCCTTCGTGTGCAACGGGTCCTGCAAGTCAAACAATACGAGTTACAATGCGGGTCCCTGCAGCTGCACCGATGCCGTATGTAGAAGTCGGCACAGTTCCCGCACGTATTACAACGCAACAAAACGCAACGGCGACTCTTGAGGCAGCCTATAATCAATATGATCCGGCAACACGATTTCGGCAATACTTCCCGCCAGCACCATTACCCTATATATGCCCCGAGCGTATTCCAAACAATCTTCCAATTCCTACAAGTATATGTATTCCTGTTACTCGTTACGAGGGGTCATTAGCAGAAGCAAAACGGAATGGAGTACCATAGAATTCCTAAATTAAGCAACGCCTGAAAGGCGTTGCTTGTTTAGGAATTCTACGGTCATACGTTAGGTTTCCAAATTTAAGCAACCGCCCTGCGGTTGCTTAAATTTGGAAACCCACGGTAATATAAAATCATATCCCGATTTAGAAACCATGAGTGTTGCTATTCGCGATGCTTCACTAACAACCGCGCGCCGGCGTCAAATTGCCAACTACGGATGGCGTCAGTCTGTAGGTCTTTATACTAATCCTACGACCACTAAATCTGAACAGCCATATTCAAATTCGCAGGGAAACGGCCCTAGTGCGGCAGTAAATATCAGCGTTATTCTGGGGGCACAGCTAATTGGACAGACTATTGGTGCCTGCAATTGCGCAAGCGGCACCGGCCCGAATCCAACGCTTCAAGGATTCGTTAAATCTGAAGGTGGCACTTGTAGCCCAGCGAATAACGGTGGTTCATCATAAAAATTTTTTATATTTCAAACAATTATTATTTATTGTTTGAAATTCAGTTCCATTTTTACTGAACACCATACCACGGAGATTTGCCACAACCTGCGGAACGGGAACCAGGATTTAGCGACGTGCGGCACATCCAAAATAAGGTCATGGAGGTTGCTGCTTGAATAAGCGCGGAAAGTAACGCAAGAAGCGCAAGGCCAGTGCCGATTCGCTTACTAGCAAAAAGAATACTGAATCCGGAAAGTAATGCTAAGAAACCCATACCAGCAAAAAAGTAGCACCAATTATATGCCCATGGCTGTGGCGTTTCAATATCCATTATCCTATAATTCAAAAATATTTAATGTTAAATTTTTAAAATTGTTTATTAATGATTGAATTTACTTACCAGCCTTCGTCACCTTGCCAACCTTAGTAGGTGCCTTTACAGGCACAGGAGCCTTGCGGACAGGAACAGGTGGTGCAGCCTCCACGTGGTCCTCGTCCTCATCCTCATCGTCGTCCTCGTCCTCGTCCACGGCAGTACCTGCACCACCGTGAGTAGTCGTAGAAGGCAATACAGCCGCCATCAGGTCCTCATCCGCAGCAGTAACAAGAGTCGAATCACCCGCCTCATCCTCTACACCTAGGAATCCGCCGGATGAAGTTCCCTCACCAGGCACCTTGATAATAGCCTGATGTAGAGTCCAGGTGATACCAAACTTACCATCTACAATCCATACACCGCCGCAACTTAGAATTGGTACAACCTCGGCGTTGCGGCGTAGTGCCTCAACCGGTGATTTATCCTGAATCATCTTACGAGCATCATCGTAAATCTCCGCAATGAAAGGTCCATCATTCGTAGGCGATGGCTTACGCTTCAATGCAACAGACATATGGGGAGGGTACTCACGCTTCTCATTACCATCCTTATCCTTTGAATAGCGTAGCGTCGGCTTGAAGAATAGCTTCAGCATATCCCGGGTCATACCAGGCTTTTTGAACCACTTGCCACAGTTCTTTACTGCCATATCAACAACAAAGTTGTCAATGGCCTCAATGACATCATGGAACTTTGCCACACGAGGATTGGTATCACGACCCTTGAAACTAAACTGAACCTTGAACTTGCCATCGCCCTGATAATCAGAGGCATCATAGGGAACAGTTAGCTGAGGTGCCTGCAGCAACATACGACGACCATCATAATTCAGGTAAACCTGAGAAGACTTTGCCAGTGCCTTTAGCTCACCAACACCCAGCTTAGAATTCACGAAAGAACTAGAAGTGATAACGGACATTTGAAAGACTTTGTCTGAAATATACAAGGATGAATGCTTGTCAACTTTACCGCGCTGCTACCGGTCAATTTTGGCCGCAGCCACGTTAAAAAAGTGGTTTTTGTACGCGTGGCATCAATGAATTAATTGTGACTAGTAGTGATAACGCAGCAATGAAGACAAGCAGTACCAGTCAGGAGTTTCCATCATTATTCTGATGCTCCGCAGGTGGCGGTAAAGCAAGTGGTGGTGGCTGCGGGACTGCCGGGGCTTCACGGGGTGCCTCCGCACCGACAGCACCATGTAGAGCCAATAAATCATTCAGCCATCCTATACCAAGTATGTTTGCTAATCCACCGCGACGTCCATCTATGGCAGGCATTTCAGCTAATTGTGCTTCGGTATTTACACTTTCATAAAGCCACGGATATGCGGTGCGTGCACCCTCGCACACTAATGTAAGAGCACTTACAACATACATCGCACCAAGTATACGGTCATTTCTATCCTCTGCACTACTAATCATCATCCGTATTACCCCAAGATTCATACGTTGTAATCCATCAAAATTCATATCCGCTAAGGCCCAACGTGGCACACGAAAAAGCCGTCCATAGTATCCAGGAACAATTGTGTTTTTTTGTAAATTACTTAGATTCGCACGATGTGTCCAAATATCAAACAATTGACTATAAAAACGACGATGTCCATCTACGTTTAATGAAATAAACCAATCAGGCGATGAGTAATAATTTAATTCATCGATTTTTAAGAAAACATCAACAATTTTCATACGAATTTGTTGCTCAGGTGTTGGTGGAGTTAATGGCGCCCAAGTTGTAGGAAGTTTAAATTTAGATAAATGCTGTACAAGATTTTGTACTTGTTTAGAGACGAATTTTGGAAAAACTACTCGGTTAAATGGATTAAGTGCTTCGCTGCCACCTACGCGTGCACGATAGAATAATGTATTTATACTTCTTATATCAAATCCATATACATGATTGTCTTCATCTTTATAACTATAAAACATACTACCACTTATGTCAGCAAGAATATCTGTTGAAAAAAAATCGGAGTCATTTACACATAGTTCTCTTGAAAAGTATGCTGGGCCGTGACGTCGACGCAAAAATAGTAGGCCGTAAACTTTCCACCAATTATATATACGCAATCCAATACTTTTTCCAACCACCGAAGTTATAATACCATCGCGACTATTTCTATATTTCACACGTGCTACAGCAGAACCTGGGCTACTAGGGCACCAAGGACGGGGGTGTTTAAAATGTATGCCGCAGAATTCTCCGTGCGTTGCAATATTTGTACATTGCTTTTTGGGCTCTCTACGCGATTTTATGTTAGCACAAATCTTTTCACTACCGTCAATTGTTACGTGAGAAATACGGTGTGCCGACATCTCTGTATAAATATTATAAAATATTTTTTTTTACTATTAAGAATTAGGATGAGTGCTGTACCAGATATAATGAGTCGTGTTCGTGAGCTTATAGCAGCAGAAAGATATGAAGATGCTATAACCTTAGCCAATGCCGCCGGCTTGGGTAAGAATGTAGAAACAGGGCATTATGAATTATGGTATAAGGATCTTTTAAAAAAACAAAAACGGGCCTATAACTTACGCACAGGCCGGCTACTGAAAGAAACTACATTACCTCGGTTAGAATATGTAACGCGTGTTCCTAGTGCTAGATACACAAACATAGCTGTTGGAGATTTTCCCAATAATGACCCCACGCTTCGCTGGGCAGCTGCGGTACCACGGCGTGATGAATTATGGCTTCCAAATGTCCCTTATAATGAATATAGTCGTCATTTCTTTCCCGAGCGTAAAACGGCCGCTGGTGCTGGTAATCTAGAAGCCAAAATGGAAGTGCTTAGGCCAACCGTAAAACCAACTGGAATAAAACACGGATTTTTAAATACCTTGGCCGGTAAACTAGGATTTCACAGTCGTCGACGTAAAAATAGAAGGAATCGGCACAGTACATTAAAACACTAATTAAAGATAAGCACTTCGTTTGTCTTTGATTCAGGTTTCTTACTATGAATTGCACGACGGCATTCAATTATGTTTGTAGTCCAAGTATCATCTTTAAACGCGTCTTTTACAAGTTTCACATCAGCATTGCTCATAAGTAGTTTTACACCTTTTTCTTGAAGAGTATTACAAAGTTTGAATAATTCTTTGTGCTTTTCACCGCTGAAGCCGTCGGCTGTATATCCAACAAACGATGTTGCGTTTTCTGGTGCATATGGCGGGTCAAGATACACAAAGTCATCAGTGCCGCAATGTGTCAATGCCGTGCTAAAGTCATGACTTTCAAAGATAACATCTTTGATAAGACGCGATGTTGCACGAAGATGCGTTGCATCAAAGATTGCTGGATTTTTGTAATGGCCAAACGGGACATTGAATCCATGTGGCCCTTCACGATAAACTCCGCGGAAACACGTTTTATTCAGAAAAAGCAATCGTGCTGAGCCAACTACACTTGCTTTTTCCAACTTTGAAAGCGTATTAAATTGTGTACGAATCCAATAAAAGTATGATTCTTGCGACGATTTAGCTTCAATTATGTCACGTGGTGCACGGTTTACTACAGTGCCTTTTAGTACGTTAAACTCATTATTTAATGATGTTAATTCTAATATCAGTTCCTCGATATTATTCTGAATGTTCTTATAAAGACCAATCAGATTAGCATTCAAGTCACTTGCGTAAACCTTACCGGCCAATTTTATCTCACCCTTGGTTACTTTTGTAAGAAATCCAAGGAGTACGCTTCCACCTCCAACAAATGGCTCGTAGTAATTAGTAATTGTGCGTGGAAATTTTTCCAGCACGGCATCAAGAATTTGTGTTTTTCCGCCGACCCACTTCAGAAAGGGTTTATCGACTACTGCTGCCGGAGCGGTGGCCGCCACCGTAGCTTCTATCGCTTTACAAGGCCGTTTACGTAAATTATGTGCATCTAGGCCGCGCTTTGCTTTGAATTCTTTTTTACATTTCATACAAGTATATGGCATATTTACTACTTATGATGCGGCTGGTTACAACATTTAAGTCAATTTTGAGGCATGTGCTTCAATCATATTTAAAATTTTAATAGCCGGGAGGAAAATTAGTAGAGGGTATAGATTTTATGTGGGAATAAACACTCGCACTTGAAAAGTTGGTGCTTTTTTACCCCCGGTGCTGACCAAAATTGACTGCGTGTAGTTTGCTTATATTCAATGTCATTCCCGCGTTTATTTGTCTATAAAAGTTCCTCAGGACTAGACATAAAAGAAGATGAGCTCTACTGCCACTGCCACTGCCTCCAAGCCTGCCGCCGGTCGTAAGACTGCCAAGACTGCTGCCCCCGCCTCCCCTGCGGCCGCTCCCGTAGCCGCTCCTGTGCCTGCCCCCGCCCCTGCACCGGTTGCCGCACCTGCTCCTGCTGCGGCGGCCCCCGTAACCACCGAGACCAACACCGAGGAGAATGTTAACATCGTTGCTCAGTTCAATGCCGCCGTTGAGAAGGTCACGGCACTGCGCACTGCTCTGGGTGCAGTGTTTGCGGACTTGAAGAAGCTGGAGAAGCAGATTCCCCGTGAGCTGAAGCGTGCACAGAAGGGCCGCCGTGCCCGTCGCACGGAGGGTGCCGAGGGTGCTCCTAAAAAGGAGACCATCTTCAAGAAGCCCGTGCCTATCTCTGATGCACTGTGCTCTTTCCTGGGTGTAGCCAAGGGCACTCAGCTGTCCCGCTCTGATGTGACTTCCCGTGTGTGCCGGTATGCCAAGGATAAGGGTCTGATGGATAAGCAGAACATCCGTGCGGATGCGGCCCTGCGTAAGCTGCTGGCTCTGAAGGAGTCGGATGAGCTGAAGATTCTGAATCTCCAGCGTTTCCTGAAGCCTCACTACCAGACCGCTGCAAAGACGGCAACTGCTTAAATTACTCAAAAAATTTAAATAAATTCTTACTTCCAATAGTATATAATATTTTGCGTTCTATTGGTCAACGGCTAAGCCACCACCTAAAGATTAAAATCTACTTATAATATGACAAGATGGCAGAGTGGTTAATGCGAGCGGTTGCTAACTGCTTGGGCTTCGCCCGCGAAGGTTCAAATCCTTCTCTTGTCGAACTCGCGGTAGCTCAATGGTAGAGCGGAGGATTGTAGTGCCTTGTTGTACTAAGTAAAACTCCTTAAGTTGCTGGTTCGATTCCGGCCCGTGAGAAATGCTTCTGTAGTTTAGTGGTAGAATGCTTCCCTTCCAAGGAAGCGGTTTGGGTTCGATTCCCAACGGAAGCAAAAGCGGTTTGTGGCGTTCCCGCATACAAAATGTCACCGCATACGGTCCTTCAGCCATTATGCGCTGGGCTACTGGTCTAGTGGTATGATTCTCCGTTTGGGTCGGAGAGGTTCGCGGTTCGATTCCGCGGTAGCCCCACGATAATTTATTATATGGTCAGCATGGAACTTCCTTTGGAGGCTCCACTTGGTCCTTTAGCTCAGTTGGTTAGAGCGTGCGGCTGTTAACCGCAAAGTCGGTGGTTCGAATCCACCTAGGACCGCTTATCAATATTCATACAATTGAATTAAGATTCTTGATTCAATTGTTTGAAGTTCAAAATCAATGTCGTCGTAAACGTCGTGTTCTACGCTGTCCACCCCGTGTTCCTGCTCCTGCTCCTGCTGCTGCTCCTGCTCCTGCACCTGCTGCTCCTTTTGCTTTTGCTGTCTCACCTCTTTTAGATAAGCGACTACTGCGGCGTACATTTATTACGGAAGCACCGGCACCAGTAGCTACTGGATAATCTGGAATAGGAAGTGTAGCGGATTCTAATGCATCAGGAATTTTTTTGTTTTGTCGAATATCATAAATAATGCCATACGGTACCCATTTATTGTATGCCTTATCTTTATCATTTATATTCAACAAATAATTATACAACTTTGCACCAACATATAACGAACGATTCAAACCATCTGGGCTAGCAATATGCGGCGTAAAATCGAACCCGAAACTAGCATCAGGAATCTTATAATACGCACGAAAGGCTGCTATATCGGCATCAGTCACGTTATGTATAAGAGAGCCATATACATACGTCCCTTTATCAATGCTCACAAGAATTTTAAATAAATAGTTAGTATCAAGTTCATGTACTGGCATGTGTTCAAGAATTTGACCAATGCTGAATGCCAATGCATTATACTTATCAGGATGAGTCATACCATCCACCTTTCGTGTAAATCCAAAATCAAATAATATACCTTCTTCCACACCATCATCATTTTCAATTATTCCAAGATTTCCTGGATGGTTGTCAAAATGTACGTAATCTGCGCCAATCATTTTCTCAAGTTTATCGACATAATCTCGTAAAATTGGTTCAGGAACTTCATTCAAGTGGTCAATGCTATTACCACTTTTAGATTTTAACGAAATCGGTTTTCCATCAGCACCAATATAATGACGCAAGTCGCTTTTCATTTTCTGCATAAGTATGTAACCCTTACCGCGGCATACCCAGAAATCAAAAATTTCGGGGCCAATTTCGGCTAGACCGAGTGCCTTTGACAGCTTAGCTTCATTTTCCCAAAGTCTACGCACTTTTGGCGAGCCTAACACAGAAATTTTTAGAACATGAGTTCTGCTAATATTACGCCCACTGGCATTTTTATTCATTGAATATGCAACGCCCTGCTCGCCGCGCCCAAGTTCTCTGCGGGTAATATATTTAAGTTTACATCCCATTTCATCACCTGCTACTTCATTTCGAACCTTTGTAGCCAATATTGATTCAACACTATTCCTATCAGCAGCCATTCTAGATATTAAAAATAAAAATTTGAATCATAATTTGTTTGAAATGTTGGCTGCGTATAAATTAAAATGGCTTCTGTATCTTATATTCTTTCTTTTATCAAGAACGCAAAAAGTCGTTTTGGCGAATACGCAAAGATTTCTTATCGTCTTTCAGGAATAAATAATGATGATATTTCAATTTCTGATGCTTTTCTATGGGAAATTGAGTCTATGAAACGTATTGACAACATTTATATTAGAATAGGTCTTCCGTATACAACACGCACTTTTAACATTACACCGCAACTACTTAAAATTCAACGTGCTTTGCGTAAGCGTTACCGTAATTAAAAAAGTATACTTAAAAATGTCCAGTGCACCCGGGCAATTAACACGCACCGTGCCACCATCACAAGCTGAATTAATAGACGCAGTTCGCCACTGGGTTCATTTTGATAATCTTGCAGAGTCACTTACAAAACAGGTCACTAACGCACGAAATATGCGTAGCGGTTTTGAAGATAAAATTTTAAATTATTTAGACACGAGTACAACACGCGGATCAGTTATACAAATAACCGGTGCTACTCTTTCTAGAGCAACGCGTCCAAAGGCCACCGATCTTTCCTGGAGTTTTTTAGAGAGCAGTCTTCACGATTTTTACAAATCGCGTGGTAAACAGGACGAAACGGTAGCACTTATAGAATTTTTACAATCTTGTAGAGATATAAAACAGATTCCTTATTTGAAAAAAACGTTAGCATGAACAATCAAGAAAAACTTGTTGAGCATATTAATGAGTGGTTTTATTACTTTGATGATTATACTTCACCCGCACTAACAATATGTGATATTGCATCTTTATTTGAAAAACGTATAAAAAACTTTAATTTTATCCTTTCATTGCCTTTCAAAGATTTTAGAGAAAGACTATGTGAAGCTACTTGTACAATGTATAAAGCACATATTGAAAACAAAATTATTAAATGTGCCTATAAACCCATCTTTCCTCCTAAAAATTGGAATGAAGAAATGGAATCTATTTGGGAAGATTATGTATCTATGTTTTGTTTACACGACGATTTTTGGAATGATTTTTGGCATCATATAGACGCTGGGCTATGGGAATCGCAATTTCCAAATTTTCGTATTTTTATACAAAATATATTACCAAACTATATTCAACGAGACTTTAATCGTCTTGAAGAAAATGATCTAATAAAACAAAATAATGAAGGAGAATACATTGATATTAACGATGACGATGAATGTGACGATGATTATGGATATGAAACAAGTTAAGAACACAAAGGATTCTTGATTTCAAACAATTAATAAACTAATTGTTTGAAATGGAAAAATAATCTATGCTGACCATTGACCACGGTGAAATGGCAGCACATTAATTGTTGACATTTGGTCTCTGAATTTTTGTACCTTTTTCTCAAATTCTATTTCCGCGGGGGATGGCGGTAAGCTGACTTGGGATTCTAACAATTCATCCGTTGCAGATTTTGGCGGTTTTACGCCGTAGCAATTAACACCAAACGCAAGTTCAGGGTTATCAAAATATCCCCCATTCACACCCACTTTACCGCAAGCGTTACGATATTCGGGCGAGCCCTGTTGGAGTTTTTCCCAAGTAGAGCGCTGCGTTGGATAAACTGCCATTTGTCCTTTCACCCATCCATAATTACACCAATCTGCACCACCCTCATATGCTTCTTTTACTTGCTCATAGGTCGCGAGTTCCGCACCGAGTGCTGCACATACAGCGGGTGCGTCACCGTACTTGTAAATATTGCGGCTTACGTTAAAGACTTCCTTACGAGGCGGAGCTAGTTCTCCAATACTTTTTAGTAATCCATTATCTTCGGAAGCACCAGGCATACCAGATGGCCGTTCCGATGGCGACGGCATAGGCTTTAACTCGCCACTTGCGCCGCCCTCCCCGCCTACTGTAATATCGACAGATTCGCCACCCTGAATCATAGCATAAATCTTATTCCAACCAATTTCAAGATAGTATCCGATTGTCTTGTAATAAACGACTAGCGCAACAAAAACTGCTAATACCAATAGCATAACCGCCCACATATTACTAAAAAGACTTCCAGTACCGGAAACTACGTTACGTGCACTGTTTGTCAACGGACGAGCCGCATTGCGACCAAAATTAGTTGCGGAACTCGCAAAGTTCATCCTCTTATTTAGTGTGGCGTTTTAACTATTCAAGCCTCCTCTGCTTCAATAGCTGTTCCGCACGAATATTTACGGTATGCTTCAATAGCCTCAGCCATACCGCGATTCATTGCATCCATGGCATCCGTCGGCATCATCAACGCAATATAGGAATCTGATGTGATTACACGGTCCGGGGCTACAGTATTAACTGAACTATCATCATACTCATTCCAAATATCACCGCTATCGCGAGCGTACATACGATAGTGGCCGCCAAATGTACCACCGTGATGTTCAATTACGGCAAATGTCTTATAAACAGGCGAGGATTCATCTTTAAATGGACTGTCTTCAAAGGCCATCCACGGACGAAAGTCCAGTGCATTCAAATCCCACGATATAAGACCACGCACTTTATGACCGGCATTTGTGAAGCGTTTAATGCTTACAATCGTGATTGGAGGAAGACGACTGATAAACTCAGA